CCAAATGAAATTAGAGACACTTTTAGGTTGTATCGGCGGGGAGACTGTTAAGGTCACGAATAAGCGTGGCGTGTTTCTCTACGACGGAGACAAGAACGCTATCAAGGCATATCATAATGGGATTCTTGATAAAGACATTTGTATGGTAGAGCCGTTGAGCAAGACAAAATTCGGCGTAAGGCTGAATATTGAGTAAGACAAGGGGGAAATGTAATGGCAACAAAGGGCAAGACAGAAAAGAAGACAAAGACAAGTGAAGTAACGAAGTATCTTATGAGGTATGGCAGTATTACTTCGTGGCAGGCTATTCAGAAGTTCGGTGCAACAAGGCTGTCAGACATTATCTTACGCTTCAGAAAGGCTCACGGCAGAGCTTCAGTAGAGAGTAAGGACGTGACAGAGAAAGACCGCTATGGTAATACTTGTACATTTACGAAGTATATCTATCACAAGGAGTTCGACATACTCGCAAATAAGAAGTGAGAACACAGTTAAATGCCTGTGGTGACGGAATAAGTAGACGTGCAAACCACTTGACGGTGTGGCAGAATATCTATCGTTATGGTATCTGCTATGTATGGTGTAAATCCATACCCACAGACGTTTAATTTCACGCAGATATGGAGTAATAGGCATCTCAGCGGATTGCTAATCCGTCCTACCTGTAATGGGTAGTACAGGTTCAAGTCCTGTTATCTGCGCCAATTTAGATATATCAGGGGGCTATATGGCGGAAGCATTAGCAGTGAAATATCGTCCGCACACTTGGGACGACGTTAATAGGTGTGTGTATGTACGGATATATTTATAAGACTACGAATATTCTTAATGGCACAATATATATTGGTAAAAAGAAAGGTAATTTTGACGAGACATATAAGGGAAGTGGAAGATATTTGAGAAATGCCTTAAGTAAATATGGTAGTGAAAATTTTTCAGTCGAGGTTATAGAGTACTGTGAGGATTTACCAAGGCAAAATGAACGAGAGGTGTATTGGATAGGTTATTACAGTGGTTTGGGTGTAAAAATGTATAATATATCTCGCGGTGGCGACGGGGGAGATACATATTTTATGCTGTCAAAAGAAGACCGTAAGAAACGCTGTGAAAAAACAGGTAAAGTTTCTTGTTTTCATAACTTACCTACTTCAAGTAGATATAAGGCGTGGGAAACACGGAGAGCTAATGGTAATTTTAATTTCAATGGGGAAAAGATTAGTGGGTCTTTACATAAGTATTATCAGTCTGACGAATACAGGTTAAGGGCGGAGTTAAGAAAGAAAAAAGCTATTTTACGTAAAGAGAATGCATTGCGTAAATGGATTAGTGAAAAGCATACTTGTGAGCGGTGTGGCAATGTAATGACGGAGTTATATGGTTCGGGTAGATTTTGTTGTAAACACTGCGCAGTTACACACCCGCATACAGAGGAGACAAAGAAGCTTATTTCGGAACTTGGAAAGTTAGGTATATGTGGTAATAAAGGGAAGCATTTATCGCAGGAGCATAGGGAAAATATAGGCAGAGCAAATAAAGGGAAAGTTCATACGGAAGAATGGAGAAAACGCTCAAGCGAAGCACATAAAGGGCAAATCGCTTGGAATAAAGGGCTAACTATTTCAGACCCCCGAGTTGCTAAATATGCAAATAGTAGACGTATAAACAAGCAGAATAGAGAGAAAAATTAAAGGCGAGGTATTAGTGGTGAGTGGTGTAAAAAACGAGTTTAGTGGTGTAAATGTATCGCTTGCTGTGAAATATCGCCCTCAATCGTTTGAGTCGATTTGTGGGCAGACGTCCGTAAGGAAGATATTACAGCACCAAATCGAGACAAATACGGTTAAGCACGCATACTTATTTTGTGGAAGCGCAGGCTGTGGAAAGACGAGTTCAGCGAGGATATTTGCTAACGAGATAAACCACGGACAGGGTGAGCCTATCGAGTTGGATATGGCAAGTAATAACGGTGTTGACGACGTAAGGAATATCATTCAGCAGGCGCAGACACAGAGCCTTGACAGTGAGTACAGGGTGTTTATCTGTGACGAGGCGCACGCAGTCACGCCTAACGGGTGGGCGGCGTTTCTTAAGACGTTGGAAGAACCCCCGAAGAAGAGTATCTTTATCTTTTGTACGACAAACCCCGAGAAAATCCCGAGCACGATTTTGTCGAGAGTTCAAAGATATGATTTTCACAGATTAAGTCAGCACGCTATCGTTGAGCGTCTGCGATATATCATAGACAGCGAGAATGGGGTCAAATCTGCGCCCGTGGGAGAGAAAAGGGAAAGTGTATCGACGGAAGAGCAGAACGCAAATACGGACGGTTTTGGTGCATTAGATTTACCATTTAAGATAGAGTGAGGCAGGACGAGTGATTACATATACGGAAGAAGCATTGGAGTATCTTGCGCGTATGTCAGAGGGTGGAATGCGTGACGCAATCACACTTCTTGATAAGTGCATTTCATATTCCGAGGACGTTACAGTCGAGAATATAGTCAAGGCGTTGGGGACAGTCGACTACAAATTATTTTTCGAGCTTACTGACGCGGTGCAAGACAGAGCGCCTGCAAATCTGATTAAGGTGCTTGAGGGTGTACACGCTGACGGAAAAGACTTGAAGCAGTTTCTCAAGGATTATATGAATTTCCTGCTTGACGTGGTCAAGTATGACATTACAGGTAAGTTCGAGTATATGCAAATGCCGAGCACGTATAAGGATACATTAGAGGGGATAAAGAAGAAGTGTCCTGATTGGTTCGGTACGTGTCAGAGATTGCTCGACGTTGTCGTCAAGTTGAACAGTGCAGTTAAGTATGACACACAGCCCAAGGTGCTTATTGAAGCAACTTTGGTCGGTGCAATAGACAGGTAAAGGAGATAGTAGTATGTACGAATGCTTCCACTGCGGGTGTAAATCAGTTATTTGGGACACTGATTTTGATTTCAGCGACTATGGCGAATACGAATGTTTCCACTGCGGGTGTAAATCAGTTATTTGGGACACTGATTTTGATTTCAGCGACTATGGCGAAGAGGGCGAGTGAATAATCCACGAATGCCACTGTACCAACTGTGGTGCACAGATTACTTACAGAATATCAGTGGGAGAGGACAATGGGTAAAGAGTTCAAGGTAGAGACATTAGAGGACTTGTGTGACTTAATGTGTGATAACCAAGTTCCCGAGCAGAAAGAGACTAAAGAGTTCAAGAGTTTCTATAAGGAAGTTAAGGGTAACGAGGGCGGTACAGTGCTTGACCCGTTTAACGGAAGTGGTAGTACAGGTAAAGCTGTAATGTACGAGAACCGAGACAGAGACGCAGATTACAGTTATGTTGGTATCGAGCTTACTGACGAGTACTTACCTATTGCAGACGCAAGAATAGCGGTGGTAGCAAATCAAAGACACAGGAAGAGATTGATATGATAACAGATAAGGAATTTATGCAGTGTATGCAGGCGCTCATAGAAAAAGCACAGCGTTATGACTTAATGGAGAACTATGTGAGACGGACACGCAAGATAATCGAGCCAATGAGTGCCGAGGATTGTCTTACGAAACTGAAAGAGATTATAGACGGGGAGATTTGATATGAAGTGGAGCGACGCAGTTAAGGGAGCAGTAGTGGTAGCAGTAACGCTTATTATTATGGCAATATTAATAGCATTGCCTGTAATGTTGTTGTGGAATTGGGTAATGCCCGAGGTGTTCGGACTTACAACGATTACATTTAAGCAGGCATTGTGTTTGGCATTGTTGAGCACGTGCTTGTTTCGGACAGGCGTAGATACAGGAAAGAAGAAGTGATATGTGCAGGTGGGAAGTGATAGTAGATAAGACTATGTTAGTAGAGGTGTCGGCAGACGAATGTGATTATTCTGATAATGCCATATGCTTTTATGCAAAAGGTAAGAACGCTAAAGAGGAAGACCCCGCGGTAGTACTTGTTGCAGTATTCAGCTTGGATAGGATAATTGGGGTGTATAAGGTGTCGTAATGGAGAGCATATTGGTAAATTTGTTGACGTTGATAGGGCTGTTGATAGCGGTCAGTCTTATACTCAAGTGGGTAATAGAACTGTTGCAGACGTTATTGAGGTGAGATATGCGAAGAGGTATGACGTCGTTTGAATTGCTGTTAGTTATGCTATTGATTTTTCTGCTCGTGGGAGTAATCGTTGTGTCATTTACTGTTGCAAATCGTGTGTGACTTGGGGGTTATAATATGAGAACTGTTAACATATTGGGAGTGCCATTTAAGATTGAAGAGGTTGACGTCATTGACGAGAGCCGAGAGGGTATAACACAAGGTAAGATAAAGTACACCAAGGGGGTTATATATCTTCGAAAAAATCAGCCTGACGCAATAAAAAGACAGACGCTCATACACGAGGTGGTACACGGAATATTTATACAGATAGGCAGAGACGATTTATCGGAAGACGAGGCATTAGTACAGACATTAGCCGTGGCGATAGACAATACATTTAAGTTGAAGGAGAAGAAGAAGTGATTGGTCAAAGAAACTTAATAAGCAGATTAGGGTCACTCGTGCACCTTAATAAGTTGCCAAGGTTTATCATTCTTGTTGGAGAAGAGGGCAGTGGCAGGCGCACTATCGCACAGTGGTTAGCCAAGGAAATGCAGGCTGACTTTATCGAGGTTGATAAGGCAGTTGAGGCTATTCGTGAGGCAGTCGGAAACAGTTATAAGACACCCGAGTTAACGTTGTACTTTATTCCTGATTGTGACATTATGAGTAATCCTGCAAAGTCTGCACTGTTAAAGGTCACGGAAGAGCCCCCGAGAAACGCATATTTTGTAATGTCAACTACGGATAAGGAACGGGTACTTCCGACATTGACGAGCAGAGCAAATGTGTACAATATGGACAGCTATTCAATCAGTGATATTGCGTCATTCTTAAACGACCCTGAAGCTGATTTAAACTTGTACGCTAACTGCTGTAATAACGGCAGGGAAGTTAATCTTGTGAAGCAGTGGGGAAACAACTTCTTTGATTTTGTCACGCTTGTAATAGATAACATTGCGGACGTGTCGGGAAGCAATGCTCTCAAAATGGAGAACAAGTTAGCGTTTACCGACGACGCCGAGGGTTATGACGTTAAGATATTCTTTCAGGCATTCCGTGCAGAATGTATGCGCAGGATAAAAGAGAACGGTGACAGGGATTTAAGAGACAAGTATATCGCGTGGATACAGATTACTTCCGCAAAGTTGCAAGAGGTTCAAATCAGGTCGATAAATAAGCAGGCAGTATTTGATATGTGGATATTCGAGATACGAGGGGCGTGTCGAACAAATGCAGACGATTAATCACGTAGAGCCTAACATACACCCATTAATGGACGATATTGACAGGCTGTTTGCGCTGTTATCTGACGCGCCACAGAGAATGTTAGTCAAGCCTGTATTTGACCGTTCATTCAAGAGTTTAGTTGACGTGTTTAATAAATTTAATCCGTGGGAGTATACGTGGGAAGTTGCGTATACGGACACACCCTACCCGCCGTTGAATGCAATGCAGAATAAGAATATTATCCTGTGCTTCAGCGGGGGCAAGGACAGTATCGCGGCGGCGATTAAATACAAGGAATTAGGCTATAACGTACAACTGTATCACTTGAAGCATATCAACCCGTCTTTTGCTGACGAGTGGGAGTGTGCGCAAAGGTCAGCGGACTTATTGGGTATGCCTATCTTCTTTGACGACATAGGGTTTAAGGGACACCATATGTGGATGGAACACCCAATGAAAAATATGATAATCGCTAACGGTGCATTGTCATATGGTATTCGTGAGGGGATAACGACAAATATTGCCTTTGGTAACTATCTGACAAGTGAGTTGGTAGATAACGCGTTTGACCGTTGTGCGGGTGATTGTATGGATATGTGGAATTCGTACGACGTTATCGTTCAGCGTGCAATACCTGATTTCAAGGTAATGGCAGTGCTCGACAATATGGGCGACACGTTAAATCTGTTAGCTGACAGGGCGAACTTACTTAACGAGAGTTTGTCTTGCCTGTGTCGTCACAGCTTAAGGGATTACCGCAGAAATTGGGTAAAAGAAAAGTTTGGAGTAGACCTTTTTCATAACAGGTGCGGGTCGTGTTATAAGTGCTGTGTTGAATATATCTATATGGCTGACCACGATAAGTTGCCATTCAATGAAGATTACTATAAGTACTGTCTCGGGCAGTTGTATAGGGTCACTGTTTCAGAGAGATTTCTGATTATGTCTATGTTCGCATTGTGGAGTGAGTTTATATTCTACCCGCCACAAAAGTCGAAGATATACGAGAAGATGTTGAAAGCGCGATTAATGACAAGGAGCATAAAGTGGGTGAAGTAAAGGATACGGGCATATATCACGAGTGTATGCAGTTAACAAGTCAATTCAAGTTTTGCCCTATGGCATTTCGAATTGATATGTATAGGGGCTGTGATTACGGGTGTGCCTACTGCTTTTCTAATATGAACGCATTTCACGAGATAGGCACGGGGCTGTCAACGTGGCGTAATGCTGACGTAAAGAAAGTGCGCAGAATGTTCAACATAGCATTTGAGACTGATAAGGAGACAGCGAGCGTATTGGTCGAGTTATTGCGTCATAAAGTTCCCCTGCATTGCGGTGGAATGTCTGACCCTTTTCAGTCCCGAGAGTGGGAATTAGGGCTGACAAAAGAGCTTATAAAGCTGTCTAAAGAGTATGATTATCCGATAGTGTTTAGCACAAAGACAGCGCACTTGCCTGACGAGTATTTTGAGTTGTTAGACCCGAAGATACACGCGTTTCAGTCTTCCATTATGGGTTGGACACCCGAGTATATAAAGAAGTGGGAACATAACACACCGACGGCACAGGAAAGAGCCGAGTTTGTTAAGCTGTTAAGGAATAAAGGTTTTTGGTGCAGTGTGCGTATTCAACCGATAATCAATAAGTGGGAAGCGGTCTTGCTTATGTTAAATCTGCGTGACTTGCCGAGTTATTATTCCATTGAGCATTTGCACGTAATCGCGGATAGTTGGGCAGGACAGGAAGCGCTTAAGCAGAATTGTAAGAATATGTCTGATTTTATTCAGGACATAGGTGTCACGTGTTTTGACCCGAAAGTGAAGAGAAAGAACATAGATTTCTTGATAAAGGTTGCGAACAGCTTTGGTGTTAAGGTCGGTGTGGCGGATAACGACTTTCACTATTTAAGTCAGTCACGTTGTTGCTGTGGTACGGATACGATAGGCGGGCAGTTTGATAACTTCCTTAAGTTCAATAGTTGCTATCTGTCTACGGGCAAGAGTGACGTATCTGAAATGTTTATTCCCAAGAGCAACGTAAGACGTCATATGAACATAGGCGCGGGGAAGCCGACAGTGTACGTGAAAGACGTGGTAAAGAAGTACGTCAAGGACAACCTGTATCTAATCCCTGACGAGTATAGACAGGACGTTGAGAGACAGTTATTTGGAAGCGTTCACAGGCGACTTTTCTAACTGTCCCATTAATGGTATTGACAACCAAAAAATCCTTTGGTAGTATATAGCCATCAAACGAAAACTCATAATACGATAAGGAGAGTAAAATGACACAGACAGAACGAGTAAGAAAGTTATTATCAGCAATTTTAGATTGGGACTGTGACTGTTGCTATTATGATAACGAAAACGACAAAGCAGTTATTGAGGGAACAGAAGAGGATATTTATAATGCCGTAATGAAAGACGACGAACTTCACCTGCTTGGTGCGGATAAGGTAAAGGCGTATATTCATATCTATTACACTGATTATGAGACATTCAGTTGTATTTGTTCCACATTTAAGGCGTATTAACGGAAACATTAAGGTAGCATAAGGGTAGTTGACATACTATCCTTACTATGTTATCCTATATACATAAATCTAAAAACTCGTAAAAAGGAGAAAGACACAATGAGTGGAACAAAGTGGTTTTTTGAGCATATGAGAGAGAGCCTTATTGAGGCAGGGTTTGACCGTGACTTCATTGAGGGGCTTGGGGCGGGCACACTGCACGAGCTGTTTCTTGCGTGGGACGTGGAAGACCCTGACGAGCAGTGGGAGAGAGTGGACAGTTTCTTTTTCACGACAGGGATTGAATACGACTACGAAAAGGTATTTCAGTGAGGTGACGTTATGCTGAAGTATAAGGCTTGGGACAATGAGTATGACATTTGCTTCACGCTCGAAAAGTACACAGAGGGTGACGGTACAGCGGTAGAAATGTGGTGCAAGATAAAGGGTGAGTATGGATATGAGCCGTTTGCAATGCTCACGGTGAACATTCCGTTATTCCGTCCGAGTAATAAGACGCACGTGTGCATTGACGTTAATAATCTGCACGGTGTTACCGAGTGGATAGAAGAGAATAACCTTGGCGCGCCCTTGGGTATGGCAATACCGTCGGGTTGGTGTGAGTACCCCGTGTATGTGTTGAACCTTGACGAGATTAAGAAGCACCTGAAGTGAGGTGGAAAGAATATGAAAGAAGCTAAATGGTTAGTGGCTAAAAGCGGTAAGCATACTTGCTCTGCTTGTGGCGTTGTTACCGATAGTTATACAAGAACCTGTCCTAACTGTAATGCTGATATGGGATATACAGTTGAGAGGTTAATGAAGTATAAGTGCGGTTGTTGTCACGGATTATTTGAGAAGTTTGCTTACAGATACGACTATGCGCCTAACGGTGACGACGTTTGCGTGTGTCCGTTATGCGGTTGTGAAGAGCCCGATGTTGAAGAGGTGTGGGAGAATGAGTAATACAGAATGTGATAGAGTCAAATGCGTGCATAATAAAATGTGCAATTATCTTTTTGAGTTATTTAATGCTCAATACACAAATGTTATTGATTGCAATTCCTATGAGGAAGAAAGACCGCAAGGTGCGTGGCTTATACTTAACGGCGACAAAGTGTGTCCGTTTTGCAGAACAGGAATAAGCCATAACACCAATGCTTCAATAAGGTTTTTCAAATTTTGTCCGTATTGTGGTGCGGATATGCGAGTTAAAGACGAGTTAAAGGAGGCAGAGAATGAAAATTGATGAAGCTATTTTAGTATTAGAAAATCATATCAGCCCTTATGACGGGTGCAAAGCAGATAATGAGGCAAATCAGGCTATTAGACTTGCTGTTGATTCGTTAGAGGTAATCAAATCTTTAATGAGTATGAGAGATAACGCACTTCGTCTATACGAAGTTGAAGATGGCAATAGTGATTATTCATATGGCAGAAAGCAAGTGTTAGGTACTGTTCATTCTGATTTAGAGGAATTGCTCGAAGTTTTTAAGGAGGCAGAGAATGAGATTAATTGATGCAGACAAACTTCTTGAGGGAGAACATTTCATACTGAAATGTAAGTCAGAGTTTGGGATTACGGAAATGGATATATTCAGACGAGAAGTTATCGAAAATGCACCTACGATAGACGATTTATCCGAGTATTCCGATAAGCTGTGGAAACAGGCTTATGAGCGAGGTAAGGCGGAAGAAAGACCAACAGGGCATTGGTTCTTATTAGACGAGTGTTCAAACGAGGGTGTTTACTGTTCTAACTGCCGTAAAAAGGTATATAGAGTTGAATATGCCAATCAGAAAGTAAAGTCAAACTATTGTCCTAACTGCGGTGCAAAGATGACGAAAGGGGCAGAGAATGACTAACAAAGAAGCAATAGATGATTTAAAGAATTTTCGAGCAGGGTTAGGTGCAGGGTGTCGTTTACCTATTGGAGAACGTGGTTTAGAAATTCAAAGAACTCATATTCACGCTATATCACAGGCTATTAAATCATTGGAAGTAGTAGAGAAGATAAAGAAAGCATATATCAACAGTACAACGTGTAATGAAGTTTGTGATTGTGTTCACGACATTCTTTGCGAAGCATACGGGAGTGAAAAAGATTGCGAGAGTTGGGTGCAAGGAGGGGAATAATGAATAAATACTATAACAAAATGATAGTTACAGACAGTGGGATATGTGTTCGTAAGGTTATTGACGACAAGTATTTTAGCGATAGTATCGTCATTACCAAAGAAGCTTTTATCGAAGCCTATAATCGTTGGATAAAGGGGGAAGAGAATGATAAATAAGGTAACCAAGAAAGTAGTTAAGGAAGTTGACGAGGTTGTATCGGAAGAATTTGTGTGCGACGTGTGTGGTAAAAAGGGAGAATACAAGTGCAACGCATATGGTTGGGAAGAAACTTTTTATTTTGACATACAAACAGGACACCGTGATTGGGGTAACGATAGCTGTGACAGTGTAACTGATACAGAGGCTTGTTGTACGGAGTGTTTGTTAAAGGTATTCACTAATTGGCTTAATGACGACTTCTTTACACATTCCAATACCGCTTACATTCATATTGATAAGGTGCGACATACAAGGGGGAAGAAAAATGAGTGATACAGAAATGAGTTGCAGTTTATACGACGACGCCGACACTTGTAACGGTAATTGTGAGACTTGTACCGATTGGGGTGCGGAATATGACAGGTATGAAATGTATAAGTATCAACAGCTTACAGACTACGGTACGCCTGATATAACGGTTATCTGTTGCCCCGCTTGCAAGCGAATGAAGACGTACAATATGGAAGATTATTGGGAGCATTCGGAAGAGTATTTAGCTCAAGGCGATTGCAAAACGTGCAAGTGGCATAGAGACATATAAGAGGGAAAACGAGAATGAAGCGGTATGCATTAAAGTGCGGACAGTGTGGACAGATAATCGGTTATATGTCACTTTGGGTAGATGGTATTGGAGGCACATATGTTATGTCAGAAACGGGGTATATAACTATGGGCAAGCAAGAGAGCTTTCCAATATGTTGTCCCGCCTGTGAAGTAGTGCGTGTTAGAAAGGAACGTGTTAGAAAGGAAGTAGAGGAGAATGAGAGCAAAGGTAGACTTGAGAGTTGAGATTTTAGAGGGAGAGGACGCAGGCTATGTTCTTGAGGAAAAGAACAGAGTGCTTGACTTGAATACACAAGCACAGTGGAGTGAAGCATTAATGCCTTATCAGGTGACCGTTGAATTCGTTACACCTAATTTACTTCGCGAGTGGCGAGAAAGGCAGTGATATGACTGAAGAGATAGCGTTAGAGATTATCAAGGCGTACAGGGAGCGATTACAGGCGTCACCGTCAAATCTGTTAGACGAGGATATTGAAGCGTTTGGCATAGCGATTAACGCAATGCAGGGAGTGCCTACGAGCAATCAGGATAAGCTTATGGCTATTACTGACGAGACATATACGCCAATGCATAGTTTTTTGTTGGGTGCACCTGTTAACGGCGAATTAGCAACAGTGGTCAATCGTGTAATCCTTGAAGAGGGTAATCACGCAGAGTTACTTCGATATGTGCTTGAGGTTATTGAACACGTGTTAGCGACGGTGTCCGATATGGAGCAGGCGAACAGTGCCATACGCACGATTATGCTTAACTTCCATAACGCACTTATGGTAATGGAGAAGTTACCTGAAAAGCAGGTCAAGCTAACGGTTGAGGGGGAGCAGGAGAATGGACATTCACAAGAGAGTGGAGAAGATATTCAAGCAGATATATGACCAAGGATATAAGGACGGTTGGAAAGCGAGAACAGCGAAGTATGAAGCAGACAATGACATACACCATTGTCGTGATTGCAAGTGGCTGTGTGGCGAAGAGACTGTCGTAGGCATTGAGTGTATGAGTAAGGTTATGCAGGCGACTTGGAGTGAGCATTCTATCTCAAGGTATCATAAGCCAAGTGACAGAGCTTGTAAGCGTGGATTTGAGCAAAAGAAAGAAGACGTCGTTTGAGTTGAAAAAATAGTATTGACAAATATATCGGTACTATGTTATATTGATACTGCAAATTAAAACTCATAAACAGAAACGAGGTAGACAGAATGACAGTAAAGGACTTAATTTCAAGTGCATTGTGTGACGTGTATATCAACACAGCACGTGACGGTAACGGAGACATTGACAAGCCGAACGTTTGCGTAAAGGCTATCTGTGAGGGTTATGCTGACGGTATCTTAAGCGACGCCTTGTTAAATGCAGACGTATGCTTGATAACTGTACACGACGACGCAATGTATATCGACTTACAGTTAGAGGAGGGAGATTGATATGGAATTAATCGTAGCAGGTGCACTTATCGGTTTTGTTGTTGCGTGGGCAATGTTCAGACGCGAGAATTGGAGACTTGAGGATAAGGTCGCCGAGAAGCAGAGACAGATAGACGCGTTGTTGAGACAGGGCGTAGCACGAGCCGTGAGGGACGGAGAAAGACAATGTTCAAGAGAACAGTCAGATTACTTTATGAATTGGTAAGAGCGTTTATTAAGTGGCTTACAGAGGGTTACAGGGACATTCCGAAGTACAAGCCATATAGACCAAAGAAATTAGGGGGTTAAATGTATGTCATTTTCAGGTATGCGCAAGGTTACTTGGTGGAACAGGAAGCGTGTTGAGTGCAATATCCGTTATAAGGACTTGGTGAGTGCTTTTGACGATATAGGGTCTTCGAGTTGGGGTGGATACTTCAGTGGTCAGGTTATGCCGAGTGACGGCGTAATCGAGAAGCTGTGTAACTTCTTTGACGTTGACTTTGACGAGGGTAAGGCACACTTCGCGGAAGACCATAAGGAATGGGTAAGCGAGCACCGCACAGCGAAGCAGGTAGCAAAGAGCGGAGCTATGGAAGTCGAGAAAAAGGACGCGTTCTTCAGGCGTGTTGATAATACAAAGCCGAAAGAGATTGAGGCAGAGGTTATCGTTGCACGTACGAATACGACGAGTGAGCAAGAAGCTACCCTGTTTAGTATGCTTTATGGTAAAGTATCGTATGACGTGTTTTCTGCATTCCACGACGCAATTAAGTGTGGGACAGGAGACCCTATGGAACTCATATACGGTGCAGTAAGCTATGACGAATACAGACAGATAGAGGGGGTGTTTAATAATGAACTCTCGGGAGCGGAAGCTGTTAGTGAACAGGATAACGCAGGAAAGCATTAATGTGTTCACGGAGAATAAGTTGAGCAGGGCGGATATAGCACAGATTTGTGCCGAGCTTGCTAAAGCTTATTTAAGTTGGTTGGCATTCTACTTATCCGAGGAGGAATAACAATGCTGATTAACGGAACAATCTTCACGGTTGACCTTATGGACATATTGGTAGAACTTCGCAGGCAGTTAGCCGAGAACGGAATAAAGCGCTTTGCGAAGATAAACGATTGTGGTGACGACATAATGGTATGCTGTCCATTCCATAAGGACGGTCAGGAGAGTAAACCGAGTATGGGTATCCGTAAAGCCGACGGTGTTTCGCATTGCTTGGCGTGTGATGAGACAATGGGTTTAGACAGGCTAATCGCGAGGTGTTTCGGATACGAAGACCGTAATTGGGGCTACCATTGGTTAACACAGAATTTTTTATCAGTGGGGGTGAGTGACCGTGTTGCTATTGAAATTAATGTGGCGCGTGCTAACGTTGCCGATAAGAATACTGTTTTGGGCTATAATAATCCTAATCAACCTTTGCTCGCCGTAAGCGAGGAAGAGTTGGACAGTTACAGGTACACACACGAGTATCTGTACAAGAGGGGGTTAAATGATAGCATTATTGAGCTTTTTGACCTTGGGTATGACCCTGTTCGTGGTGACATTACGTTTCCCGTTAAAGGTATCGAGGGCACTTGTCTTTTTGTTGCTCGTCGTGCCGTCGGCAGTAAGCGTTTTGATATTCCTAAAGGCATAGAGAAGCCGTTATATGGTCTGTATGAGTGCATTCACGCGTTAGAGGAAAAGTACGGTAAGCGAAGTACGTACCCCGAGCCCGTATGCGTGTGTGAGGGGTTGTTTGATTGCTTACGCCTTTGGTGTAACGGTAAGCTTGCAGTTGCAGGATTTGGTTGTCTTTTCAGTGACTACCAAATGTCACAGCTAAAGGCATTACCGACACGTCAGTTAATACTTGGGTTGGATAATGACGACGCGGGACGTGCAGGAGCGGTGAAGATAAGAAGAGCCGTTCGGAATAAACTTATAGACGAGTTTGTGATACCGAGCGGAAAGAAAGACATAGGCGAGTTGACAGATGAAGAGATAAATAACCTTGAGGTGGTGTTTGCGTGAAGTATTGCATAATGTGTGGTGGTAGTTATAAATATTGGAAGTATCCTAAACAGCTTTCAATGATACACGGTGAGACACTTATTGAGCGTACAGTCAGGTTGCTCAAAGAGAACGGCGTGGCACTCGAAGATATGTTTATAACAGCAAGCTATGAGCTTATAAACATTCTGCGTGCGAATGAAGAGCGTTTTTCAGGCTTACCTATGGCGTATTGGCTTAGCGGTAATGACTATGAGGTTGCTGAAGTTAACCGCGTGACTAACGGTCTGTGGTTAGATTGTTTCGGAATGCGACATAAGCTTGGTACGACATTCCTTATGGGTGACGTGGTGTATTCGCCTGAAGCTATCAAGAAGATAGTCGAGACGGAGACAAAGGACATTGACTTCTTTGCGTCAGCACCGCCGTTTGCGAGTAATTACAGCAAGCCGTGGGCAGAGCCGTTTGCGTTCAAGGTAGTGGACATTGAGGGCTTCGAGAAAGCTGTCAGGAAGACGGAGAAATATGCAGAAGAGGGAGCGTTTAGACGCAGTCCTATCGCGTGGGAGTTGTGGCAGGTTATCAAGGGTACGGAGCTTAACCACATTGATTACACCAACTACATTACGATTAACGACTATACTTGCGACATTGACGTTCCTGAAGACATAAAGAAATTTGAGGGCGGAGAAGAATGGCATATTTCATAATACATACTTGTCCGAGCCGTATGTGGTACGTAAAGGACTTCCTGTTGCCGTCAATGGTCGAGCAAGGCATTGACCCCGAGCATATCTTTGTCTATCAGGATATTAACAGAATAGGCAATTTGAGGGCGTTCGTAGACAGCAGTAACAGACTTGTCAGAATGTGCCTTAAGAACGGCATACAGAGCGTGTGGCACTTACAGGACGACATATGTATCTGTAAGGACTTTGAAGTTCGTATACGTGCTCTTGAAGAGTTTGAGCCTGCAAGCACTATCATTTGCGGTTTCACTTGTGCGTATGATAAAATGCCTGAAGCGGGAAGATTTAAGGTGCACGAGGATAAGCTGTGGTTTAGTTTTCCTTGCATAAGGATACCGACTACGATACTTGAGGAATTTGTATCTTGGGCTAACTTAAATCTATGGCAAAGTGATTACTTCGGTTGTTGGGTACGCAGAAACAAGGGAGACGACTTAATCTTTAAGGAATGGTTGTTCGATAGGTACGGATACGCTGACGTACTTAACCTTGCACCTAATCTTGTTAATCACATAGACGACCTCATAGGCGGAACAGTTTGTAATAAGCAGAGAGATAAGGGACAGAATACACGGTCAATCTTTTGGATAGACGACAGCATAATAGAGGACTTGGAGAAAAGGCTTAATGAATATAAGCTATCAGGCACATAAGATTTTGAGGATATTGGACGCTACCCCTGTTGTATGGAATGACGGCAGGGATATTGTCAAGCTTACCCTTGAGAAGTCAGAGTATGAGGAATGGCTTAAGCTTTTGGTTGCCTTGGATAACATTGAGTTCGGTGAGAAGCCTGAACCACAAAAGGTGTACAATCACACAAGGGTTGTGTAAAAAGAGCTTGCATTATATCGTTACTATGATATAATCACAAGAGAGACGGAAACACTTGAAGCACTCATAGAAAGGAAAATGATAATGAGCGGATTACAGTTATTTATCACATTCATTATATGCATAGTCCTTATGACATTTGCATTGGACGTTACAGGTATAGCAGACGGCATTAAGCATTGGTTACGCGATATGGGAGTATTTGGCGTATCTGAAGACGACAAGGAGAAAGAAGAATGAGTAATAAAATGGCTTTATCGATTCATTTGGGTCAAGGAAAAGTATCGGTCGCTTCGGGAACAGTATATGATATTCCAAGTATAGTCATCGAACCTCTCGCAAACACTTTCCCTGTCGGTACAGAAGTACCACAAGAAGCCGAACGAGTTGATTTCCCGATAGTTCTGCATTTTCATTCAGTAGAATGTATCAATGTATGGAGAAGGCAGTTAGATGCAATAGAGCAATTATTGAAGGAGAATGAAGATGAAAACACTTAATGATTATTTAAATGAGCAGTTAAAGAACCCAGAGTTTGTTAAGGCTTATGAAGAAGTGAGGTCTGAAATAGATACCATTCGTAATAGTAAAGGGTATGACAATGATGAGGGTGTATTCATAAAGGATAAAGGAGGCAGAGAATGAAACTGATAATTGATATTCCTGAAAAGGCTCTTGATGTACTTAAGAATGACGGAGTAGATTGGTTAGGTGCAGAGCACATTTTAGGCGCAGTTTCTAAAGGGATACCTTATGAAGAAAGACCGCAAGGCAAGTGGAAGAACGCATATGCTGACGGGTTCTTATGCTCGGAGTGCTTTCTGCACAATAACAATTACACTAAATTCTGCCCTAATTGTGGGGCGGATATGAGAGGTGACGAAGAATGAAAGATTATAAAGACAGAGGTTATGTTCAATATGGAATTAAATGGAGAAAGAACTTAACACCTAAAGACCTAATGATAATAGATATGCTTATGGAGTTTTATAGGGGGGCAGATAATGAGCAGATTAATTGACGCTGACGCTTTGAGGGAAGAAATAGTGACTATATTTCACGGAATAACAGCAACAGGATTTATTAGATATATGCGTGATAAATCCCCCATTGACGTTTATAACAAGATTTTAAAGGTTATCGACAATGCCCCGACAGCTAATATAACCGAACAGATAACAATTAAATGTGATACGGAAGAAGAGAAGCAGAAGTTGTTATCAGCATTAAGAAATGCAAGGCTGACTATATGTGAGGAGGCAGAAAATGACAAGGGAAGAATTAGAACAAGGTAGACATATTGGTGGCAGGATATATGGTTATAAGCACGCATTCTGTGAATTGAACGATTGTTGCGAGTGGTGTGATAAGCGTGTTCGCTTCGGGTGCAAGATAATTAAGATAATCGAGGATATTCAAACAAAGAGAATTTTGAAAATCTGCAAACAAGAGGAGACAGAGAATGAATAACGATATTAAAATTGGTAGCACGGTACAGCTTTTATATTGGAGAGATAAGGAAGTACACGATTTTGTTGTTACTGATATTTTCTTCGAGCGTTATTTGACGGATTACAAGACCGTAGTAAAAGTCAAATACTATTCAGATAAATCTGATTGCTGGTTTATTGAAACCTACTTTGTTAATGATTTCTTTGAAGCTATGAATAAAGCCCTTGTATGGCTATTGAATAAAGCCAAAGAAAACACAGATAACAGGGAGACAGAGAATGAGTGAATGGAGAGAAGTGGGTGCACACCCTAAGTATAGCGTAAGTACAGACGGACAGGTGCGTAATAACAAGACAGGCAGAATACTCAAGCAGTTCCTTGGTGGGACAAAACGTGCTTATCTGTGTGTAAGTCTTGACGGAAAGAAACGCGGGGTACATACATTAGTTGCTGAGGCATTCTTACCACACGAAGATTATCAAACATACGTTGTTCATAAGGATAAAAACCCCAAGAATAATCACGTTGAAAATCTTATGTGGAAGAAAGACCATTATCACGTACACCCAAATAAAGGGGAGTGGCTTCATATTGAGGGTGACGACGATACATACATTTGTCCTTTTTGTAAAACCGCTACTTATTGTGAAGGAGATTACGTACCTAAATTCTGTATGGAATGCGGTGCAGATATGCGTGTGTCAGGAGACACAGAGTAAAGGAGAGAACAAGAAATGAACAGAATAATCACACTCGTGGCAATCGTATCTTTAGGCATTAATCTGTTTAAAGCACCTGTGCCGTTCGAGGCAATACCACTTGAGGAAAGAGCAGAAATGGCACAAATGTCAGTTGAAGATTTTGTGCTCATTTCGTCAGTCGTTGAGAGCGAGAGCAACCGGCGATTTGACGAGGGCACGGAAGCCCGCCGCTATATCGCACTTTGTATTTTGTGTCGTGTAATGGACACGAGATTTCCGAATACCATACAAGACGTGCTGTGCCAAAGTGGTCAATTTTCCACCGTGCGTGGGGGGTCAGCCGTAACGAACAGAACGGACTTATCAGACCAAGCTGTTATCGAGGCTGTCGAGTGGATAAACAGCGGTGAGGAATACCCGTGGTTACTCTTTTTCAATTGTGTCGGATATGCTAACGGCTCGTATTATCAAGGGTATGCCTGCATTGGCGGTAATTACTTCAGCGAGGCAGAACCGAGCTTGCCGTACAAGATTGGGGAGTAAGATATGAAATACATAGCAGTATTTGACGACGATTTTTTACAATACTTCAGGCGTGACGACCCTGACCAACTTACACTTGTGCTGACAGGGTTGAGAGGGGACACAAGAGCAGTGCGGATTAAGCCTGTAATACGCCCTGTATGCACGCTTGAGAACGGTGAGAGTGTTTACCTTAGCAAGGGGCACATTGACACACTGCTCGCGTATGAGAAGAAGCAGGCAGTTGAGGAATTCGTTGCAAGGTTCAACGACGGTTTAGGGGGCGATTTCGGTGTTAGCAAGAAAATGTGATAAGTGCGGTAACTATTACGACGTTTACTTTATGCGTATCAAGAGAGGTGCAGGTACTTACAAGACTGTAAACGGTGTAAGGCTTTTTCAGCGAAGTGACAATGACGGGATATGTAATTGTCTCGCATTTGACCTGTGCCCTGAATGTATGCACACAGCACTTGAGTTTTTAGGCGTTAAAGAGGTGGACAATAATGAGTAATTTTCCGATAACATATGGCAGTCAGGGAACATACAACGGCGAAGATTGTCTTATTATTCCGCTTAAGGATATTGTTGAAGCGCAGGTGGAGTATAGGTACAATGCACAGCGACCAACGGTGAGACTGACGTACTATCCGCCGTCAATAATTGGTACAGATTATGGTGGTTGATATGCAAGAGAACGTGAGATTAATAGACGCGAATGCACTAAAGGAATTTATTGCTAATTGCCGAGTGTGCGATATTTGCCCTAATAAAAAGCTTTATTGTGCGCTAAATTGTGACTTTCCTGATACCCTTACGCCATTATGGGAGAAGGTTATCGACAGTATACCCACGATAGATTTCTCACAGAAAAACACGTCATATTGTGGCAATGACGCTTCGTGGTGTGAGAGCTGTGTGTCTAAAGGAAAGTGCGATACGACAAAAGAAGATAGCACAAACGAGGACATTAAATTCACAGGTGAGGACATTAAATTTGCGATTGACGAAAGCTTTAAGCTCGGCTATGAAATGGCTAAGGCTAAGTTTGAAAGACCGCAAGGACATTGGATAAATCAGGGGCAAGGAGCAAAATATCCGTGCGAATGTTCAGAATGTCATACAGAGCCTTTTTGTAATGACGAAGGATATGTTTTATCTGACTTCTGCCCTAACTGTGGGGTAGATATGAGAGGGGCAGAGAATGAGTGATGATTTAATCAGCCGTACCTACGACCTCGATATGAAAGATTACGACTTTTTAGAAGATATGAGCAACGAGGAGTTAAACGAATTTATCGCAAATATTAAGCGAGTTATAGAAATTGGGTTGAGAGCGTTTACTGACCTACTTAAATGAAAATAGCATCCCCGATAAAATTTGCAAGAGGGATGCTATCAATATTACACGCGAAGTGCAACACATATAAAATGCAAATATAGTATATCACGGAAGAAAGGCGGTGTTAATAGTGAGTTCATATACAGCTACGATAGTTTGTGAAAAGTGTCATACATTACTTGCACAAATTAAATCATCACATCACGGACAAAAAGATGTTTTTGTTCCGCAGGATATACACGAACGAGTTATTGAAGCGGAATGGATATATTGTGATAAATGCTTAAATTCGTTTGTAATGCCCGATGGGTGTAAAATTAACGATACAAGTTCTCAAGGAGAAAGAGAATGAGTAGTGATTTAATCAGTCGTTGGTTAATGGTCGGCAAGAATACATTTATGTGTCCTGTGTGCAAGGCACGAATTACAGGCAACGAAAACATCAAGTATCAAAGATATTGTTATTGGTGTGGTACGAAAATGACACAAGATGAGGGGGCAGATAATGAGTAAAAGAACTAATCTTGAAGGTAAAAGTGAAGATTACAAAAAGGGTTATCGTTGTGGCTATGAAACCGCTATGCAGAAGCAAGAACGGAATCATAGGAAGAAAGAACAGAAAAGTAGTAACTTGGTCGATGTATCTAAATTAAGAATAGTTGAGAGAGGTGCGTGGTTACATATCGAAGGCGATGATGATACTTATATCTGTCCCTTCTGTGAGAATACTACCTATTGCGAAGGAGATTACATACCTAAATTCTGTATGGAGTGCGGTAATGATATGAGAGGAGGCAGAGAATGAAGATAGCAATTGATATTCCCGAAGAACTTTATGAAGGATACAAAGGAAGACCGCCAATGTTAGGTGATGAAGGAATGGATATGATAGCACAGGCAATAGCAAATGGCACACCTATTCCTAAAGGACACGGAAGAAGATTTGAGGAAATAGTGGTTAGATATCTGCCCGATGAAATATGCATATATCCCGAATATAGAGGTAAACCATATTTTTCAATCCAGTATGAAGAAAATGGAGAACATATTATAGGCTTTGGTACATACAAACCCGAGGTGCTTTCGAGTTATCTCCGAGAATATTTTATTGCACCAACAATCATAGAATCAGATAAGGAGGCAGAGAATGAGTAAAGTAACTCAATGTGATAAGTGCAAGAGAATTTTTGAGCCGAGAGTGTTACAGAATGGCGAGCCGTATATTGCTCGTAAAGGGAGAACAGACCTTGACCTTTGTCCCAAGTGCTACGAGTTGTTGAAGGATTTTCTGAGCGATTATGATAAGGAGGCAGAGAATGGCAAAAATAGTAATTGATACGGAAGCAGAAATAACAAAGTTGGAGAAAATGTTAGAAAACCTAACAGATGATAAGGATAAGCAATCTGTCAGATTTGCAATCAATCTACTTCGTGGTTGTGAGAAAAGAAAGACAGGCGAGTGGATTCCTGTTAGTGAGCAAGAACCTGCTGTCGGTGGAATGTACCTTGTGACAGGAAAGAATGTTAGTAGAGGTTATATAGGTATTGATATAGCGAGGCGTTTATCTGACGACGTTTGGACATTTGGTGGTGAGGAACTAAAGGGCACAGAAATAATTGCTTGGCAATTCTTACCAAAACCTTATAAGGAGGATGAGAATGAAGATAGTAATTGATATTCCTGAAGATTATTACAATGAGTGTAAGCGGTTGCGGAAACAAGGTATTGCTCAAGTTGCAGAAGCTATTATCGCAAATGGCACACCATATGAAGATAGACCGCAAGGCGAGTGGATAAATAAGCATAGTATAGACATAGGCTATAAGACGGCAGAGTGTTCCGAATGTGGCAATAGAACAAGACTTATAAGTCATGACACAGGCTTCGGCTATAAATACGAGTATTATCCATTTTGTCATTGGTGCGGAGCTGATATGAGAGGAAAGGAGAAGAAGAATGAGTGAAGATATGAAAAGACTTATCGCAGTATTACAGAGTAAAGGTCAGGTAATTACCACAGAAGATATGCAATATATCGCAGGTGTTATATCCGAGAATGAGTGGTTAGGCTTTGACGAGGGTGACGAGAATGATTTGGTATAGAAAGGTAAGTGCTGAAAATGCAATTAGAACATTCCTTGAGTGCTTGGCGATAGAAAGAAAAGACAAGACTACGAGAAAGCCTATATCAAGAGCCTTATATCGCACTTGGAGATATTACGCCTGCATAGAGAGGGAGAGAGGGGGCAGAGAATGAGGTTAATTAACGCAGATAAAATATACCCCGACTGTATGACTAAAAATGGAGCTTTGGCGATAAGTCAAAGTCAGATAGCAAATGCCCCAACAGTAGAGGCAAGACCGCAAGGCGAGTGGAACTGCACATTTCATTCAAGTTTTCCACAATACGAACCCGATGAATACAGATGTTCTATATGTAATGGTAGAGGGGGTAAACTTGATAAATTCTGTAAGCATTGTGGTGCTGAAATGGGTAAGGGGGAAGCGAAGTGAGCATTAGGGCAATGGATAGTATACCCGAGAGCCGTAAGGAAAGAGGGAGCAGACAGCGTGAATGTATCCGTGCAGATATTACCGAGGCGATAGAAAAACGCGTGACTTGCTTTGAGTTTGAGGGGGACTGTTACAACTATAAGTTTCTTGCTAACTATGTGCGTGAAGTGGCTAATAGTATGTTTCGTGCGGTTTATTTTGATTATGTGACCAAGGTGCGTGAAGCATTGCGTGAGGAATACCCAAATGAATTTATCTTTATGAAGTCATACTATGATTATGTGGGTATGTGGTGTGCAGTAAAATCACGCAGGGAAGACGATAGAACGCACGTTTATATGACGATTGACCATTCGTTTATGGATAGTCTGTACGACAGATTGTTGAGTGACGCAAGACAGGAAGTTGAAGCTAAAAAGGGGAAAACGGTATGATTTATAACGTATGTAAGTGTGACGTATGCAAGCAGGAATGCAAGGGGGATTACTTTACCGTGTACCGTAACTTGGAGAACGGCAGGGTAGTCGGAAAGAGCGATATTTGCTCGTCTTGTTGGGAAAAGAAGCAGTTCGAGGTAGCTAACGAATGTCCTAATCTGACGGGAACAGAAAATACTTAAAAATGGTATTGACAACACTCGTTACTCTGTTATAATGGAAGAGTAAAACAAACTCATAGAAAGACGAGGTAATCAGAATGAGAATTACAATGAGCAGAGTAAACGGTGTCGGTTACAAGGTAAACGCACTTGGCAATAAGTATGTCCCGAGAAAGGTAATCGAGCGTAACGTGCTTGATATGCTTGAGGACAACGACAAGTATATGAACCTTGGCTTTTGTGACGCCGAGATTATCACGGAAGAAGCAACTGTTGAAGAGCTTATGGCTATTTACACAGAGACAATGACTGAAGAGCAGTTTAAGGCTGTGTATGATAGAATATTCAAGTAACTTCACAACACTTGATTTTATAACAGGGGTGTCGCCAAGTGGTAAGGCAATGGTCTTTGACTCCATTACTCACAGGTTCAATTCCTGTCACCCCCGCCAAGCCCTATAAGGGCAAATAAATAAAAACACTCGTGAAAGGAGAAAAGAAAATGGCGAGTTTTAGTATCAGTCAGGCAGACAGTATTGGTGGACAGGGCGGTGGCGGTTTTTTCCGTCTTAAGAATGACCTTGACACAGCAAGAGTACGTATCCTGTACAACGGTGCAGACAGCGTTCACCCGCAGTCAGTACACGAATGTGAGGTAGACGGAAAGAAGCGTTGGGTAGACTGTTTGAGAGGCTATGGAGACCCTGTTGACGCGTGCCCGTTCTGTAAGGCGGGCAGGTATGTCAATATCAAGTACTTCATTCCGCTTTTCAACATTGACGCGAACACAACGCAGATTTGGGAGAGAGGTAAGGACTTCGGCAGTAAGCTTTCGTCTATCTGTTCGAGATACCCCGACACTTATTCTCACGTGTTCACAATCGAGAGACACGGTAAGGCAGGCTATCAGCAGACTTCTTACGAGATTTATGAGGAAGAGAAGACAGAGGGTGTATCCCTTAATGACTTCGACGTTCAGAACCCCGTAGGCACAGTCGTAATGGTCAAGACAGCCGAGGAAATGAATGCTTACCTTAACAGCGGAAGTTTCCCGAGTAACGGTAACACACGCGAGGCTAATGAAGGTGGCGGACAGCAGTATCAGAGACGCACACCCGCAGGTAATTCAAGCAGACGTGAGGCGTTCTAATGCCCATAAGGAGCTTAATACCACGTTCGGACAGGGCGAATGACCTTGCTATCGTACAGAAAGCCAAGAAGAGCGCGAAGAAGCCCGCCACTACGGTAAAACGTAATGGCGGTCTCGCGTCTCAAATCGCAAATATCAAGACGGTTGTACTTAAGAACCTTGGAATGTACGAGAATGAGACCGCCTGCATTCAGAATGAGATTGAGCTGTATTCGTATATAACCAAGGCAATTGAGTTTGGCAGGGTTGCGATAGATACAGAGACAACGGGACTTGACCCAATGTTGGACGATTGTGTTGGTACAAGCTTATATGTAAAGGGCGAGAAGACGGTCTATGTGCCGTTAAATCACGTTAACTATATCACGGGTGAGAAATGTCCCGACCAATTACCTAAAGAGGTCGTAGCAAAGGAATTACAACGTCTTAACGAGGCAGGTACAAAGATAATAATGTTTAACGCCCCGTTCGATATAAGGGTCATTATGCACCAAATTGGGGTACGTCTTCACTGTTGGTGGGACTGTTCTATCGGGCACAGGTGTCTTAACGAGAACGAGAAGTATGAGATTAAGGGTAAGGTCGGCTTAAAGAAGTTGCACCAAAAGTACGTACTTGGGGGCACTGCTGACGCATTTAGCTTTGACGAGTTGTTCGACAAGGTTAAGTTTAGCCTTATTCCTATCAACATAGGTTATCTGTATGCAGGACACGACGCAAAGATAACTGACGAGGACTTCGAGTTTCAGTATCAGTACTTGTATTATGACCCTGACGCGCCGTTAAGTGACCGTAATGGTATGAACGGTGTGTCATACGTGTTCTTTAACATTGAAATGCCGTTAATCGACGTAATCATTGATATGGAAGACGCAGGGGTATCGTTGGACGTTATGTACGCTCGTGAGTTGTCCGTCAAGTACCACGAGAAGCAGGAAGAGGCATTACAGCATTTCCATACGTTGTTGCACGAATATGACGCGGAAATAGAGGCATATAAGGCAAGCCATAGCGACTGTAAGTTGGACGACCCTATCAAGGTTGGAAGTTCACAGCAGTTAGCCGTGCTGTTCTACGATATTCTTAAATATGAGAGCGTGAGCAGGAAGCAACCGAGAGGTACAGGAGAAAAGATACTTAAGTCATTTGGCACACCTTTGACAAAAGCTATCCTTGACTATCGAGGTGCAAAGAAGCTCTTATCAACGTATATTGATAAGTTGCCTGAATGTCTTAATCCGAATGACCACAGGCTTCATTGCAAGTTCAACCAATACGGCGCAGATACGGGCAGAATGAGTTCAAGTGACCCTAATATGCAGAATATCCCGTCGCACGCAAAAGATATACGACCAATGTTTGTTGCGAGCAGGGCGTCGGAAGACGTGGAAGCACAGGACAACCATTTTACGGTGAGCCGTTGGTGTAACGTAGAGACGCTTGGTGGATTTACATACGCAGATAATATGCGTGTGGGTGACACACTTGTTACTGACGAGGGAAATGTTGTTATCCGCGAGATAACGAAAACCGACACTACTATTACATTTGACATTGTTGAGGGGGTGATAATGAGTGAAGTTACGAACAGTTGAGAATTACGTCTTACTGTCAAGTGACTTCTCTTAGAGCGGTCACAGCAAGAACCAAAATGCCTTGCCGCCTTGTGCCGTATGGACGGCGATAGTCAAATGTACGACACATTTATGCAGGGCAAGGACTTGTATTCAGAGATTGCGAGTAAGTCTTTTCACGTATCATATGAGGAATGTCTTGAGCATTTCCCCAAGGGTACACCTATCGTAAAGGGTGAAGACGGGAATTGGTATTACGCCACCGACGACCATTATGATAAGCTTGCTGACGGAGAGACGGACACGTATGACGCGGGTAAGACGCGAAGAGGACAGGCTAAAAGTATCTTACTTGGAGTGCTGTATGGAAGAGGCATTAAGAGTATCGCAGAGCAGTTAGGCTGTACGGAAGAAGAGGCGCAGGCTATTAAGGACAGCGTATTTAGAGCGTTTCCTGCAATCAAGGCATTTGAGGACAGGTCTTTACAGATGGCACGCGAGCTTGGGTATGTTACCACCGTTTGCGGACGTAAGCGCAGACTTCCTGATTTGCAGTTGCCCAAGTACGAGATTGCTTGGAAGAAAGGTTTTGAACCCGACGGAGATATTCTCGACTTTGAGAACACCGACGTGACCGTTCCGTATCAAAAGGAAAAGTACTATATCACAAAGCTGTTGAATGCGCAGAGCAGAAAGCAGAAATTTACGATATTTGACCAAGCAGAGCGCGAGCATTTTGTTATCACAGATAACAGTAAGAGGATAGGCAATGCCACGAGACAATGCGTAAATTCCCGTATTCAGGGCAGTGCCGCCGACCTTACAAAGATAGCAATGATAGAGCTTTATAAGAACGAGCGCTTACGTGATTTGGGGTTCAGAATGCTTATCCCTGTACACGACGAAATTATCGCGGAGTGCCCGAGAGAGAATATGAAAGAGTGCTCAGAGTTACTTGCCGAGACAATGTCTCACGCCGCCGAGGAGATACTGCAAATGCCTATCAAGTGCGACGTTACCGTATCCGACGCGTGGTACGGAGAGAACATTGAGTGGGATAACTATGAGGAGTGGGATATTGACGACGAGGACAGCGAGAGTGAGGAATAACGTATGAGAATGAAGCCATTAGTAGCCATTCAAAGTACTGCAATGGACGGCGATAATAAGTATTCGAGATTGCTCAAGATACCGCAATACACACCGAGTGATAATCCGCCGTCAGTCGACGCCTGCTATGATTATCGCAAGTATAACGAGCTGTTAAGGCATATAGACGAGGCAGACATTACCGACGAGGAAAAGAGGTTCTTACGTTACGGTGCGACCCGACATATCGTATTTAACTATGGACTTATCGCGGATTATTATGCAAGCGCTACGCCTGAAATGCAAAAGCTTATGGAAGAATCAGCGTTGGTATTAATCGACTTTGACGACGCGATAGCAAACGGATATGTGAAGCTGTCAAAGAGATTGGAGGCAATCCGCAATGACGGAAATCTTGCAAAACAAGCCAAAGACTTTGAGTGACCTTGTCGTGCTGATTATCAGCCACCACAATGCTGACCTTATACTGACCGTAGATACTCTTAATAAGTACGGGTACACGGGAGAATGGTATATCGTGCTTGGAAGTGACGACGACACATATGACAAGTACGTGAAGCGTTTCGGCAAGGATAAGATAATTCAGTTCGATAAGGACAGCGTGACAGATAAGTTCGACCATATGGACAACGTGCCGTTACGGAATTCGGCAACTTATGCAAGAAATGCCTGCTTTGACATCGCCAAGGGGCTTGGTTACACTTATTTTATGGTACTTGACGACGACTATTATGAGTTCCAATTCAGGTTCGAGGCAGACGGGAAGCTTAAGACATTGTTTCCTACGAAGCTTGACGTGGTATTCGAGGCGTTGTTGGACTATTATAAGAGTATTCCGACACTGAAGACGTTATGTATCGCGCAAAACGGGGACTTTATGGGCGGTATAGAGGGTTCACATTTCAAGGCGCGAGTTATGCGCAAGGCAATGAACAGCTTTATATGCTCGACGGACAGACCGTTCACGTTCGTAGGAAGACTGAATGAAGACGTGAACACGTATTGTATGTTAGGTGCTCGTGGAGACCTGTTTCTGACCGTTATGGACGTAAGTATCAATCAGAACGATACACAGCAGAGAAACAGGCGGGGCGGAATGCGAAAAGGCGGACTGATAACACCGTACACGTCAGAGGGAACGTATTGTAAGTCATTCTATACGGTAATGTGTTGCCCGTCGTTTTGTAAGATAGGCATTTTAGGTAATAATCACGCGAGGGTACACCACAACGTGAAGTGGGAGAACGCAGTACCGAAGATAGTGAGCAGTACGTATAAGAAGCAAAACAAAGAATAATATAAACACAGGAGGTAAGGTATGAAACTTACAATGAACACGACGCAGTTACAGGCAATGCTTGGCAAGGTAGTCAAGGGTGCAGGTAACGACAAGCTCAAGCCCGAGACAGAGTATGTTGCTATCAGCCTTAAGGGCGGACACCTGACCCTTATGACAATCGACAGAATGAGAGCAAACTATCTGTATATCACGGCAGACAACATTGAGGGAGACGACCTGTATGTTGCAGTATCCGTAGATATTCTCACGAGACTTGTATCCAAGATTACGAGTGACAAGACGACACTTGAGATTACGAACAAGGCACTCACTGTTAAGGGTAACGGACAGTATCAGATTGCTCTTGACGCACCTGACGGAGAGCCTATCGTATTGCACGACCCGCTCAAGGAGCTTGAGCAGTATACGACAGAGCAGAACGCCGTCGGTAAGGCAAATTCTGCGGACATCAGCACAGTTATCACAAGTATCAAGTCAGCACTTCTTACTACTAATGACGAGCCTTGGTACAGTTGTTATTACGCCGACAGTAAGGGCGTGCTTACGACAGACAGATACACGGTAGGAAGCTTTGCAAAGGGTTTCTTGAACAGCCCGTATCTCATTGACGCACGTACAATGGACTTGGTCGGACTTCTTACGGGGGACATAAACGTTTATGTTAACGGAAACAATATGATATTTGTATCTGACGACGGACACGTATACACAACTATCCCTGACAGTATCGAGAGATTTAACATTGAGGGTCTTCGAACATACGTAACGCAGGACTTCGGATATTCTTGCAAGGTATCCAAAATGCCGTTCCTTAACCTGCTCGACAGAATTGCACTTTTCGTAGGACTTTACGACAACGGAGAGATAAAGCTGTCATTCGGTAAGGACGGACTTACGGTAACGAGCAAGGACGCGGAAGAGAAGATAGAGTACGCAGAGGGAACAGCTAACGTCGGTGAGTTCGAGTGCAGGACAGACATTGCCACACTGACCACGCAGATTAAGTCGCAGATAGGAAACGTGGTAGACATATACTACGGAAGCGAGGAAGCTATCAAGATTATCGACGGAGACGTCACTTCAGTAGTAGCACTTATGGCTTAACTCCTGTGTTTTTGACATATTGCCCCTTATCCGTCTTGTATTTTTGACAGGACAGGGTAGGGGGCGGTCAAAACCCATTAAAAATCGGTAGCTACACCAATTAAAAACGCTGAAAAAGCGGGGTAGCAAAGAGAGTACATAATATTGTAATTCCCTCAAAGATTGTATATACTGATAAGTAAGGAGAGTATCTGCAAATGCCGAGTAACACAGTACTTATACGCAAGTTACAGAAAGCGCTCAACACGAGGGGTGGGAAGAAGATAATGTATTCCACCTCACAGTTTTATTCGGAGCAACAGCAGAGACCCGTGACGATATACACAATTAAGCAGGCGGTATATGACGAAGAGAGCGGGCGTTGGAAGAATGTGAAGCTGTATGAGAGCACGTCACAGATGCGTATAGTCAAGTATTTACGCGATATGTGGTACACTGTAATCGGTAAAGAGATACCTCAAGACGAGGTATGGGACGCTATAAAGGCGAAAGACAAAGGAGATTTACAGCAATGGGAGCAGTAGGCGTACACACAGGTCGAGGACAGATAACGGGCACACAGGTAACAAACCTTAAGGACGCGACAGGGGTATTGAGGGACAAATTCAGGGACGCGAATTCCCTTGTAATCTTCCCATACAACTTCACGTCAATAGAGTCGACACTCAACAGCTTAAACAAGTACAGTGACAAGATAGACATAGCAAACGCAGTAAGAGGATATGCAATCGCAATGTCAGGCGCGACGCAGTCACAAAAGGACAATTTTATCTCCAAGCTGAACACAATGATGCAAAGAGAGGAAGCAAGGGGAGAGAACGGGCAGATACAGCAGGCAATATCGAGAATACTTGCGAACAACCCTAACCTGAACAGTGCACAGAGGAGAGTTGTTGAGGAGATAGTGAGGAGCACGATACAGAGACAAATGATAGACCGAATGGTAGCGGCGGATAATCGAAGAGGCGGAAGAAGGTTCGGCGGACACATCAGGACGAGAAACATAAGAAGAGACGACTTTGACAAGGCGTAAGGAAAAATAAGGCAAAGGACGGTACGAAAAGATGGCAGAGAAGAAAGAGAAGTTTGACCTTGAGAAGATATACAAGGACATAGATGAAGTAGTAGAGAGTATGCGAGACGAGATAAACAGGGTAGCCGATGAAGCATACGAAGAGGGAGAGGAAGAAGAAGACCGTAAGGAAGGTATAGTACGAGTTACTGACGAAACGGCAGACAAGTGATACAATAGGATAAGAAACACACTCGGAGAAGGGTAAGTAAGGCAAGAGACAGTCACACTTACCCTTTTACCATAGAATAAGGGGCGCGCCGGCGAAAATGAAAAAAGAAATGAATACACCTAATCTTCCTGATAACCTTGATACTGTTAATCCTACTCTTATAGATAATCCTACTGTTATTAATACTGACAGTAAGTCTATTCCTAATGATAAGGATACCGTTATAGATATTGCTAATCAATCCCTATCAGAAGCAGTAGTAGAACAAGATACAGGTAAGAAGAAATCCTATAATACACGTAATGCTGTTAAAGTTAACCGTGTATCATTCGCTACGCATAACGGTCACGCCCTTACCCCTCAAGAAGCTACTTTTATCGACAGATATATAGAAACAGGTAACGGTAAACAGTCCGTTATAGACGCAGGTTATCAGTGCAAAGCTCCTGCACAGTATGCTCAGAAGCTCCTAAACAAAGGTTACGTCACTGATGAAATCAATTATCGTTTAGAACAAGCGAAAAATGAGAGTATAGCGAGTGCAGAAGAGATAATGCAGTACTTTACGGACGTGATGAGGGGCAAGATAAAAGACCAATTTGATATGGAAGCGTCATTGTCAGAGAGAACAAAGGCGGCACAAGAGTTGGCGAAGAGACAGATTGATATTCCTAACAGGTTAGCAGGAAATGAAGAGCCGACACTGAAGATAAAGTTAGACTTTGGTCAGGATATGCCGAGTAGCGGAGAGGTTTCAGTGGAAGCAGTACAGCCTGACATTAATTTAGAGGGTCTGTCGGATTGACAGTGAAAAACTACACCGATTGCCCCGTGGGTTGATTTCCTGCGGGGTATAACGTACACTTATAGGAGCTGAAAAACTACACAAACTCGTGGCGAGGGGAACTTATAGGCGGTATAACGTACATAACAGATGGTGGAAAACTACACACTTTCCCCTGCGGGGAGAGAATACGAGACGATAAGGAAGAGGCAGGTACGGTCAGGAGAGTATGGCAGGCAGACAGGTAGAGAGCGCGGAGATAAGCATACCCGTTAATGAGTGTGTGATACCGATGTACAAACCGATACTTAAGGATATACTGACACACGGGCACACGCATTATATAGGTAAGGGCGGAAGAGGTAGCACGAAGTCCTCATTTTACGGGGGCATAGCGATACCGTTGCTCATTGTCGGTAACCCGCTTGTCAATGCGGTATGTTTCCGTAAGGTCGGAGCTACCATACAGAACAGCGTGTACTCACAGGTAGTGTGGGGAATAGAGAAGCTTGGGCTGACACCACTGTTTCATATACCGAAGATATACAGTAACCCGATAGTATACAGACCGACGGGGCAGAAGATAATCTTTATGGGAATGGACGACCCGAACAAGGTCAAGTCTATTAAGGTAGAGAAAGGCTATATCGGAGTTACTTGGTGGGAAGAGCTTGACCAATTCGCAGGCGAGAACGAAATGCGTAAGGTTCTTCAGTCCACAATGAGAGGCGGAAAAGACTTTTGGAACTTTATGACGTTCAACCCGCCGATAAGCAGAAACAATTGGGCGAACGAGTATGCGGAAGATATGAAAGACCGTGACGGAGTTCTCGTTACCCACAATACATATTTGGACGTACCGCCTGAATGGTTGGGATACCCGTTCTTCGAGGAAGCCGAGTTACTGAAAGAGAGAAATGAGCGAGCATACGCGCACGAGTATCTCGGAATTGCTGTCGGTACAGGTGGAGACGTCTTCCCTAATGTATGTGAGTTCGACGCCGACGAGATTATGGACAATGGTTGTAGGCGTTCAGATACATTTGACCATATATACAACGGCATAGATTGGGGCTATGCAAAAGACCCGACACGATTTGTCCGTATGCATTTTGACCCGACAAGGCTTGATTTGTATATCTTCAGGGAGTACAGCACACACGAGAAGCGTAATGCCGAGATATTCGACGAGCTTTATGAGAAGCTACATTTAGTGGATAAGACAGAGCAGGTAATAGCAGACAGCGCCGAGCCAAAGTCCATTGCTGACTTCAAAGCATACGGAGCGTTTATTCGTGGCGCACAGAAGGGAGCGGAGAGCAGGCGCTACGGCATCAAGTGGTTGCAGGGACTTAATCATATCTATATTGACCCGAAATATTGTCCTGATTCGTTTTGGGAATTTGCTAATTATGAGTATGAACAAGACAAAGACGGCAACTTTATATCTCAATATCCTGATGGTAACGACCACAGTATCGACGCGTGCCTTACGGGAGATACCGAGGTATTTACTGCTGACGGAAATAAGAAAATCGAGGATATGGTGGATACCGAGGGTTATCTTCACGCGTATGATATTAAGCGGAACAGATTTGTTTTGACACCTTATTGTCATTGCAGAAAGACGTTTGATTATGCCGAGATTTACAGAGTTACACTTGAGGACGGTAGGACAGTTGAATGTACTGATAACCACAGGCTGTTAACCACAGACAGAGGTTACGTGAGAGCTGACGAGCTTACCCACGAGGACGCATTATTTTGTGAAGACGGCTACGCGTATGTTAAGTCCGTGACGAAGACAGCTAAAAGGACTGCGGTATATGACTTGGAAGTGCCAATCTACCACAATTTTGTACTGTCTAACGGGGTTGTTGTGCATAATTGTCGTTATGCTCTTGAGAAGTACTGCAACAGAAAAGGTAATTAATAGGACAGTTCGTATAATAGCCCGAATAATGGTACAGTGGTTTTGATATACTGAAATGGGACGGCTTTTATGTGTTAAAAAAGCTACACCAACGGTGTTGAGGTGGACTTTTATACCCTATTTTAGCCCTTATATTTATATACTATGATACGGAAAATCGGCAAAAATGGTCAAAATTCCCGAGAAAACACTTGACAACATTATTTACTATGTTATAATCGAGAGGAAATCAAGAAAACTCATAAAAAGGAGACAATCAAATGGAAAATTCAGCAAACGTATTCAGATTTGAGGTAGGACAGCACCTTGCAACAACAATGTTGTATGGCGGTATTGCGAACTACGAGGTGGTCACGCGTACGGATAATACCGTTACAGTACGTGAGAGCCATATATCCGAGGATACAGGGGATAGAGTTTTTGGTGAGCCGAAAACATATGACATTGAGCTGTTGGACGCAGTAGATTTTAATGTATCCGAGGGCAGTGGCTTTAAGAACTTGGGAAAGTGCGAGGCATTTAGGACTTGGACATATTATGACCACGTTGGATATTGCTTCGCAAAGACGGGTGTTTGCTGATAGGGAGTAATGTTCCTTAACAGCGACGGAAGCCTCAAATGGGCGAAGAAATGCTACACAAAGGCGAGCCGAAAGAGCCCCACGGGGTATCAGGTAGTGTGGGAACAGAACACAGGGGGATATAATGACTAAAGAAGAGAAAGAGAAGTACATAAATAAGCCCGCACTCGGGGTGGCAGTGACAATGCCTCACGTGACCGTGCGTGCGGTAGAGGGGGATACGGCGATATTTACCGTGCCCGCCCTGTATGGAAAGGTAAAGGTGCACACAGCAAAGATAAAACACTCTAACGGGAAGCCGTATTTTTTCTTTGAGAACGCGCAGATATTTCTTGACGACTTGCAGTGAGCCGTAAAATTTTGTGTGGGTGCTTGACAAGTGAATACCACTATGCTATCCTATGCTTACAAATCAAAAACTCATACAAAGGAGAAATCAATTATGACTTATTCAGTATTCGACTCAGAAGCATTCTGCGGTTACACACAGCAGACAACATTTTGGCAGGACTTCTCAATTGCGGACGCATTTGGTGTTTCCGCTATCAAGGACACTTACAGAAGAGCGTTCAAGGCTTGGAAGACTAACGTTATATACGTTACAGAGCTTGTAATGGTACTTAATTGGAAGTCTTGGCAGTGGGCAGAGAAGAACCCCGAGTATTCCAAGGTATACGTTGACCTGTTCTACGAGGCACAGGGTTGGTGCTATGACAATCTTGAGGGTGACGACCTTACATATTTCTTTAGGACTACGGACTGAGAGGAGGGAATTATGACAGTTTTTGAGAAGACTATGGTTATTGTTATGCTTGTATCCTTATGTATAGAGGTGGTTTGTTTACTTATACATATGTGTAATATAGAAGCAGATACGACTGACTTGCTGAATAATGCACGTGCGTTATATAAACTGCTATCTGACAAAAGGTTAGTAGAGTGCACAGGCAGTCCATATGTTAACGAAGATTTGGAAGAACTTAAGCAACTGGTTGCAAGAAGCAGAAAATATACAGGTAAAGTAAAAGGAGAGGAAGCATAATGTCAGGTTACGAGACATACGAGAAGTACGCCCTTGCGTCAAAGACCGCGTTGGAGCGTATAGATAACTTTGAGTGGTTCTGTGCAACACTTTGTGCAGACATTGACGCGTGGGCATACGCACACGACGGAGACCCCGTGCATATTGTGCGGACTATATATAACGCAATAATGGACAGCGTAGAGGGACTGCCGATAGGGGGAGAAGAATTAAAATGAGCAGACGAAGTTTAGCAGAGCTTAAGGCTCGCTTGGTTGAGGCAGACGAGACGCGAGAAGAGCGTCATATAGAACACGAGTTCCTTGAGGACTTGAAGAAGTCTATCGAACAGACCAATCAGGCGGAGAGCCGTGAGCCGAGCCGAAGCTACAAGCCGTCGTCAATGGCGTGTATCAGGAATATGTATTATCAGGTCACGGGCGCGCCACAGGACGAGGGAATGACGCCGTACACACTCGTTGGTATCTGCAACAGCGGGTCGGACATACACGACAGGACGCAGAGGTACGTAGACGCAATGAAAGAGAACGGCTACGACTGCGAGTATATCGACGTTGGACAGTTCGTGGCAGACCAAGGTCTCGACAGGATAGACGTGGTGTCCAAGCAGGGAATGGAGACGAAGCTGTTTCATAAGACATACAATATGAGCTTCTTATGCGACGGTATCATTAAGTACAAGGGTAAGTACTATATCCTTGAGCTGAAGACGGAGAGTTCCTTTAAGTGGCAGAAGCGCGACAGTGTCGACCCGAAGCATTATGCACAGGGAACAGCATATTCAATAGCGTTTGGTATCGACCAAGTTATATTCGTGTATATCAACAGGGATATTCTTGATATGAAGTCCTTTATGTTCGAGCCGACTGCGGAAATGAAGAGGAAGCTGATAAGTGACATTCTCAAGTGCGACGGGTACGTGCAGAAAAATGAAGTGCCCCCGAAGCCAAAGGGTGTGCTTAAGTCCACGTGTCAGTATTGCAGTTATAGAGAGAGGTGTAAGGAGTACGAGAAGACAAACAAGGGGGAAAAGAATGAGGAAGAAGGAATACTTTGACAACATTATAAGAGGCGAGGTTAAGAATATCGGTGTGTTTAAGGACACTCTGAAGCAGATAGAGGAAAGGTACAGCCCAAAGGACGTTCAGGTTAAGTTCTATAATGACGACCTTGAAGCGCCCGAGAAGAACGTCGGAGTACCGATAACACTTGTAAGAGGCGGTACGGTAAATACAGGATACAGCTATGCAGACAAGGAAAGAGTAGCAATTCTTAACTTTGCTGACGCAATGAAGTATGGCGGTTGGGTTGAGAACGGTGCGCAGACGCAGGAGGAGAACATCTGTCGGTGCACAAACCTACACCCCGTTTTGGGCAAAAGTGACGCTGATAAGAATTACTATGCCCCGAACAAGAAGAATGTGCTTGAGACAGGATTTGAGCTGTATACGAACAGAGTTATCTATGCAAGGGACGTGACAGTGTTTAAGGACGACACTTCTTATGAGAACGTTGCACCGAGAAAGCTTGACGTTATTACGTGCCCCGCGCCCAAGGAAGCCCTGAAGCCTGACTTCGCGTTGAGCTTGTATGAGGGCAGAATGGAGCAGATTGTGCTGTCAGCGGTAGATAATGGTGCAGATTGTATCGTGCTTGGTGCTTGGGGCTGTGGCGCATTTGCACAAGACCCAAAGGTGGTTGCACAGGCGTTTGCAGAGGTGCTTAACGTATATAACGGCTATTTTAAGCATATCGTATTCGCCATTAAGTCCACACCAACGTGGGGAGAGGACGGAGCATATGAGATATTCAGAAGAGTGTTGAGAGAGCATTATACAGCAGGAGAGGTGGTGGAATAATGAGTACTTTATTCAGTTCAGTTAACCCCGAGGCAGTAAGTAAGATAAGACTTCACGTAGAGACTAACTCACAGACGATAGACAGTATCGTAGCAGAGATTATCGAGCCGTACATCAGAGACTTGGATAATTACGTGCAGTTCGTATCCGATTGTCTTAAGGACGGTAATAACCCGCCGTCAGACCAAGAGCTTGAAGATTTCTGTATGAACCTCGCCGCCTATATCTATTGGGCAGGCGGTGGACAAGAGCAGTTGGGTATCAGAGACGACATATCCAATGCAGTCTATAAGGAAGCATTTAACAGCGCCCGAGACGAGACGAAAGGAACAGTTCAGGATAAGAACAGCCGAGCGGAGATAGCGTCACAGCAGGAGCAGTTGGTCAGTATTTGCTATTCAAGAGCCTTTAAGACTATGAAGTCAAAGGTAGAGAACGCGCAGGAGCTTATGAGTTCTTGTAAGAAAGTTCTCACAAGACGTACCAATGAGTACATTATGACCAAACAGTCCATCGGAACATAAGTGAATACAGAAAGGAAATGTAGCTACCAATGCACAGTGAAGATTACGTTAACGGATTTAGGCAGGCGGTATTGTGTCTAAATAGCTTTTGGGATAATATAGATATGTACTATGTTGATAACCCACGTATCAGACACCTTGATAAGGAAGCAAAGCTTGAATTACAGGGAGCAATGAACGATTGGGCAGACAAATACTTGAACAAGGTGGTGCGGAAATGAAAGTTGCCTGTTATAATGCGTGTTCTGTCTGTTTTAGTGACTTGGAATACGGTGACGCTTTTTATCAGACTGACACACTGTATATGAAAGTGTTTGACCCAAAGGAGTCTGACCCTGATAAAGGCGTGGCAGTAAGGCTTGACACGGGGCGTTTGGAGTATTTCAGCGTGACTGATATGGTCACGAAAGCCGAAGTAAAGGTCATTGCAGACATATGAGTGATTTGTTAGCCGAAGTTAAGTTGATACGAGACGAGAAGCTTAAGTTATGGGTTGCGCGCTACCTCGACAGTTGCGTGCCACCCTATTTTTTCACCGTACCCGCGAGTTCGTCAGGGAAATACCACCCGTCCTATGCCTTGGGTGTAGGTGGCTTGGTCAGGCACACAAAGGCAGTCGTTCAGATAGCCGAAGAATTACTTCAGCTTGAGCAGTATCAGGACTTAAATATCAACTATCACGACGAGATAATCACTGCGTGTATCATACACGACACCTTTAAGCACGGTGACATAGACGCAGGACATACTGTGTTTGACCACCCGAACGTAGCGTCGGATTGCTTCGAGGGGTTTATGGTGCTTAACCGAGCAGACTTACCGATAAGTCAGGTGAATACGATATGCCATTTAGTCCGAAGTCATATGGGACAGTGGAATACGTCACCGAAGTCAGACGTGGTATTAGATAAACCTATTACAAGAGAACAGCAGTTTGTACATATGTGTGATTATTTAGCAAGCAGGCGAAATATAACAGTGAGGGTTGAGTAAGTGAAGCCAAAGAAGAAAGAGAAGATATTCTATTGTCCTTATTGTGGAAATGACGCACCTTACTTTGTTAAGGCAGATAAGCCTTGGCGTTGTCGTTTCTGTAAGCAGGTTTTCAGCAGGGACGAGCGGATTAAGGGATAATTTTTCAGAAAAATCTTAAACTGTCCCATTAATGGTATTGACAACCCTCAATATCCGTAGTAGTATGTACTCATAATCATAAAACTCATAACACGTAAAGGAGATAACACTATGGAAAACGTAATCTTGGCAAATGAAATCAGAACAGCATTCACAAATAAGGTTAATGAGTACCTTGCAAAGGGTATGGAGATTAACGTTGGTACAATGTCGGGCACTTCAGGCGAAATCAGCCGTATTGATGTAACAGACGGTAAGTATATCTATCGCATTAAGCTCGACAGAGACTATATGAAAGTTGCCGAGAACGACTATGACTTTAGAACACATACGGTTAATCTTACCGTTGAGAAGTTTGAGAACAAGAGAGCCCCTGCACTCGACACATTCGCAATCCTGTGGGGTGGCGAGGGAGAGTTAGTGGAAGAGAAGATTTGGTATTCCATTGACGACAGAAAAGCTTTCGTAGATACAATTGAGAATGCAAAGCGGCACATTGAGTTGCGCGAGGCACGCTTACAGGCGCGTAGAAATGACCGTAGGGAAGTAGTAACTGACCCTGCAAGGTTGGCACTTATCTATAAGCTTGTTAAGAAGCAGAGAGGTTATGCCACAACGCCCAAGAAGAATATCCTTAAGGTTACACGTGAGGGTAATAGGTATTATGTTTACTTCACAGCCGACAGCAAGAAGCGTGCGTTGTATATTCACGCTTGACATTCTTTCGTTACTATGTTATTGTAAAGACACATTAGAAAACTCATAAAAGGAGAAGACGCATATGACACCTGTAATGGAGAAAATCGCAAAAGAATACAACGTTATCGAGATTAGCGAGGGTTTTTATAGAACGTTCGGTGGTCGTGCATATATCATTACGAGGGACGAGGATTATGCTATTTCGTCTTGTAATGGCAGACATATCTGCTTTGCTTCTAACTTCAGACTTGCCTGTATTAGGGCAAATAACGTATGAGGGGGTAACACTATGAAGAGAACATACACAGGCACATTATTCCACCCTGACCTTACAGAGGCAGAGGTACGTCTTTATGTATCCAAGAAGAATAAGTATGAGCGTGGAAGCCGTATCTATATGGCTGACGACGTACCCGAGGACGAAGAGTTACTTGAGTTCACAGGACTTCGTAGGTGGGACGTTATTGAGGGCGGTAAGGAAGCAGAAGTGCTTGAGGAAATCGTTGACGAGATTGACGAGAACCACGAATACCTTGTACTTTACTTCGAGAACAAGGTTGAGATTTACTGCAACTCAAAAGTTACAATGTTCATTTGGTGAGAGGAGAATAGGAATGCTTACAGAGCAGGGAAAGAAAACATACGAATTGGTATTTTCATATAACCTTGGCGGGTTCTATAATGAATATATGGGGAACATTATTATCGAGCCGAGCAAGCTTACCGTTGACGTAATGAATGACTTGCTGAAGTTCCTGTCAGAGAATACTGATTGGGTTATGGGCTACGAGGATATTGGTGACGGACGGCAGAACGTGTTCGTTACACAGGCTGACTTGCTTTGATAAGCGCCTGTGGGGCTAAAAACTACATAAATTCCCCGTTAAAAATAGTATCAGGGGGTCACTTTGAGTGATAGAACGTAAGCGCGTATTCGTGTGCGCGAGGTGTGGGAAGCGGATAGCAATGGACGAGAGATATAAGTACGCAGTGGTCAGGTGTCCACGGTGCGGAATGAGCAGAATGAGGTATGTATGAAGCTTAACTTCTATCGGAAGCTGTTTAGACAGGAAGCAGAGGAAGCACCATTAACACGCGAACAGCTCTATAAGGTCGGCGTGAATAAGCTGATTAGGGAGTTGGAGAGGTGTTGTACAGACGAGCAGTTCACGAGATATAAGAAAGACGTGGTGCGTGAGATTAAGAGACGTGTCAGGAGAAACAACAGTTGGGTAAGAGCGATTGGTGGAAAGGCAGTCAGAGGTGGCAGGGAGCTACACCCAAGAAAATCCAAAAGTACGAATCGAGAGGAGAAATGATATGACAAATACAGAGAGAGTATTCCAAGAGGAGCTGTGGCGAGAGTATACTGCTGACCTTGACCAAAAGAGGGAGAAAATGATTGCACTTATTGGTAAAATGGGTGCAGACGAGCTTGAGCTTATGTGGCGTAAGTTCCAAGAATTCGAAATGGACTTGTTTATGGAGCAGGGAAGAACCGCTTAATGGCTAAAAGGAAGAACGTAGGAAAGCCCTTTGAGGACGAGGTAAGAGAAGCGTTGGATAGGACAGACGCCTATTCCTTGCGCCTGTACGACCCACCGCCGTATCTTAAAGGAATTGCCAACCCTTGCGATATTATCGTGTATCGTCAGGGTATTTTTTATATGTTCGAGTGTAAATCAGTTCACGGTAACAGACTTCCGATATTCAGTAACGACCCAACAGGACAGCATATCTATGGAAATATCAGTAATGCACAGTGGGACGGTCTGACCGAGGCGAGCCACCACCGCGGTGTTGTAGCAGGTTTACTTGTTTGGTGGGTTGACCGAGACGTGACAAGGTTCATTCCGATACAGACTGCACAGGCGGTAAGAGACAGGGGAGATAAGAGCATTAAGTATGACGCGGAGCTTGCGGGAAGCTACACTATCGGGGGTCACAAGAGGCGTGTATATTATGATTATGACTTTCAGCCGTTCTTTGATACTTACTATGACGTGCATTATCCGTATCGTCGCGAGGGCGACTGACTTTGTAACATAACTGTAACATTGCAGTGGTGAATTCTGTGGTAGTATATAACTATCAAATTAGAAACTCATACAAAGGAGATTAAAACTATGACAAATTTTGAGAGAGCACTTGAGATTATTGACAGAGCGTGTGCAGACAATGCAACACTTGACCGTAAGGCATTCAGAAATGCACTTGTACGCACGCACGCAAAGGACGAGGCGTGTAAGTTATCCGAGGAGTACTTCAGAGGCTTCACACAGGCACTTTATTATGCAGGAGCAATCTCATTTGAGGATAGGGACATTCTTCGTATGGCAATGTACGAGAATATCCCCGAGGGGGTGAATGTATGACCATATTGGAGTGCAGAGAGCTTGATAGGCAGATAAACGAGTGGACAGCGAAGACAGACGCGTGCTTCTTCCCTGTTTTGCGTGCAGAGAATAATCAAGTATACCTGTATCTTGAGCCTGAAATCAATACAGAGCGAGGAAGTAAGAAGATTGCAGAGTATACCGAGCAGGCAAGTGCGCTGACGAATGAGCTTCATATCGGTAATGCAGAATTCCTTTGGCGTGACAATTACAGAGACAGACAGGAGTACGTAATCCGTTATTGGCTTGCAAAGACAGGCGGTGTTAAAATGGATAGCACATACGACGACTTCCTGTATTATGCCGACGGTGAGGGTTTCACTATTACGGATAGAGATATTTTCGTGAATGGTGCGGATAATCTGCTTCGACAGTTCAAGCTGTTCCTTGAGAATAATCCGAAGTATACCCTGAAGTCCGAGGACGGCAATCTTGTATTAAGGAGAGCGAGCTGACTATGGCAAGTTCTGACAGTGCACGCGACCCCACCAAGAATTCAGGGTGTGACGCATGTCAGTTTAGGGATAACTGTTATGAGGCATACACTGATATGGCGAGGCTGTGCCCCGAGTACTTGGAATATGAGGTAGTACCCGACGAGTAGTTGGCGGAAAACTACATTAATCGGGGTGCGGATAGGAAAAATTTTTGGAAGCTGACCCTGTGGGTGGCAGACCGTAGGATACGCGTGTGCGCGTGAGTAAGGAGAAGCTGACTGCCGAGGACGGGTAGCCGAGGAAAGATATGATAACGAGGAGAGGAGAGTGAGGACGTGGCAGATAAGAAAGAAGAGAGTTCGGTTGAGCTTGATTTACGTACCTTAATAGACAGTTGGGGACGTTTATTAGAACTATTTGGACAGTTCGTGTCTGACGCAAAGGAAGCATTAGGTATTCCTGACGTGCTATTGGCAGAGGTTGAGGCAGATAATGAGGATACGGTGTCTGACAGCCCTGACCGACAGGAGAATTATGAAGCTGACGGTGAGGTTGACCGTGAGGTACGGGAATTTTCAGACGCAATATCCACTATACGCGGAACGAACATAAGAAGTAGCAGGAAGTCCTCAAAGGAGAACTTTTGTGAAAAAGCGGGTGTAGCTCCCCGCCCGACGCAGGGAGACGAATCAATGAATGAGATGACGAATGAAGAAGCAATTGTATGTTTGAAGTACCTGAAGCGGAGCATACATCGCGGAAGTAACCTTGAGACAGCCGTAAACAGGGCTATTTTAGCGTTGAAAGCTGACGACGGTACTCGGGACGGTATGTGGCTTGTGCAGTCCAAAACAACCGCTGTGGGGCGTGACAGATACCGTTTGAGGTGTTCTAACTGTCGTAATTCGGCGTACAACAGTGACAGCCTCGTAACGGGATATTATCTGCGGTACTGTTCTTTCTGTGGTTCGAGAATGAAAAATTACAAAGAGTTCGAGTAGGAGAAGTTCTATGGAGATTAACGCCGTAAAAAAGCAGATTATGGGTAAAAATCTTGACCCATTTTATATATTTACAGGGGACGAGATAGAGGCACAGCGTATATACATTAACAAAATCGCCGAGGTCACAGGTCGCACCGTGGAACGCACAGATAGTGTAGCTTTCGCCCTACGTAAAAGGACGGGTTTGATACCGAGACCGACACTGTATGTTGTGCGCGACGACAAGGAATTTATGCAGGCAGAGAACGCGTGGGACGAGATAGACGCCCTTTTAGGTGATAAAATGCTCATTTTTCAGATAACCACGGTAGATAAGCGTACAAAATTCTATAATTTCTTCAAGGATAAGGTAGTTACATTTAATTATATGGACGTTGACGTGTTGTATAAGTACGTGCAAAAGGAGATTTCACTATCTGACGAGCACACCGAGCAGTTAATTATGCTGTGCGAGCAAAACTACGGACGAATTCTTTTAGAGATAGACAAGGTACAGCAGTACACACAAGAAACGAATGTAGCTCCTGACGAAGCGTTTTCCCGATTGGTTGAGGACGGTACGATACACCGACCACCGACTGACGCTATCTTCGCATTTACTGACGCAGTGTTGAGAGCTGACCCATATCGAGCATATATGCTTTTAGAGGACTGCAAGGCGATAGGAGAGCCGTCTTTAAGGCTAATTAGCGTACTTTATACCAATATGAAGCGTGTTTTACAGGTGCAGACGTGTGCAAGCAGTGACGTGTGCGCTACAACGGGGCTGTCGCAGTGGGACGTGAAGTGCGCGAAGAAGAACTTGGGCTTTTGGGGCGGAGCTGACCTTGTGCAGTTTCTTAAGGTGTTGCAGGCAGTAGAGAAAGGGATAAAGACAGGAGAAGTAGACGACGCTGTGGCAGTGGAATACGCACTGTCGCATATATTCTAATATAAGGGGCAGGCAGGAATGAAAGAGTACAAGTACTGTTTGCGCTGTGGGCGCAGGCTGAAGAACGAGGAAGCACGGATATTGGGCTACGGTAAGACGTGTTATAAGCGAGTAGAGACCCGAGCACCGATAAAACCATTGCTTCCGTGCAGGAAACCGCTAATCCCGCAGTCGGAATACTGACCTTGGAGCAACTTTTGCTATTTTTGGGGTGTAGCTGAAAGCTCGCTTCTGCCGACTCGTTGATTCGGAGCTGTCAACTTCGAGCTTGCTTTTGTAACCTGTTTGTAACACAGCTGTAACCTACGGAGCAGTCACATATGCTATACTGTGGGCACATTAAGAAAACTCATAACACGTAAAGGAGATTATCGGTATGACAGTTATTTACAGAGAAAGACACTTCACAAGTCCCTATACTTGCGTTGATTTTGAGCGTAAGCTTCACGCAATAAGCTATTTCATTCCTGACGGAACAAGCTTGTATTACTTCAAGGTTGACAGATACAACTATAAGACTGTTGGCAAGGAAGACATTATCAGAATAGAGGGGGTGTGAGTATGCAGTTAAAGCCGTATTGTGTCGTATACGTCGTGTGCGGAATTCATTATCATTACAGGTGCAGAGCAGTGAGTAGCAGGCAGGCTAAGCGGTACTGTCGAGAATGTATGGGGGTCGACAACGAACATATCACTGACGTATATCTTGAGTGGGATTAAGGGGCAGGAAGCCCCTTTTCTTATGCCCCGAGCACAGCCGACCACACGACCCGCGAGGTGTAGCTTCAGAGAAGCCACCGACGCCCCTGACTGAATGTTACAAACAGGTTACAAAACGTGAAATCGCTTGCAATGTGAATACCACCGTGATAAACTAAAGGCACAATTTTAAAACTCATACAAAGGAGATTTCAGTATGGAAAAGTTAGCAAATGTTATCAACGCACTTATGGACGGTCACGCTGTAAGGGGTATCAGTATTACTCCTTATGGTATCTACGAGTTAGTGGATATTTACCGTGGCGAGCAGACCACGACAATCAATTCTGACGTTGTAAAGGTTCTCGATTACTGCGGTATCGCGTATAAGACACAGGGTATCGGTTGGAAGCTTATTTAAGGGGGTAAAACAAAATGACATACGATTACGCAATGGAAAGAAACGACTATAAGAGAATTGACAAGCTCAATACGCTTACTAATGTTGATACATTCTATGACGACGTCAGGAAGCTCGTTAAGAACGTTCACTCTGACCATACTATCAAGCGTTGGCAGTGCTTGGCAGACGCGAGGTATGACGAGCTTGCAGGTATAGAGCGTTGAGGGGGTAGACGATATGTTGACAGCGGATAATATCAGGGAAGTTGCAGGCAGGGTACAGTGGAGTGATTGGGGCATAGACGAGAGTAACGTAGCGACCTACATTAACAAAATAGTGTCCGATTACGGGTTGACTACCTATGGGGACGAGGTCGCGTGTGCTTTTCAGTCTATCGGGTGCACAGTCACCGCGATTTACGATTGGACAGACGGAAGCCCGATTTACACGGTAAGCTTACCGATTACTGCTGACGAGTATCAGGACAATCTAAAGGAAGCCCGAGAGTGGGCAGACGGTTGAGAAGCGGGGGTTCACCCCGTTTTTCTTTGCCCCTGCGAGGTGGCTACACCAACCGCTCCGCGGTGCGTGCCCGTCGGGGGTTGGGGCTCGCCGTGGCTGTCCGCGCTGTAATGTGTTTGTAACACAACTGTAACACACAGGGCGGGTAGTACGCGCTATAATATGGGTACAGTAAAACAAACTCATAAACAGTAAAGGAGATTAAATCAATGGGTAAGTATTCAGACAAGAACGCACAGGAAGTATTGGCAAGGGTAAACGAGCGTATCTTTATTCTTGAGGAGAGAAAGGCTAATTGGGACAATATGTCTTACTGCGAGCGCAAGTATTATACACCGTTGTACTTTGAAATGCGCGAGGTGTGCAAAGAGTTGTCAATCTTCGATTGGTGGATTGACAAGCTGTCACTGACAAGGCTTTACCAAATGAGGCAGTTCTTGGAGACAGCTATCGAGCTTGGCTTCACAGGCTATGTCTGCTTCAAGGTAGGCGTCAGCGGTTGTGCTAACGGTATGTGGGCGCATACAATGGAGACAGAGACAGGTTATTCTCCCGAGGGTTGCGACTTCTTGTACAGGTCATTCACAACAGATTACACCTATTGGGATATTCTGTATAAGGAAGACGTAAAACTTACAGAGCTTGCAGGACTTAAGTTCGACGGCTTCAAGACAGCGCGACAGCTCAAGAAGTTCCTTAAAGAGCCCGTTAATGGAAAGACAGCATAAGGGGGTGTCAGTATATGAATATCTACGCAGTAAAGAAAGTTGAGCTTACTAAAGGAATGGACAGGGACGCATATATGCAGGCGTTAGAGAACGCGCCTGAGATATACTGCAAAGGGCTTGACGAGGTCACAGAATACGTCGGATACAAGCTAAAACGAGGACGTACAGGAATGTACGGTGGCACGGTAGGGAATACCGAGTACCTTGCATACAGGGTGGGTTGACAAGCCCACCTTTTCTAATGCAGTTCCGTTTCAGCAGGAAAACAGGTGTAGCTCCCCGAGCCATTTCTGCGAAATATCACGCAGTGTAGCTTCTGAAAACTGTCCGATTATTGGGACACTTTGCGCGACTTTGGAAAATTATTAAAAATAGTGTTGACAAGTGGTAAGTACTTCGATATACTTAAGGTGCAAGTTAGATAACTTGACGCACTCATAGAACGGAGATTTTAGCAATGAGATACGACAAGAAGCTTATTATGAAAAAGGCACACGAGGCATACAGAAGCGGACGCTATGGCACATTCGCTAACTGCCTGCACCTTGCTTGGGTAGACGCAAAGGCAGTAGCAGAAATCCGCGACACATACGGCGAAGTTAGAACGTGGTATGGTTGGACACTCGTAGGACGTGAAGTAAGACACGACGAGACACACGTTGCACAGATTGACCTTTTAGCTCCCAAGAAAGCACGCGGATACTTCGCAACGTCTTTCTTCACATACGAGCAGACGGTAGAGCTTGGCACACAGCCTAAAAAGGTTGCATAAACACTCATAGAAAGGACGAAAGAAAATGAACGTTAACTATTATGTACCCGCAGGATATAGAGAAGTAATCAATGCCCGTGTTAATGCTATGACAGACACACGCGAGATTAGGCGAGAAATCCGCTATTACACCGAGGTATACAATATCCGTATCAACAATTACGGCGACGAGGACTACGCAAATCAGGCAAGATACCGCGTAGACGTACTCAAGAACAGATACAACGAGCTTACAGCATAAGGGGGTGCAAGGTATGACAGACACACGCAACGCAACACACGAGCAGTTGGTAGAACGTGCAGTTGAGCTTATCAGATTGTCAATGGAATACAACGAGCTTACAGACGAGCAGATAAGGCAGAACGCAGAGGTAGCAGGCGACACAATTCTTCGAGCCTTTATCGAGCACGAAGAGGCGTGACCACAAGGCGGGAGCAATCCCGCTTTTTAACCGCCTCGGTGTAGCTTCGCAAACTGTCCGAATAATGGGACACCTGAAAAAATATTCAAAAAAGGGCTTGCATTGAATTGCATAGTGGTATATACTCATATCGTACCCAATAGGTACACACTCATAAAACTCATATAAAGGAGATTAGAACAATGGCAAGCATTACAAGAGAAAAGGCTATTAAGTGGGATACAGAGGCTAAGAAGTACGGCTCTTTCAGATTTGACGTTGAGTATTATGTACTTTGGAGCGAAAAGGCACTTATCAAGAATATCAAGCACGAGGACGGCACATATACACAGCACAAAATCAGATATGCCTCTGAGTACGTCAGAGAGAACGGCACAATCACAGAGGTGCACAAGCCCGTGCATATTGTTAACACTCTTTATCCTTTGGAGTCGGGCTGTTATAGAGTAATACAGGAGAGCTCAGAGGTAATTGGTGAGACAGTAACCAAGAAGAACTATAACAACCTTTGCAAACTGTCCGCAACTATCAAGCTTGAGGGGGTAGCATAATAGGGCACACGGCACATTGACAGCAGAGGTAAGACGTCCCTTAACAGGGGCGTTTTATTATGCCCGCAAACCCACAGCAGAATTCAGGTGTAGCTGACCTTTTCGCACCGTGGTGACAGGGAGAGTTGGCAAATGTTAACGAATTGTGAACACTACGATTTACCTATTGTAAATACCACCAAAGGTGATATTCTATAATCAGATACAGGGTATCGCTCAAAACACTCATAAGGGGGAAAAGACAATGGCAGTTAGCAGACACTATATGAACGATAGACAGTACCGCGAAGAGCTCATTAAGTACCTCGGACAGGGAAACGTTATAGGCAAGTTCTACGTAGACAGAGGACATTGGCACGGATTAGAGAGACACGAGCTGACAGATAACGGAATTATCATAGTTTACAACAACACAACAAACGACATTATCACAAAGCTCATAGCAAGACCCGCACAGGTTAAGAGATATTATCCTAACGGCGATTATCCAAGAAAGGTTGTACAGATTGCAAGAGAGCACACAGAAGCAGGATACAATCACTACTGATAACATAAGGGGCGGACAGTAACCGCCCTTTTAATATGCCCGAATTCTGACAGCCCCGACCAACCACGCACAGACCGACACGGTGTAGCTCCGCGAGAAAGTCCGATTAATGGGACAGTTTGGAAAAAGTGTAAATTAGGGGTTGTATTCACTATTGGAAGTGATATAATGTAAGTACAGTTTAAACACTCATAACAAGCAAAGGAGATTTCAAAATGTACGTTTACGACAATTACGATTTAATGGTAGAGCGAGCTTGGGACAAGTACTGCGGTGAGGCGTCAAATACTATGACACTTGCCGAGGTTATGGACGAAGTAGTTCGTGCGAAGTCTGTAAAGGAAGCAATCCGTCTTTATGAGAAGTACAGCGAATATATGGAGAGTGCACCTGATATGCAGATTGAGCTTTGGAGAGAGGACGACGTCATAGATACAACGTATTCTTGGCAGTACGACGGAGAGGATAACGGTTTTGTGGAAGAGTGGTTAGACGAGGACGACGGAGTAGTTGTTAGGTTTGTCGTAGAGTGAGGGGGTGCAAGTATGGCAGAGTTGACAGAATACGAGAAGAAGTCTTTGGATTATCTGAATGAGCTTTACAGCGAGTATCTTGAGGCGTGTGAAGTATCCCTTACAGACATTGCGCACCGTGTACACGAGCGTTTTATGACTTGTGTGTTTATGTTTGAAGAGGTCACAGGCAAAGAGGTTTGGTGGAACGGTCGAGTGGTACAGATAGCAGTTCCCGACGAGGAAGAATAAGCAGAGGCGGTCACACAGACCGCTTTTTGTATGCCCGAATTCCGCACCCACGAAGTGTAGCTTCGCGCGAGGAGCTCGGTCTGCTGTGGTTCGGTTGGGCTGACGGACAGGCTGAAACGCAGTAATATCAGGCATTTCCGCCGTTTTGCTGTTAGCTGACGGTAGACAGAAGCAGGCGGAGAGGAGCAGTTTCAGAGCAAAAACGGGTGTAGCTGACAGTGCCACCTGTTGCCTGCGGTGTCAAGAGCAGATTGACAGTGTAATCTGTTTGTAACACAACTGTAACATAAAACAGCTAAAGGGGTATTGTATTTACCACCGAAAGTGATATTCTATACTTAACAAAGGAAAACTCATAGAAAGGCAGGACGGGGAAATGACAAAGGCAAGAATGTACAAGGTTTTAATCGCAGTAGCAACAAGCAACTGTCAGGTAATGGACATTTTGCAGGCTATCGCTAATGATAAGGCTATCACAAGTGAAGATTTCTTCGACCTTTTCACATATAGCAAGGAAAGAACAGCAGAGCTGTTAGGAACACCCGCAGAGCTTATCGCATAAACACTCATAGAAAGGAACAAACACAATGAACGAGTATTTACAGGCGCTTGAGACAGTTGAGAGACTTGGTAAGGATAACAGAGAGCTTCGCAGATATTTGCGTAACTGTATCGCACTTGGGGACGACACTAAAGTGCAGGAGCAGGCAAAGGGTGCAACACATATTCTGTATCTTCTTGGCTTAATCACGCTTGAAGAGCAGGAGCTTATCAGAAAGGCAGTAGAGGAGGATTGACAATGAGAGGACGTTACAGACTTACTTTTGAATTCGCGGACACGGAAAGAGAGGCACGCGCAGAGGTTATCAGAATTAACGCGCATTGCACGAGATATATCAGGACACATAAACCCGCCCACTATACACCGTGGGAAGCGAGAGACGCGCAGGGACGTGTTACAGAAAGCAAGTATATCGTTTGGTATTACAATTAAGAGAGGGGTGAAAATATGTTGACTGATATTAATGAGATAACAGCAAAGTGCAGAGAGCTTGACAGCGCCCGCCTGTTAAGTTACCACAGGGACTATTCAGCCCGCGCGTCACGTGAATACATTCACCATCAAGACAGTGACAGATACAAGGACTTGAATAGAATTCTGACAGCAATTGAAGCGGAGCTTTTAGTTCGTATTCATTAAGACAATCTACGCGAAATCTCCTATATTTATGACAGAGGGACGGGACGACAAATCCCGCCCTTTTGTCGCGCAGGAAAACGCGCACAGCCCGCCGACCACCGACAGTGTGTAGCTTCTCGGAAGCGCTGAATGTCGGCAGTGGTTGGAGTTTGCAGTGGTTTCCTTGGTACTGTCTGACAGGTGAGCCGAGCAGTAAATACCAAACAATCTAAAACAGTTGTAGCTCCCGTCTTTGTTGAGTTCGGTAGTATTTTTAATTATTTTTCTGAAAATGTGAAAATAATGCTTGACAGGTGGTAAATACTTTGCTATTGTATAATCACAATTTGGAAAACTCATAACAAGCAAAAGGAGATTTTATCAATGAGTACAGCAGACAGAATGGTAACACACAAGCACCACTATCTTTCCATTGAGGACTGGCGCGATAACTATTATATGTATGGTTATTGGTTCTTGGTAGGAAGCTCAAAGGACGCGACAGTTCACGCATATGTATGGGAAGAGGATACAGCTATTAAGTACGCAAAAGAGCACCACGCAACGGTGTATACAGGCGGAAATCACAACCACTTAACAAGAGTAGCAAGCTTTGAGGAGGTATAAGATAATGGGCAACAGAGCAGTTATAACAACACGTGAGAACTTCGAGAATAACGGTATTGGTATCTATCTTCATTGGAATGGTGGCAGGGACAGCGTAGAAGCTTTCCTGAAGTATTGCGAGATAAGAGGTTTCCGTGCACCTGATACAGACTGCTACGGCTTCGCAAGACTTGCACAGGTTATCGCTAACTTCTTCGGAGACGACGGACTTTCCGTAGGTATCGACACATTGGACAGACTTGACACTGACAACGGCGACAACGGAACATACATTGTCGAGGGGTGGAAAATCACAGGGCGCGAGTATTTCCGTGGAATAGAGCAGGATACATACGAGCTTAACGAAATGCTTGAGGCTATCGACGAGAGACAGGCACGCCCTATTGGTGCAGAATATTGGCACGCAGAAGACGTACCGACAGCAGACCTTAAAAAGGGCGACAGAATTATCGTTCAGAATTGGAAAGGCGAGTTCAAGACATTGACCGTGCAGGGCTTCGGAGACAACAGACGAGTTAACGGAACAAACGTTAAAGGAATGCCGTTCACTGACGAACTTGAGACAGGCGACAAGGACAATATCAACAACTATTACAGAGAGGCAACAGCGAAGAGAGTAAAGTCAGAGTAATCAATCTAAAATCTCCTATATATGCAGAGAGGCGGATACAACTTCCGTCTTTTTGTTTGTCATCAATTCGTCTCGGAGCAAAAACAGGTGTAGCTGACCGCCCGCTTTCGAGGCACTTTTTGGTATTTTCTGTGATTTTTGGGGCGAGTGTAGCTTTTGAATGGCGCTCGGAGCTGTCGATTTGGTGCAGTTTTGTAACATATTTGTAACATAAAGGGCATTGTAATCACTACGAAATGTGATAATCTATACTCACAAGCACGGAAGTGCAGAACACTCATAACAAGCAAAGGAGATTTTGATTATGTTCAAGTACACAGTATCCAATTACGTAGAAGAGGTTGAGGTCGAAAGATGGCTCGCAGTAGCTATTTGTGGAAATGCTACGGTTTCCGCTATGGAAGTAGCCGTTGCAACGTCCTGTTACGACGACGTTATGGACGAGCGTGAGGTAAACGGAGTAGTCGTCGGTGTTAAACGTGCATAAGGGGGTAAAGCAAATGTTAGAGAATAAGTTCTATAAGGTATCCCACGAGGGCGGAACATTCGTTACAGCAACTTTCTATAATCCTGTAACTAACGAGGTTAATTCCTGTTGTGTTAGAGATTATGATTATGCTGACGGTTCACACGATAATGACGAGCTGTACTATATGGAGATTAACGAGGAAGCACGCAGAGCTTTCCTGCACTCTCGCGGTATCATTCTTGAGGGAGATACAGTCCGTGTTGTTAAGGGCAGAACAATCGAGCACGGCTTCATAGGTACAGTTCGTAAGATTTGTGACTTCAATGACAGATATGGACGTTGGGTAGCAACATATGCTTACTTCGTAGAGGGCGGTAAGATTAACGTTGCTAATTGCGAGCTTGTAAAGGGGGTATAAGTTATGGCACAGAAGAGGTATCCGTTCAACGTAGAGAAGCACGCGCACGACATTATATTCAGACGTAATCGTGCTATGAATGAGCGTTCTGACAAGGCGTTCAACGGCACGCTTACTGCTGAAGAGGACGAGAGGTACGAGAAGCTCATTAATGACCTTGGAGACTTGCTCGACGTCTTTATGGGCAGAGACGCACGAGGTATCGTGTGGTTGACAGGCAAGGAATACGGTATGGCACGAGACGCCGTCAATTGGGCGTGTGCTATGAGAAGTTAAGTCCGAGAACATAGCATACAGCACGACAGGAGAAGCGGGGCACAGTTCCCGTTTTTCTATTGCAGACATTCTTGGTACGCGCCAATCGCAGGCACGAGGCGTGAGTGTAGCTTCCGCACAGCCTGTGAGCTGACTTGAGGGCTGATTTGCCTGCAAATGCAGTGTTTTCAGGGGTTTGCAGGTTTTCCGAGCCGAGTAGAGGAAAGCCGAGAGGTCTGCTTCGAGGCAAAAATGAATGTAGCTGACCGAGCGAAGGACGAATGACTTCTGAAGTAGTTGTCAACCTGTTGCTCTCGTTTGTAATCTGTTTGTAACATTACTGTAACATAAACCTATTGTATTTACCACGAGATATGTTAATCTATAATCACAGTTCGGAAAACTCATAGACAGGAGATTTGATTATGACTATTAATGAAGCACAGAGAATTTGCAGAGAGACAGAGGCACAGTATGGCGAGGGCTTGAAGCCCGTAAAGTGGACAGCTATCTACGCCAATGAGGCAGAGCTTCTCGCAGAGCTTGCAGGCGTTAACGTTCCCGCTGATAACGTTGCACCCGTATACACATATATTGGATACGAGTACGTTCATTCTTTCGCAAAGAGAGTACAGGCAGGACGCGAGCTTACAGAAGCACAGCTTCGTCAGGCAAAGCGTATCGCTATTCAGATACATAAGGCATATTTAATTCGCGAGTATACAAAGGGGGTATAAGCATATGACAGACGAGAGAAGAGCAACACATAAGGCAATCATTCAGAAAGACACGGCAGAACAGCTTATGGAGCGTTTTCTGTGGTACGTAAACAATTTCAATCCCGTTGACGAGGACAGGTGCGAGGACTACGAGCTTGTTAAGGCAGAAATTATCGAGAGAATGAAGAGAGGAGAGAAGTAATATGACAACGAGCATTATCAAGGCAATGGAACTTCAGGAAGTAAAGCGCAGACAGTACGAAGAGCTTATCAAGTACTACGAAGAGGGCACAGTTAACGGTATCGTTAATTCCTATGTGGCAGTCGTTGGATATTTCCACGGTGAACCGTCACGAGTAAAGACAGTAACAGGGCGTGTGCTGTATCTGAATTAAGGACAGCGCAGGACAGCAGACAGGGGGCGTGTACAGCGCCCCTTTTTGTATGCTTCAGTGACAGGCGGACAGGACAGCCGAGTGCGCACAGCACGACGTGTAGCTTCCGCATTTCGTCGGCGGTTGGTGGCTATTGTGAACTCTTCAGGCAGGCACGCGCACTGATACGTCAATTTCAGATTGACATTTTAGATACGTCAATTTCAGATTGACATTTTTGCTCGTTGTAAATACCAAACCAACGAAAAGAGGTGTAGCTGACACCTGAAGATACCGAGATTATCGGTGTTTTGTTTTGATTGGAGAGTAGGCAGTCAGGACGGGTAAAAAGAATTTTTGGAAAATGTGAAAAAATGTATTGCATTTTATCCTATGTGGTATATACTATACTTACAAGCACGTTAGGTGCTAACACTCATAAAACTCATATAAAGGAGATTAGAACAATGGCAAAGGTTACATTCGCACAGGTTACATTCGAGGAAGCAATGGACAGATACTATGAGGCACAGCTTGCTTTTCAGCAGAGAGTGCTCGACTTTACAGAGCGCGAGCTTGCAATGGGCGAGGAGAGCCTTGAGGACGCTTTCGTGGACGGATACAACGAGGCATATTGGTGCGGTTGGCGTATGGTCTGACCGCGCTGACATTCCGAGCCAAACGATACTCAACATTATTGACAGGAGACATAATTATGTATACAGATATTATCGTACTTAATAACGCAGAGACAGCAATCTATAACGAGCTTCGCAGACTTCGCGAGCAGTGGCAGGATATGGAGACACGTCTTGAACAGCGCCCCGAGGACGAATACAACTATGGCGCTATATGCAGGATATTAGAGAATAACTATAAGACTTGCCGTCGTTTCGTAGCTGACGCGTGGGGCGTCGATATAGAGACAATAGAGGATATTATACACGGCAAGTATCGCGTAATCGCAGAGGAAAGCCTACCGATATATAACGCGTAATACGGACAGTATAGACAGGCAGTAAAGGGCACTTGCTAACACGGCAGGTGTCTTTTATTTTGCAGTGAATATCCGACAGCAGAGAACAGACAGCAGGCGGGCAGTCCAACGCAGTCACGGGGAGTGTGTAGTTCGCAACGAACTTTTTGCTGTGGTTTGGTCAGCAGTTCCGAGCGTGCGAATGCGCCCGTGCAGGCGTGCGCGCGAGGGCAGGGGGTCAGCTCCGACAGAAAAATATTTTTGAGGGGCAGGGGTGTCAAGTCGTTTTGACAATTACAGTGTGTCCGTATAATGGGACAGCTTGCCGTGTTTGTTCTGTATCCCAATAATAGGACATATCAGTTAGCCAGTGCTAACCGTTGCACGGAAGTGCCCCATTAATGGGACATATACAAGTTAAGCTATATTGAACTTTTTGTTTAGAAAAGTGGTATGTACAAATAAGGAAGAGAGGCGTATACTATTAGTAGGGGATACCGAGCAATTCCCCACGAAAACTCATAGAAAGCAAAGAGGTAAAACACTATGAAAGACACAAGAATAAACCCCGCAGACATTAGGGTATTACTCGACAATCAGATTAAGCTGTTTAGGGACGCAGACAAGGCAACAGAGCTGTTAAACCGCTTTGGTCACTATCTGACAGTTTCGCAGGTTGAGGGATACATTAAGGCTATCAAGGCAATTAGAGAGGGGGTGTAAGCAATGGCAACAATGACAATCAACAGAAACCCCGTCTTTTCAGCAATCACAGCAAGCGCACACCACGCATTAATCGCGGGCGCGTCAGGAAGCGGAAAGTCAACTTTTCTTGAGAATATCATATATGACATTCTCACTCATAACCCCGCAGAATGTCAAATGGTTTTGATAGACCCTAAGCGCGTTGAGTTGAGCCGTTTTAAGCATACAGCGCATTGCGCAGGCTACGCGACAGAGCCCGAGGACATAGAGGCATTGCTTAATAAGTGCTTGGCACTCGTAGACTATCGCTACCGCGAAATGGAACAAGCAGGCGCGCGCAAGTATACAGGCACGAAGCTTTATATAATCGTTGACGAGCTTGCAGACATTGCGTTTACAAGTAAAAGAGCTTTTGAGTTATTAGAGCGTTTGGCACGCATAGCACGTGCGGCAGGGGTGCAGTTAATCTGTGCAACACAGAATATCAATGCAGAGGTTATCCCAACACGTTTGAAGTGTAACCTTGATACACGTGTATCCGTCCCCGTTTCTTCAGTATCAGAGAGCAGAGTTATTTTAGGTATTGCAGGCGCGGAAACGTTGAGCATAGGGGAAGCAATAATCAAGACAGGTTGCAAGGTCGAGCGCGTGACATTCCCCGAGGTAGATACAGAACCGCTTATAGCTTTTTGGAAGCGTTAATCTTCCAACGACAGCCAACAGCCACAAGCCCCGCCAATAGGCGGGACTTTTTAATTGTCTTCTTTTCATATAGGGGGACAGCCCCCACACCTTGAAACGACCTTAACCCCCACCCAAAAATCAGCCCGCAATTTTATGCCCCACGCACCCCACCCCCTGCCCCGAGAAAACCATATGGAAACCGCAAGAGGGAGAGGGGCTTGCTAATTTTTTGAATGTCATTGATTGTAGTTAATTTCCCGTGCAAGAACCTTCCGAGCGGGGCATATACGTGTGATAGGAAAACCTTCCGAGCGAGTGTTGGCAAGGGAAGCAGGAGCGATACGGAGCATAAGGGAGCATACGGGAGCACGGATACCCCCACCCACCTGAAAAAACGGCGTTTTCGTCAAGCAGGTGTTGAGTGGTGGCTTGATTTTTATTAGTGCAGAGTGTGTAGTTATTTCCCGCGCAGGTGAGTATTATTTTGACGGCGGGCAGAGAAAAATGATGTTGACAGTGCGCTTGAATAGATATATACTATGTTTGATTAGTTGAGACACAGACAGCAAAATGATTTTACATAATGCGGATATGAAACGGTGTCTCGTTGCTATGAACATAAGGTGAAAGACCCATACAGCAACTCTTATGATAAACAGATATGCAGAATAAAACCACACGGGGTCTTGTCTTAAACCTTTTACGATTTAACTGCCTTGGTTGATAGCGACACAAAGGACGTTAGAGAGTAGGAGGTATTTTTTATGAATTTTTCTGACGCGTTTAACATTGAACTGACACACGGCAAGACGTGGAATGGGGCTGACTGCCTTACGTCTACTTCGAACAGGTGTCTTGACTTCCTTGGGAGAGTGGGCGCTCTTCGCGGGGCGTCTGCGTACGCTAAATGTGACCTGTTCGACGAGGCGTATAAGGAAGATAAGGACAGTGCTATGAAGCTGTTGTTCTATGCCCGTGACATTCGTGGCGGGCTTGGGGAGAGAGACGCCTTTAATCAGATTTTCGCTCACTTGGCGGAGACGCATACTGACAGCGTCGTCAAGAACATTCCCAACGTGCTTGAGTTTGGTCGAGCTAAAGACTTGTACAGTCTCATAGGGACACCTGCCGAGAACGCTATGTGGGACTTCATTGCCTGTCAGTACCGCAGAGACTTGCATAACCTCGCGGAGGGCAAGCCTGTATCCTTGCTCTCGAAGTGGCTTGCCACACCGAATGCGTCCTCAAAGAAGACAGCAGAGTTAGGTAAGCTTACAGCCAAGAAGTTAGGGTATTCCTTTAAGACTATGTCAGTGTACAGGAAAGCCCTTGTTGCCTTGAGAAAAGCGATAGACACCCCTGAAGCTAAAATGTCCACGAACCGTTGGGGCGAGATTGACTACGAGACAGTCCCCTCAAAGTGTAACGTGCAGAACAGGGAAGCGTTCAAGAGGCACGACGGGGAAAGATACACCGCGTACATTTCCAAGGTCAAGACAGGTGACGCCAAAATGAATATGGCGACGGCTAATCCGTGTGACATTATGCAGAAAGTGGTCAAGGGTGATAACTCTGTCGAGATAAACACTATGTGGGCACAGTTACCCAAGGTCACGACAAGAGCCCTTGCCGTCGTGGATACTTCAGGCTCAATGACTTGGGGGCGTGGCGGTATGTCACCGCTCACGGTTGCTATCTCTCTTGGTATCTACTTCGCACAGAACAACGTCGGTGAGTTCAAGGACAAGTTCTTTACTTTCTCAAGCACACCTACGCTCAAAGAGATTAAAGGTGAGACGCTTGGGCAAATGTACGAAGACGTACATCGTTCCGAGTGGGGTAATTCCACTAACCTCAAGGCTGTCTTTGACAGGATACTTGAGATAGGCGTTAAGTATCATATCGACCCTGACGAAATGCCTGAAGCTATCTGTGTCATATCCGATATGCAGGTAGACTGTGTCCGTGGCTGTGATAGTGACGGCTTTATGACGTTCACTGACGTCGTACGCGGTGAGTACGAGCGTGCAGGGTACAGACTGCCTCACGTTATCTATTGGAACGTGAATGCGGTCAACCCTACTTACCACGCGTCTATGTCGGACAGTTGCGTGTCCCTCGTGTCAGGATACTCACCGAACATTATGAAGCAGGTAATGGATAACTTGGGGAAGACACCGTTGGACGTTATGAATGAAATTCTTGCGTCTGACAGGTATAAGGACATAACAGCGTGAGATATAAAGTGCCTTGAGTTCGCTTGAGGCACTTTTATGTTATACTGATAAGTGAATAAGCCCTCGACAGGATAATGGGAGATAGAACATTATGGCGAAGAAGAAGAGCGCACCGAGACCGCATAAGGTCACAGCCAAGGAGAGAGCAAGCTTCGACAAGATTGACAGTCAGCTTAAGAAAGGCGAGCGTTGGGTAACGGTCAACGGACGTCATATGATTGTCAAGGATAAGAAGAGGTAATCGCTATGCCTGTTCATAAGGTCGGTAAAGACGGATACCAATGGGGTACGACGGGCAAAGTCTATCGCGCCAAAAATGCCCGTAGGAAAGCTGAAGCGCAAGGCAAGGCTATCGAAGAGAGCGGTTGGACAGAGCGAAAAAGGAAAAAGAGATAATGGGCAGTTCAGGCGGTAGCAAAGATAACTACTCGGACGTAGATACACATTATACGAAGATAAACCCCGACGACTTTACACATATGGTGCACAGGTCAGGCATATATAACTCGGGCTATTTTCAGTCTGCAAACTCGTGGAAGATTAACGGCGCATTACGAGACGCGGTAGCCGACGGAATAAGCGTACGCGCGTCACTTGAGCTTGAATATGGTGACGAGGACGAGCTTGCAGAGGCATACAGGACGATAGACGCAATGGACAAAAGTATGCTTCCACTCAACAAAGATATTGAGTTAGTCCGAATGGCGGATAATGGCTATTTAGAGAATTTGATAACGAACGGTGGGGCAGAGTTGGACGACGACGTGAGAGGACGCCTTATGGACGCCTCAAAAGGCTTTAGAAAGTTCGACGAAAATGACGTAGCAGAGCTTCGCAGGGTGCTTCTTGGTGACTTTGTGCGTGAGCACGCATATATGTCAACAACATATGACACGTCCTTGACCGATTCGGAGTTCTCGTATCGTAGAGTACGCATAAATATCGACGCAAAAGCGGGTACACCCGCCATATTCAGTCCGACAGGAATGGAATCGGAGTGCGTGCTGTCCCGTAATGTCGGTTATGGCATTAATGATATACAAGTGTCCGCCGACGGAAGACAGTTGATTATATCCGTAGAGACAGTGCCTTGACAGTAGTAATTACCGTGATATAATGTAAGAAAACGAGAAAGGGGAAGTCGGAAATGGCAAATATCAAGGAAGATACAAAGAAAGCAAAAGCTCGCTTTGTTGCAACAGGCAAAGGAATGACAATTACCAAGGGAAAGAAGAAGCCCGAGAAGAAGTAATTAGTCAGGATAAGGAGAATTAGCCGTGGGAAGCACAGGGGGTAACGAAAATAAGGGAAGTCGAATGCTTGCGGGTGCAAGTGACGGCAAGTACCACCAATTTAAGTGGGAAGCAGAGGGCACACATAATTATGAAAGTGACCGAGGTGCAACCTACCGTTGGTTTGAACAAAATTCTAATGTTGAAGAGTTATACCCCGAGGTGAGGGCGCATTTGAACGCGTTTGACTATTGGGAACGTGGTCATTTTATGGGCGGTCAACAGTATGGCAAGTTCTCTGATATGGACGACACAAGACAGACATACACGCGTATTTACGATAATATTCTTGACCGTTCCGTCATTAATGAGGGCGTTGAAGTACATAGACGAGCTACGCCCGAGTTATTATTCGGAGAGGGCAGACGCAGTGTTACTGAAGAAATGTTGCGTAATGCAGTAGGTAATGAGGTCATATCTCTCGGTAATATGTCTACGGGAGCAGCGGCAGACGGACTTACTATCGGAAGAGGCGCTTCCAAGCCTATTGACTATACTATCCGTATCCCTGCGGGCTCTGTTGGTGCAGGAATGTATATAGGACACAATAGTGTAAACCCTACTTGGGGAGACCAACAACGTGAATTTATGCTGAATAGAGACACTGCATATCGTATAGTTGGTTATGAGCGTATATCACAAAGTGAGAGGCAAGATATTGAAGATAGGACGTGGGATACCGCGCCTGAATATCGTGTAATTCTTGAGTATATAGGCAGACAGCCACATAATTACGATTAATAGTTGACAAACTATACTTACTATGTTAGTATATACTCAAACAATACAAGGAGGAACTAAAAATGGCAAATAAGAAAACAACAAAGAAGAACACAAAGGCAACAGAGAGAAAGAGCGGTTTCGACGCACCCGCTTACGGTGAAATCGTACCCAAGGGAACAACATACAAGAAGCTTCCCGACGGAACATACAGAATGATACCACCCAAGGGAGCAAAGAAATAAGCATTTGGTGTAAGGAGAATTAGCCGTGGGAAGTACAGGAAGAGTTTCTGCGGGGAGCACAGGCGCAGTATCGGGCGGTGAACTGCCTGTAAGACGCAAGGACAAGGACGAATATAAAACATTCGATAGTCGGCACTCGGATACGCATAATTATGAGCGTGACGGGGGCGCGACTAATCGTTGGTTCTTGGAGCATAGTAATGCCCAAGAGCTTTATGACGAGATAAATAAAGACCGTGACGAGTGGTTAGCATTTGACCACACTTGGGTATATGGTCATTTTATGGACGGACAGCAGTACGAGGGTTTCAGTAAAATGGACAAGGAAGACCAAGACGCCACTCGGATATACGATAAGTACCTTGACCGTTCAACGATTAATACCCCTTTTGTGGTACACCGTCGTGCAACGGCTGAGTTATTGTTGGGAAAAGGAAACAGGACAGCAACGGAAGAGGATATACAGCGTATGATAGGACAGGAAATATATTCAAGAGGTAATATGTCTACGGGTGCGGCACGTGAGGGTCTCACAATCGGAAGTAACAAGCAGATTGAGTACGAGATTAGAGTTCCGTCGGGCACAGGCTACGGTATGTGGTTAGGTAACGACGACGTTAATTCTTACTACGGCGACAGACAACGCGAGTTTATGTTAAACAGAGACCTTATTCTTATGCCTGTATCATATGAGCGCGTAGGCGGTAGCGGAAGAGCACACGGACGCGCCGAGTATCGTGTTGTACTTGAAGTCGTCAGACGTATCGAGCACGATTATAGCTAATGTTGACAAATTATACTTACTATGTTAGTATATACTCAAACAACACGAAAGGGGTTAAGGTAATGGCTAACAAGAAGACAGCGAAGAAGAACGCAAAAAAGAAGTCGGGATTTGACGCACCTGCATATGGCAGAATGCTTAAGCCTGACGAGAAGTTCGAGAAAATGCCTAACGGTCTGCTTAAGATTGTGAAGAAGTAATCGAATGGGCAGTCGAGGGGAACGTATAACAAACACCGCTTCGGAGCGCGACCCGTTCGAGGAAGCTACCAATTTAGAGGGGCTTACAAGGTCGGAACAGCGTGAGGAAGTGCGCAGGTTGCAGAATGATATGGGTCAGACAGGCTATGAAGCAGGTGACCCTGACGCACCGTCCCGTAAAAAGGTGTATGTAAAGACCTCAAAGGCATTCGATATTAACTATTATCTGAACACAGGCAAGGTCGGAAGTCCTGACAGTGATTGGACACGTTTGGGGTACAGCGAGAGCGACATTAAGCGGGACATAGCACAGATAGACAACGGTATGAAGCCTATGTCAGAGGACTTGTTAGCGTACAGGTACGTGTCATTGAGGTCAGCTTCTCGTATACTCGGATTAAGCGAGAGCGAGCTTGGCAGGCTTAAAGTGGCAATGGCGTCAGACCCGAGTATGAGCAGTGCACTTCGAGATGTGTTGCAGTCAACGGACTATACACAGCGTGCATATACGTCACTGACATACACAAAGGGGCACGGAACATTCGACGCATACCCTGTACGATTTAGGGTAGTAGTCCAACAGGGTACGGGTGCGATAATGACGAACAATCACGCAGAACACGAGGTACTTGTGCAGAGAAATCAGCACTATAACTTCACGGGTGACGCGAGGATAGTACGTGAGTGGTCAACAGCAAGAGGCGAGAACGCGGCGTACTTGGAGATAGACGTAATCTTATAAAAAGGGGGGAATTGAAAGTGCCGAGAACAAAGAGAGACAACAACGCAAAAATGAGGTTTGTCGCTACGGACAATGACACAAACAATCCTGTTAAGAACACAAAGAATACAAAGGCAGTCAATGCACTTAAGAAGAAGCTTAACAGTAAGAAGTGACAGGAGAAGAAGCTAATGGGAAGCTCGGGAAGTGACAATAATAACAGCCGTTCGATAGGCGTAACGGACGTTGACCTTGGCGCAAGAGGTCAGATTACCGTTGATATTCCGCTCGTATACAGTGCGGATAGCGGAAGCCCCGTAATGCCAAGGAGCATACAAGAGTTTGAGAGTAAGCGTAAGAACGCCAAGATAGAATTTGGTATGGTAGTAACTGCTGACGGAACGGTGCTTGAGGAACGTAGAGGCGGTAAGGGCGCTGTTAAGTCGTCTGTACGAGCATTTATCAATGGTGATTATTTTTCACATATCCACCCGAGGTCAGGCTACTCAAGTGACGAACTTGGTGGCACATTCAGCGACGCAGATATTAACAATTGGGCAAGGTTCAATATATCTTCATTTCGTGCAGTTGCTTCCGAGGGCACTTACAGCATAACCAAGTCGCCCGCAATGATTGCTGACCGCGCAAGTGCAGTTGCGTTTGCTAATGACTATGCACACTTTATACGTGAGAATAGCAGGTCAGCAAGTGCACAAGCGTCACCGATAACACGAGAATATAGGGCGTTATCAAGGGAGTTGTGGAATAGGTGCGTGCGAGGTGAGATAAGTCGCGCCGAGTACGCCACACAGAACGACCAAGCATATAACAATTGCGTGGCACAGTTGAACAGGATAAACAATGTGGCACATATAAATGCTCACAATTGGCTGTTAGAGAACCAAGGCAAGTACGGATACACATACGGATTAGAGAGGTGATTAAAATGACAAAGAGAATCGAAAATCGAGACCTGCTTAACCCTGTAAAACTCGTAAAGAAGCGCCCTGCGCCCAAGCCGAGCGAGATTAAGAAGTACAAGGAAAGCAAAAAGAAAAAGTAAGACTTTTAGGGCAGTCAAAAGCTGTCCTAAATTTATGCTTGACAAACTATACTTACTATGTTACCTTATAAGTGCAAATAGAAACTCATAGAAAGGAGAAACAGATATGGAAGAAAAGAAAATGCGCAAGCCTATCACGATTAGATATGTGTGGCTGTACAAAGAGCCCTTTGGCGGATATGCGCGAGAGCACACGTCATACACATATGAGGATTATCACCGTGTCGTGCGGATTTTGCACGAGCACGAAGACAAGTACAAGGTAATTTCAGTTAAACGTGAGGGGGTGTAATCAATGTTATACGAAGAATTTATTGCAGGTACGGGTTGCAGAGACACTGCACAGAATTTTCAGGTATTCAAAGACCTTGAGGTTATGTATATGAATTCTGACATACCCAAGGATAAGATTTACGAGTACGGTAAGAAGCTCGTAAATAACGACCTGACTGAAGCGCAGGTTATTTGGAACGAAGACGTCGACAGACAGATTGACAAGCAGAAAGAAATCCTTGCCATTTGGAAGAGAGACATTAAGAGGTACGAGGAAGTGCTTGCTGTCGAGACTGACGAAGAGTGGAAAGTGTATTGGAAGCGTGAGCTTAAGTACGCCAAGAACGAAGCCAAGAATATCCGTTGGAATATCAGACAGCTTAAGGAATGTAAGTACACATAAAGGAGAGTAAGACAATGGCAAAGAAGAACTATTATTACGTGTTGGTTTGCACCGCATACGGTGCAGTGTTCGTAACAGATATTCTGCCCAAGCATAACGCCGAGTGGGATAAGGAAAAGAGCCCCAAGGCATTCAGCAAGGATATGGCAGAGGACGTGGCTATCGGGCTTATGGCTAACGGATATACCGCCTATATGGTCACAATGAAATGGGAGCTTACCCATCAGCCATATTTCTACGAGCGGGGTGAATTCAAGTGGGTAGAAAATGTCGCTTGACAAGTAATTACTACCGTGATACCATAAGGGTACAAATCAAAAACTCATACAAAGGAGAAACTAAAATGGAACTTAAGAAGACTTATTGCGTAAGGTTTAACAGAAAGACAGGCAAAATTGACAAGACATTGAGTGGTCTTGGAAATGCTATGTTGCGCCTTTGGGCTCTTCAGAACACGACTGCAAAGTCCAAGGACAGCATTATCTTTGACGAGGACGGCTTGGTCATTATGTACCTTGAGGGTACAGGAGACTTCCCGAACGTCACGAAGTATGGAGAGGGCACTGAAGAGGGCATCCACTTCATTGACGAGTTCTGTGAGGGAATACTTGAAGCGTTAGCACAGGGGGAAGACTGAAAATGCAGACATTGACACAATTCAAAAAGGAAATGCTTGTATATGCAAAGACCGTAGTCGATTTGGAAGACGGAGAGACACCTAAAGATTGGGTTAATGCGTATATCAACGCAATGCGGGAAGACGGGCTTATAGTTACAATCAACGGTAAGCAGTTTGTCAAGGAATAATCATAAAAGGGGGAAGACTGATATGGAAAATCCGACAGTACTTGAATTCGTAAATCAGTTAATTCGCGGGTCAAATGATATGGGAAGGGACAAGGTTGTGTCAGTTGAGACACTCACAAGAGTTGACCGTCCTGCGGTATACGTGGTGCATTGCGTAAGAGAAGCTATCAACGTGCACCCGAGAGAGTATGACATTTTAATCAAGGAGAATGAATGATATGAATACGAGAAAACTTTATCAGATTATCACGGAAAACAAGGGCGCTATTCTCGAACCTGTCTATTCAGAGTTGCTTGGAATGGTCAAGGAAGAACTTGCCAAGGAAGCGGAAAAGGAAGCAGGAAGAAAGCCCGTTATCAGAAACGCTGTTAAGCAGTTTATCCGTAAAGACCTTGTACGCCCTAATCTTACCAAGGCTAATGTGCAGGAGATTGACGGGGTCAAGTATTATGGTTATTGCGACGGATACAAGCTTGCGTGGTCACCTATTGATTTTGGGTTTGACGTTGCTGACGAGAGTTGCACATTGAATTGGCGTAAGATTATCGAAGTTAATTATCAGAACAGGGGTACTATCCCTGTAACTGACGAGTTCAAAAAGGAGCTTATGCTGTTTATTAAGACGGAAGCGGGCAAGCCCAAGTATCTTCGTGAGCCGTTTAAGCTTACAGGAGAGAACGGCTTTGTTGAGTTAATCAATCCCAAGTATCTCAAAGTGTGTCTTGATTTCACAGGAGCTACGGAAATAGTCATTGACTTAGCGGACAATACCAAGCCACTGTTTTTTCACGGTAAAGACGACAGACACGCTATGTGCCTGCCGATAAGACGTTGAGGGTAGGCGGTGAGCACAATGAAACTGAAGAACCTAATTCCGAAAGTAATCAGTCAGTTTGAGCGTATACAGTTAGTGAGTGCACGGTCAGGGGACACGTTAACCTTTGTGACATACGTGGACGGTGCTAACGCGTATGACGCTACCGTTATCGAAGCCCTTATGGATAAGAAAGTCTTTGGTATATCGTCAGACAAGGACGACAAAGGAGAACCGTTCATACGGATAATGATAGTCGATTATTGACGCAGGGAGACGAGAAAACTTCCAATATGGTCGGTTGCAACCCCTATAAACATTGTGTAAAATGTTATTTATAGGGGGTTTCTCCGTATGAACAACGACGTCACTCGTATAACAGTCAATTTTATTGATAGGAGCGCTTAAATGTTCTCTTCTGTTTGGGATAAGATAAAGGAGTTTTTCTCAAGAATGCTTGGATATAATCAAAAAATCGAGGAAACCTTGCACGTTACACCTGCTGTAAGTGACAAGATGGTCAATGCCATTGAAGAATGGGATGCAATGTATCGAAATGAGGCTGAATGGTTAAGAGAGCCTACGTTAGACGACCCGACGCGAGTAGTTTCTATGGGACTTCCCGCGTTTATTGCGAGTGAGAAAGCTCGTATGGCGGTGCTTGAACTTAAATCTGAGATTACAGCACCTACGTCTTCCGAGAGAGTGGAAAATCCTAATTACTTCCCGCCTCAAGCTGACGCGTTCGGCAATATTCGTGTAAGCGGACAGTCCAAGACCGTCGTGCAGGAGACCGTAGACGGCGACACAAAGCGTGCTGACTATATGAACGAGCAGTATCAAAAGAAGCTCATATCAAAGATACGTGCACAGCTTGAGTATGGTATCGCAAAGGGAAGCCTGATTATCAAGCCGTATGTTGTCCGCACCAAGGTAAGCGGTGTAGCAGGCGTCGCAAAAGACCAACAAACCGAGACGGAAGAGACATACAAGTACTTTATGGAGTTTGATTTCATTCAGGCAGACTGTTTCTACCCTATCTCATTTGACGGTTCGGGCAACTTGAGTGACGTTGCATTTATACAGACAAAGGTAGACGGAGATACGACATTTACGCGCCTTGAGAGACATAAGCTTACAGGTGGAAATGTGCATATCGAGAACTACGCATTTAAGCAGAAAAACGCGCCTGACAATCAGAGTATCGGAAATGTTTCTTTGGGCGCACAGATACCGTTAACGGAAGTCCCCGAGTGGAAAGATATACCGCAGGCGGTAACTATCAAGAACGTAGACAGACTGCTCTTCGGTTACTTCAAAATGCCCGAAGCAAATATCATTGACCCTCATTCCCCGCTTGGTATGAGCGGTTTTGGTCGTGCAAGAGACCTTATCAGAGACGCTGACGAACAGTACTCAAGACTTATATGGGAGTTTGAGGGCGGTGAGCTTGCAATTGATATTGACCGTGACGCGCTTGAGTTTATGAACAACGATAACGGCGGTGGAAACTCTGTAATGCCGAAGCACCAAAAGAGACTTTACAGACAAATCGACCTTGGTGAATCTGACACATACAGACCGTTCTCCCCGTCTCTTCGTGATACGTCACTTATCAATGGTCTCAATAACATTCTTATGCGTATTGAGGACGTATGTGCAATGAGCCGTGGTACTATCTCTGACGTGGCACACGAGGCGCGTACGGCTACGGAGATTAAGATATTAAGACAGCGTTCATTCTCGGCTAACAGAGAGATACAGAACGCATTGCAGGTTGCCCTTGAAGACGTTGTATACGCAATGAACGTTTACTGCACGCTGTACAATATCGTAGACGATATTAAGTATGTGGATAAAGACGGCAAGAGAGTTGCGGATACCTCTAAAATGGGTAAGTACAACGTATCCTTTGAGTGGGACGACAGTATTCTCATTGACCAAGAGAGCGAGCTTGCAACAAGAATGGCGCTGTATGACAAGGGGCTTGAGAGCCGTATTGCTCTTCGTATGTGGTACTTCGGTGAGACTGAAGCACAGGCACAGGACGCACTTAATAAGATTGCTGAAGAGAAGCGTGAGGCTATCGAGAACAATATGATGATGTCTTCCGCACTCGGACAGCAGGTTCGTGACGGTCAGGGACAAGAGCAAGGACAGGGGCAGGGTGAAAATCCTCAAGAGCAGGCACAACCCGTTAATCTTCAGAAGATAGCTCAACAGGCTTCCCAAAGTGAGGATACTCAAGAGCAAGCACCTGAACAGGTGTCGGAGAACAGTTAATGTCCTATTAATGGTACTCATACTCTTTACACGAAACTATTCTTACTATATAATGACATTGTGGTAGTGTTGTTTTCTGCCGTACCTCCTAAGTGCTTCGAGGGGGGTACACACAAAGTACCACCTCGGGGTGCTTACAGGAACGACAGTTAACCGCGTCATAGGGGATAGAGCGGGTATGACATTCGCTATACAACTTTATAACCTATATCAGACACCGTGGCAGTAGTAATACTATCAGGGTGTTTTTGTCGCGCAACGGACGTTTAAACGTTGCACAATCAGCGCAGACCCGCAACTGCGGAATTACAAATACAGCGGATATAAAAGATTGTTTTTTGGAGGTAAAACACAATGAGCACAACCATTAAGGATTTGTTCGAAAAGGCAGAGAACGGTACATTGACTTACGAGCAGTTTGAAGCACTCGTCAAGGAAAACGACGTAAAGTTCGTTAACCTGAAAGACGGTAACTATGTAAGCAAGTCAAAGTACGAGTCCGACATTGAGAAAGTTAATCAGCAGGTTGAGACACTCAACGCACAGATTAACGACCTGAATGGGACTATCACAACACGTGACGCAGACCTTGAGGGCTTGAAGAAGCAGTTGGAACAGGCAGGCGAGGACAAGGTAAAGCTTGAGCAATTGAGCACAAGTATGACTGACTTGCAGGCAAAGTACGAGGCTGATATTAAGGCACAAGAGGACAAGTTGCGTCAGCAATCTTATGAATTTGCTGTTAAGGAATACGCGAACACACAAAAGTTCTCGTCCAAGGCGGCAAAGAGAGACTTCGTTAAAGCAATGATTGAACGCGGTCTCCAAATGGACGGCGATAAGCTTATCGGCGGTGACGACTTCAGAGCGAAGTATGCAGAGGAAAATGACGACGCATTCTATGTTGAGCCTGCCCCTGCACCCGTACCCGAACCGACACCTGCACCCGAGCCTGCACCCGCAGAGCCCGCAAAGCAAGAGCCGTTACCCACAATGGTTGCATCAACACCCGGCGCGTCAAATGACGACGGCGGAGACGTCTTTGATTTTGGCTTCGTAGGTGTTAGAGCACACGAATAAACATTTATTTTGAAGGAGAGAAACATTATGCCACCTCTTAATTACGCAAAGCAGTATCAAAGAGCACTTGCACAGGCATTCCCTTATGCCCTGAACTTCGGTGCACTTTACAGCACACCCAACAACAGACTGTACAGATGGATTAACGCAAGAACAATCGAGATTCCTTCTATTCAGACAACAGGTCGTGTTGATGCTGACAGAGACACAATCGCAACAGCACAGAGAAACTTCACAAATAGCTGGGAACCCAAGGTTCTTGAGAACGAGAGAAAGTGGTCTACTCTTGTACACCCTATGGACATTGAGCAGACAAACCTCACAGCTACTATCGCTAACATTACACGTGTAATGAACGAAGAGCAGAAGTTCCCTGAAATGGACGCTTACTGCATTTCCAAGATTTACAGTGATTGGACAGGACTTGGTAAGACAGCCGACACAACTGCTGTTTCCGAGTCTACTGTACTCCCTATCTTTGATAAGCTTATGCTTAATATGGATAACGAAAGAGTACCTGTACAGGGCAGAATTCTTTACTGCACAAACGAAGTAAGGACAATGCTCAAGAACGCTGATAAGATTTCTCGTTCTATCGACCTTGAGGGCGGTGAGAACAGACTTAATCGTATCGTCTCTCGTCTTGACGAGGTTGAGATTGTTGGCGTTCCTGCAACTCTTATGAGAACACTGTATGACTTCACAACAGGTTGGGCAGTAGCCGACGGTGCAAAGCAGATTAATATGTTCCTTGTTCACCCCACCGCAGTCTTGACACCTGTATCTTACACATTCTCAAGACTTGACGAGCCTTCCGCAGGTTCAGAGGGTAAGTGGGTTTACTACGAGGAGTCCTTCGAGGACGTATTCATTCTCAATAACAAGGCTGACGCTATTCAGTTCAACATTTCTGACGGAAATTTTTGACAGCTCCCACAGTAAAGGCTATGACTGATGGGAGCGTTTACGGAGTAGCCGTTAGCGATATTCAGACAGACGTAGAGCTCGGTGAGAGTTCTATCCTTGACGGTTCTTTCACAGGTACTCTTAAGTTCTTGAGCGGTTCTAATCCTATCACAGACGTTTGGGGCGAGGGCAACTTCCTTGCAGTAACGTTTGAGGCAGACGATTGGACAGCCTATACTTCCGTTAAGGTTGGTCTTGAGAATTCACAGGGTACAGGTCTCGTAGAGCTTATTGGACACCTTGACGACCTTGACAGCGTCTTTAAGATTGCTGACAAGGGCAATCAGAAGTTCAAGATTGTTGCTACTGACGGTGTGAGCACTGTTACAAAGACATACTTCTTGAGTGAGCTTGTTTGTCTTGATTCTTAATATTTGGGGGTAAGCAGTATGGCAACATATTACGCAAGACGTGGAAACAAGCTTCTTAAGATAAGCGAGGACTATATTGACCGTTATCTTGGTCAGGGATATTCAATCACTGATATGAACGGCAACCTTATCAAAAAGGGCGTACCTCACGATACTAATGCTCTTACAGCAGAGGTAAAGAAGCAGGACGTAGAAATCGCAAGCCTTAAGAGCGAGCTTGAGGCAAAGGACGCAACTATCGGCAAGCTTAATGACGAAGTTGCTTCACTCAAGGGCAAGCTTAAGGACGCAAAGGCAGAGCTTGATAAGTTCAAGTCAATGCCTATCAGTGCAAAGGCAGACGAGCCTGCAAGTGAGCCGAAGCCCACACGTAAGCGCAAGCAGGCTACCACAGAGCCGACAGAGGAATAAGATTAAAGGAGGGTTCGACAATGTACTTAACATATGAAGAGTATACGGATATGGGCGGTACATTGTCCGAACTCGACTTTGATTTTTACGGCTATGAAGCCGAGAGTTACATTGATTGGTACACGTTCAACAGACTTCAGAAGGAAGAATGGCAGACGGAAGACATAATGAAGAAAGTCAAGGATATGGAGTTCTACCTTATTCGACTTATTCAGACAAGGTGTAACGCACTCGGTGTTGGTGGAGTAGACACGTCAACTTCACAAGGCGGTTACGGGGACGCCATACTCGCAGGACAGTCTAACGACGGAGTGTCCGTACAATACAACCACCTTGCGGCGCACGACGCTATCAAGTCATTGAATGACGAGATTAAGGACGTCATACAGCGCAGGCTTATCGGGGTTGTAAACGAGCTTGGCAGAAAGATACTGTTTAGAGGACTTTACCCGAATGAGTAATGTATACCCGATTTGGTGGGATAAGACGCTCACCCTGTATAACAAGCATACAGAGAGTAACGGAGAAGTTACTTGGTATCGTACGACCCTTAACAACTGCTTTTGGAAGTACACAGGCGACGAAGTCAGAGTGAATGACGCAGTGCTTGCAACAAAGGACACGACCTGTCGTATTCCCGTTGGTCAGCCGTTAGATTATCTACCGAAAGACGAATGGGACGCGTCGGACAGCAAGGATACATACTTCACACTTGGACGTGGAGATATTCTTGTACTTGGGGAAGTTGAGGATACGATAAGCGAGTATACTCGCGGAGAACGGTCTACGGACTTACTCAATAAGTATCGTGACCGTGGGTGTATCGAGATTAACGAGTACCGAGACAACACAGGTGCAGGCAGAGTTGACGAGCACTATTTAGTAAGAGGTATCTGATATGTCGGTAACAGTCTATGTTAACGAAGAGGCAATACAAGCCAAACTTGATAGTCTGTTGGACGACATTACGCAGTCAAAGATACAGGGTGCATTTGCAAGCACTATCAATCCATACGTTCCGTATGATACAGGTAGACTTGCACACGATATTCGAGTAGACGCTGAAGGTGTTCATTACAGAGCGCCATATGCCGAGAAAAACTACTACGGAGACGACATTAAGCACCACAAGGACAAGCACCCTCTTGCGACGTCACATTGGGATACGGTTGCAATGGTATCTGAAAAAGATAACTATGCAAAACGTGTTGAAGAGATATTGAAGCAGAGAGCGAGAGAGAAGTATGGATAAGAATAAAGCTGTTGTCAACTTTTTACTTACCTGTCCTGCTATCAGGGATAATCCCTTGTTCTTTAACTTTGCGCAGGCGAGCGCAGACAATAGTCAGTTCAACACACGTGCAACTGAAGTTGCTTTAAACGTACCGTTCATTGACGGTGCAGTGCAGAAAAGATATACGTTCATTCTTATCTTTTACAAAATGGTTGCACACAGGGCTGTTATCGAGAATGCCGACGACGAGAATATGGAATATGCTTTCGACGTACAGAGCATTATCGAATGGATAACAGAGCAGAACAAAGCCGAGAACTACCCTGACTTTGGAGATAAGTGTCATATTGAGAAAATGGAAGCGCTTACCGACCAACCAATACTTAACAGTGTGGACAATTCCTCAACGCCCGCACTTGCGAAATACAGCATTTCTATTAGAATAGAATATATAGATACTTCCGAAGTAATTTGGAACGTGAAAGGAGATTGACAATGGCAATCAGTAAGTTCAACTTAAAGCCCGACCAAAGAGCCGAAAGAAAGCTTCTCGTACACGTAATCGAGTGGCAGGCAGAAGACGGTAAGTCCTATGTACTTCAGGATTCAGAGCCCTTGGATTGGGACACTAACTATACCGCTTATTACACAGAGTCCAGCGGTTCTTACACCCCTGTAACAGGCGGTTCTGCACCTACTTGGACAACGGGTACATATTACACACGTGTAAATCGTACTATCCTTGGTACAAGAACACCCGACTCCTCTATCGAGTACAACGCAGATATTGAGACTTCCACAGACATCAGAGGTTTCAACTATACTGACGTTAACAAGACACAGCCCTCACAATCCTTTGACCCTCACCTCATTCTTGGTGGTGATAAGTTCGGTGAGAAGCTCAACGACATTCGTAAGAGAAATGCTATCACAGAGCTTTCACAGTTCACAGTCTATGTAATCACAGCATTCGTTGGTGATTCAAGCAGTGGTTATGAGGCAGAGCGTCACGTAAACTGCACAGTATCTTATGACAGCTTCGGTGGAGAGAGTAACGTAAACTTCCCGTTCACAGTTAACTACTCCAACATTCTCACAAACGGTACGGTTGATAAGCTGTCTGAGGACTTCACATTTACAGCAGACGTTAACCTGTAATCCTATCGGAGGTACGGTATGAAAGAAGACAACACGGCTAACGAAAACCCTACGGTTATTCGCAGGTCAGCCACAAAGTCAGCAGACAGTGTTAAGACGGAAACTCCTGTAAAGGGAGAGGAAGCCGTCAAGACAGAGCTTCCTGTAAACGAGGAAGAGCCTGCTGACGTAGCCATTACAGATATTCACGTATCACAACGCCGTCAATTCAGGATTGATGGGGATAATGACAGACGTATTTATCTCGACATTTCTGATATGAACGTAATCACACGTCTTAATGAGGCGTACCCTAAAATGAGAGCTTCGGCAATTGAGGCAAGCGACAGACTTGCAGGTATTGACGATAGTGAGGGTGCAGACGTCTTGGAAGAGCTTGCAAAAGCACTTAAGGGCATTGATACGGGTATGAGAGAGCAGATTGATTATGTGTTCGACGCACCTGTATCTGACGCGTGCGTACCCAAGGGTACAATGTACGACCCGTACAACGGTCAGTTTAGGTTTGAGCATATCATTGACGTTCTCTCGACGCTGTATGCTAACAACCTGTCTACCGAGTTCAACAAGATGAAAGCGAAGGTTAGTGCGAAGACGGCAAAGTACACGAAGCGTAAGAAGTAATGTACGAAGTACCGACAACGGTAACGGTAAGAGAACAGTCATTTACAATACGTAATCGTGGAGATTATAGGGTTGTACTTGACTGTTTTTCTTGCTTAGCTGACACGGAATTAGACGAGCAGGAGAAGTTATTCGCCTGTCTCATAATCTTTTACGAAGATTTTAATGAGCTTGAGGACGTGCTTGCCGTAAGTAAGGAAGACTTACAGACACTCGTCGAAGAAATGTACAAGTTCTTTGATTGCGGAGAGCAGAACAGCGGTATGAAGACACCGTATAAGGTCATTGATTGGACGTCAGACTCGCACCTTATCTGTTCTGCGATTAACAAGGTATCTCACCAAGAAGTCCGTGCGGTGGACTATATGCATTGGTGGACGTTTATGGGATACTTTATGGAGATAGGCGAGTCTGTTCTTGCTACGGTGGTAAGTATCCGTAGTAAGATGATGAAGGGGAAGAAGTTGGAAAAGTACGAGCGTGAGTTTAGGCAAAGTAATCCGCAGTACTTTACGTGGGATAGCAGGACAGCGTCACAAGTGGAAGACGACGCGTATATCCTTGAGTTGTGGAATAAGGAATAATTAGGGGGATAGTGCTATGGCAGACCACGATTTTACCCTTAAAGGCAATACCGAAATAAAGGTCGATAAGAAAGACCTTGATAGCGCGCTTAAGTCTGCTACTAAAATAGTAGACGACGCGGTCAAGCAGATAGAATCCGACGGGAAACGCGTAAAGTCAGTCTTTGACGATTTAGGGTTAGATAAGACTGCAAAAAGCGCACAAGACACAGCTAAAGCGGTAGAGCAGGAAGCTACTGCTATTAGCAATGCCGTAGCGCAAAGCAAGACACTATTAGAGTTAGAGCAAGAGCGTGAGCGTGTTGCTAATCGCATTACAGAGTTAGAGAAGCAACGTGACGACGCTAAAGCTTCCGTTGGTCGATTAGAGACCGCAAGGGATAAGACAGCATTTGAGCGCGGTACGGACAGCCGTGCTTATCAGAATGCAGAGGCACGACTTGAACGCGTAATTCAGTTAACTAACGAGCGCACGGAAGCTGTTGAGCGTGAAAAGCAGGTATTAGCAACACTTGACGCTCAAATCGCAAATAAAAGAGCAACAGAAACTACGACAATACAACCCGAGAGTGTTGAGCTTATTCAGCGCGCTCTTGAGGTTTATTCACAATACAAAGATAAGTTAGACGAAACAGCACAAGAGAACGCCAAAGTGCTTCAGGCACAGATGGAGTCGGCGGACAGGACGACAATATTGGTTAGCAAGACGGGCGAGTTGCAAAGTGCACTTGACGGTCTTGTAGGTTCTTTGAGAGAAGTTACCGAGGCAGAGGCAAAAGCCAAAGAAGAGCAAGCCTCAATGGATATAAGGTCATACCTTGGCATTGAGCAGTTTAAGGAGTTACAGCCCGAGCTTATAGGTGTTAAGCAAACCATTCAAGGCTTGGCTCAGATGTATGAAAACTTAAGCAATTTACCCGCACCCGAGTTTACCTCGGAGTTAATGGGTATTGCAGAAGTTGCAGATAACACAAAAGAGCGCTTGCTTGGTATTGTAAACACTTGGCAGAAGATATTTAACGAGACGTCAAAGGGGCTGTCAGGAGACGCTCTTGACGCGTATATATCAAAAGCGGAAGAGGCTAATCAGGCTTTTGTTTACTTATTTCAAGAGCTTGAGAAGCTTCCTCAAATGCAGTTTTCCGTAGGTACGGACGACGCACTTGGACAGCAAATAGAACAATTAAAGACGTGGCGTGACGAGTTAGGACGTGTTATTGCAAACGCGCCACAGTCTATTCAAGGGGCGTTACAAGGGCAGTTAGAGGGTGTATCACATACAATTGAAACTCTCGAACAGAAGCTTAAGACGATTAATGAGACTAACCGTGCAAGGTCTTCCGTGGGCGATATTCAAATGGGTGAAGACGTCAACGGTATGGTCGCGCAGTTAAATAACCTTAAGGCGAAGTCTGAAGAGCTTAAGGCTAAATTAGCCGAGTTAGAGCAGATAAAACAGCGCGTATTAAGTGGCGAAGTTACCATATCTAACGACGATTTTGCAAAGCTTAATCAAGAGATTACTAACACGAACACCGCAATCTCTGAAACGGCTAATAGAATAAAGAGTGTTGAGCAGGAGATTTCTGTATTTGGAAAGTCCGCGCAAACAGCAGAGTTCTCTATCATTCAGCTTATTCAGAGGCTTAATGAGTTGAAGACACAAAGGTCTGCAATGGATAAGGCGGGAACGGACAAGTCTTCGCAAGAATATCAGAATATCGAGCGTCAGATAAACAATGCGGAAGCGGGTATTCGTCAGTATTACAGTGAGCTTAATAATGCCACAAGGACTACTAATGGTGTAACGAATGCTACGGAAAGACTTGCTTCAGCAGTACGCTCTGTTGGAAATTCTAAAGCAGGGCTTACCGTTGGTGATATATTCAACAGCGTTACAAGCGGTGCAAAGCGAGGATATAACGCGGTAATGAAGTTAGTGTCCGCATTAAAGTCACTTGCGGGCGGATTGATGTCTAAAATCAAGCGTGGATTTGATAATATCGGCGGGTCTGCTGAAAAAGCGTTCTCGACTAAAACCCTTAAGCGTAACTTGACCACGTTGCTTAAGTATACCCTCGGTGTACGTAGTTTGTATTTTGCATTCCGTAGATTAAGGTCTGCATTAAAAGAGGGTATCGACAACCTTGTGCAGTTCCAAAGTGCTACGAATGAGACCAATCACCAAATGACAGAGTTCAAGACGTCTATGCTGTATCTCAAGAATGCGTGGGCGGCGGCATTTGCACCTGTAATCAACGTTGTAATGCCGATACTGACTGCGTTAATGGACGCGCTTGCTACGGTAGGTAATGCCGTTGCGAGGTTCTTTGCGGCGCTCACGGGACAATCTACTGTCATTCAGGCGCTTCGTGTTAGCGTGGGCGATTATGCTGACAGTCTTGCGGGCGCAGGTGGAAGTGCTAAAAAGGCGGCGGACGAACAAAAGAAGTTGAACGACAGGTTGGCGGCGTTCGACGACCTTAACGTACTTGGAAAAGACAAGGACGACGAAGACGAATCACCGTCGGGTGGCGGTGGTGGCGGTGGACTTAACACCCCGTCAGTCAATGAAATGTTCGAGCGTATTGAGACACCTATGAACAGGCTCGCAGAAATGCTAAGAGAAGCTTGGGAGACGGGTGACGGATTTGAGCTTGGTAAGACAATTGCAACGTCCTTGAGCGAGGGATTTGATAAGGCATATCAGTGGCTTACAGGTGAGGGCTATCAGAAAGCAATGAAGATAGCTAACCTTATCGGAACGTTCATTGACGGTTTCTTGGACGTTGACGACCTTGGCACTAACTTCGGTAAGATGTTCGGTGCGGCGATTGTCTTGGGACTTGATTTTATCAATAAGGTAATCACGCCCGAGAGGTTGTATAAGGTTGGTGTACGTATCGCGGAAGCGCTTAATGCGGCGATACCTATGATTGTTCCCAAGTTAGGTAAGACTTTGGGCAATCTCTTGTCGAGTGCTATCAATGGAATATACGGCTTTATCAGCACCGCGGACTTCGTAAGTTGGGGTAAGTCTTTTGGTGAGGCTATTAACAACTTCTTTAAGGAAATGGGCAAGGTCAACGCGGAGACGGGCAAGACAGGGTGGGAGACACTTGGCGCAAGTCTTCACGACGGTTTACGTGGTGCAATGATATTTGCTATATCTGCATTGAACGAGTTGGATACACAGGAAATCGTTGACGCAATTGCAGAGTTCTTTGACGGGCTTGACTTAAGCTCGCTTAAGCCTGTCTTCGAGGTACTTGTACATAAGATATGGGAGACGATAAAGGAGATAGTAGCAAACAGCCCCGAGATACAAAAGGGACTTACAGGTGCTATCGGTATCGGTGCGGGTGCACTTGCAATAAGTACAGGCGCTTCCGTTTTGGGTACAGTAGGCTCATTCGCATTGCAGGGTGCAATCACAGGTATTTTCTCAAAGGGAATTGCAGGAGCACTTGGCGGACAGGCAGTTACAACAGCTATGACAAATACCGCAGGTCAGGCAATGGCAGAGGCGGCGGGAAGTACCGCAGTCTCTACGGGATTTGGTGCTTCCATTAGAGCAGGCTTTGTTGGCGCAAAGGCAGGAATTGCAAAGGCGTTGAGTGGAGTTGGTGAATGGTTGTTTGGCGGTTTTGGTCAAGCAGGATTGGAGACGTCGGCATTAGGTAATTTGGGTATCGGCTCGGGACTTGCGGGCGTACTTGACGTTGGTGCAGGCGCACTCGGTATTGCAACTATTGTACAGGGTGTTCAAGGTCTTGGTAACCGACTTGGTGACATTGCATACGAGATAAACAGTATGGACGCAACACCACTTGAGCGTGCAGGTATTGCACTTGACGCACTTGGTGGCGGTACACGCGAGTTGTTGAGCAATGTTGCGTCAATTCCAAGCACTATTAGTGAGATAAACGAACTCGATTTGTCCTTCAGTGATTTGGCAGAGGGCGCACGTATCGCTTGGCAAGAGATTGCTAATCCTGATGCGGCGGACGACGGTGTTGAATGGGCTTCCCGTATGATAGGCGCTAATGAGCAACTCTATGATTCGTACACGGATTGGGACGGTATTGAAGAAGCTCGTCAGGAGCGCGTACGTAATATGCTTAATGGTATGCAGGAAGACTATGCTAACTATTATGGTCAAATGGGACGTGAAGCTGTCGGCATAGCACAAAGTATTGACTTCGCATATCAGACCCTTGCGGACAATGAAGCACAGCGTGAACAGGAAAGACAATCACGTGTTCAAGCGATACTGACAAAGAATTCAATCAATGAGGGTCAGCGTTCTATCGCAGAGTACTATCAAATGCTTGGTGAAGCTGAATTACTGCAAGAGCGCGTAGATATGATAAATCAAGGCTACCGTGAAATGGCAGAGCGTTATCAGGATTTGGCACAGCGCGAGAACCTGATAGCGTCTATGAATGACAGTTACCGTGAAATGGCAGAGCGTGCCGCCGAGACTGCAAGACAGTCACAGGAAACGTCAACGGCAATTGCTAATAGCTTTAATGAGGCGTCTGTTTCCGTTACGTCTGCCGCCGAGACAATGGAGCGTGAAAGCGCAGACAAGTTTGCGTCTATCGGTAGTGCGTTCACGTCAGAGATACAGGACAAGGCAGTACCCGTAGCAACGACAGTTACGGATAAGTTCTCTACGTCCTTTATAGCTGTCGGCGAAGCAAGTAAGCAGGGTGCAATGGCAGTTTCCGAAAACTTCGGATTAGCCTTTGAGAGCATTGACCAAAATGCAACAGACACGTGGAACTCGATTAAGGAAACCTTGAGCGAGGGGGGTGATATGTTCGTTGCATTCTCTGACGGTATGAACAGCACAATGAAGTCGTTGTTGAACGGTCTTATCGACGGTCTTAACAGGTCAATTACACAGCCGTTGCAAGACCTTACAAAGGCGCTTAACAGTATACGTAATTTGGACGTTGACGGAAACAAGCCTTTTGCGGGTATTCCTTATCTTGTTGTGCCTACGATACCTCACTTGGCACAGGGTGCAGTCATTCCGCCTAACAAGGAATTTATGGCTGTCCTTGGTGACCAAAAGAACGGTACGAATATCGAAGCACCTCTTGATACTATCAGACAGGCAGTAGGCGACGAGCTTACACCTTATCTTGAGCAGTTGATTGAGGTAAACAGGCAGGTTATTCAGGCTATCAATGCAAAGCCTGTAATCAGTCAGAGCGACATAGGAAGAGCGAATGCGAATTACACGCAACAGCAAAAAGTGATAAGAGGCACTATGGTATAATTGAGCTATGCAAAGTCATTCTAAATACTACGAGACTGCGATACGCTTACACTCAAGACCCGTAGCTCGGGTTAGCGGTAAAGTCACGTTTACAGACACAACAACTTTGGACATATCTCACGAGAATGTGCTTCAGGACGAGATAGGCATATCAAGACAGTGTACCGACGGTGAAGACTTGCAGTTCGGAAGCGTATCTTCGAGCCTGCTTGAAATGTCTATCAGAGACACGGATACTTCACGGTATAAGTTCTTTGGTGCAAGGGTTGTGCTGAAGTACAGTATCAACATTCACGACGACGTGTTTGAAGACATAAAGCTTGGTGAGTTCACTGTCACTGACGCAGAGAGAACGGATAAGACGAAGATTAAGTTTACTGCATATGACGATATGCGTAAGCTTGATAAGAACCTGCCTGCTGAAAGCTTGATAGGCACGCCGTACGATATGCTCGTGTTAGCGTCACAAAGCACGGGTTATCCTTTGGCGTTTGACGAAGCATATGTTACGAGTAACTTTATCAACACGCATATTAATATGTACATTGACAGCACGAGCGGTCTCAAGACTTGGCGTGACTTGGTCAAGACTGTTTGTCAGTTACTCGGTTGCTTTGCAAGAGATAACAGAAACGGTGCAATGGAGCTTGTTAAGTATCACACGGTAAGTGATACGGAGTTAACAACAGCTAACTTTTATACCGTTACCGTGGCTGATTATACCTGTACTTATGTCGGACTTGCTGTCACGAGTGCACGAGGCACATATACGTCTCAATTAGGCAGTGAGGTGCAGGGACTTGTAATGAAGATACCCGACGCACCCGCTTGGGATAACGGTATTGACGTTACCCTGCAAAATCAGACTGACGCGTTGTTTAGTGTGTTGCAGAATATCGTATACACGCCTACGACCATTGATATGCCCTCTGACCCTGTGTTTGATTGCGGAGACAGGGTAACGGTTGTTACTGACGACGGCGAAGAGATAGAAACTATAATCACGAGCTATGATTGGCACTTCTCGAAAATGACGCTGACGAGTAAGGGTGTTAACCCTTATGTACAGGGCGTAAGTACGTCAGACATAGCGAGTGCAAGACTGCTTGGAAAAGACCAACAGAGCAGTAAGTTCACATACTATACATACGTTAACGGACGTGTATACGAGATAAACACGACATTTGATAGAATTGTAAGACTTCCGTTCAAGGCAAACAGTGATACGACGGTCACCTTGTGGCACGAGTTCAAGTGGCTTAATACTTTTGCCGTTGATACACAGGAGATAACACTTAAGTATTATCTTGACGGTGACGAGTTTTCATACTCACCTGTACACACATACGGAGAGAATGGTTATCACACGTTCGGCACGCAGTTTTGGTTACAAGACCTTGACACGAGCAGAACGCACATATGGGAAGTATATGCGAAGACAAATAGCGGTACAGCTTTTATAGACAGAGGCGACTTGCACGTCTTGCTTCAGGGTCAGAACCTTGAAGTACAGGATAAGTTTAACGGCGAGCTTGTCTTTGAAGAGGTATATTCACCGTTTGTACTCGGAGAACCTCTTGGAGACTTCATTGAGAGCGTTGCAGACCATTTTGTTAACAGACCTGTTGACGCTACGCCTGCTGACGAGTGGGGTGCATACACAGCGGACGACGACCCGTTTCTCACATTCAAGTTACCCGTACCGAGTGCATTTGCGGATACACACGGTGCGTATCCTATCGGACAGAATATTGTCGGACTTACGGGTACTTTGGGTATTGTACAGGAGAAAGAGCACAATTATATTGTTACCGAGGGTGGCGATAATATCGCGACGGAAGACGACGATACGCTTATCACATAAGGGGGAAGAATATGGCTAACGTAGAGATACACGAATTGACATTAGCAGAGCTTCAGAAAGACAGCGACGTATTTGCAATACAGATACAGAGCGGTAATGTGTGGGTAACAAGGCATATCTCAAGAACGTCACTTGCCACGCATATGCTGAATACAATGGAGTTCGCCACATATCTTGATACAACGGCGGACACGGTCTTTGGTGCTATTAACGAGCTTAAGGCAAGTTCGGGTGCGTATACGGAGCTTACAGGCAACCTTACTATCGGTTCTACCACGCTTGTGTTCACGGACAATTCAATCACGTCTGACAGCACTATTGATTGGTATACGAGTAATGCACAGGTTGCACCTACGAATGTTGTCGTAGACGGTACAAATCATACCGTCACATTCACGTTCATTGCACAAGAGAACCCGTTGGGTGTAAAGGTGGTGATTAAGTAATGTCGGCATATTACAGAGTAGGTATTGCACAGACAGGGGGCGGGTCACCTGAATTTAGAGAGACCGAGATTGCTACGGATACAAACAACACGGGCACTCTCACTTTCACAGGGGATATAGCTGATTACGACCTGATAAAGCTTTATCTTACCAATTATAGTAATGCGACTGTTACGGAAATACTTACGACACCAACGCTTTTATCTACGGTCTTTTCGCAACAGAATGAAATGGTATTTAACGAATACGCGAATAATCAGTATGCGACATATAAAATCACGTCGGCAACTACGTGGACAAGGCAGGGATATAGAAATATCTATATATCAAGTGTTAACGGATTAACCTGTACGAATAAGACCATTACGGAAACTGAGATATATAATCGAGGAAGTTATAGTACGGGTAATGTAACGATAACGAGCACAGGGCTACTTGATTACGATATGATATTTGTATCGTGTTCGTATGACGGTGTTCAACCTAATGTCGTACCTATTGTTAAAACTTTAGGTGAGGACGCAAATACAAGACGCCCCGCTGTCATAACGCCATACGGAAGAGCAGAGAGTATACAGATTTCAGACACGACAATGACCGCAAGTAAGTATTACTATGTATGTGGGATAACATTAGAATAAAGGAGAGTTGATATGGCATTAGTAGGACACACAAGACTTGAGCTTGCAAGAGACGACAACTTTAGGAATATAGTTAAACGCGTAGAGAAGCATAACACTATCACGCCGTATGTGCAGAATGCTATCGGACAGGGTAACTTCCATTACACAGCAGAGCGTGGATATATAATGCCTATCAGCCAATGGTTTAGCGGTTGCTTACTTACTGATAAAAAGAACCCCGAGACATTGCCTGACGGCACAGTAATCGAGCCGGGCTTTTGCGGAATGATAGCATATGACGCGAATATCACGGCTATGGCAGGCGGTGTTGACAGCCAAGGACAGGGCGGTTATTCAGGTGCAAACTTGAGAAGAGGTTCATTTGATACCGTAGACAGCGGAACGATAGCAGGCGGCTACCAATATGTATGGACTTGGTCAAACTCACAGGGCAATGGAATTATCGAGAGTGTGGGATTGTGCAGGAACAATCTTGGCAAGATAAACTTCACAGAAGACGAGGCAATTGAGTCGGCTGATAACTTCCCTGTTGACGATTACTTGGGCTATGTAAACTGTACAGATAACTTATATGATATGTTCATTGACTACGAGAATGAAAAGGGATACAAGGTATCTTACTCTAACGGTGTTATCACGGTAAATGTATATGACCTTAACACCAAAAGATTGCACTTACTTGGAAGTGCAACTGATATTATCGGTGACCCCACGGTGCACACTATCTCACAGGCAATTGACAATTACGCTTCAACAACAAGTTCAATGAGCCTTACGAGCACTGCGATACACTTGCTCACTTGGTCTAACGGCGGTTCTACGATTAATGACTATGCAATCAGTTTGTCGGATTGGACAGTAACCGCACGTTCGAAGACATTTAACGACGTTACATTCCCAAGGCTGTCTAACAATGTACGAGCGTGGACAAGAGACGGAATGGTGTACATAGAAGACAGTACAAACGGTGACTATGTTTATGCTCTCGCAAACGAGTGCCACAAGATAGTTAAGTGTAACCTTGTTACAAGTCTTGTTATGGACATTTGGGATAATCCTGCGTACAAGTACGTGGGGGTTACGACATATGACCAAAACGGCGGTGGTATGCTTATGCCTAACGGAGATTGGTATAAGTTTGGTACATACGACGGTAGCTTCAGTGATAACAGTTATGCAATCTACTTCCATAACGACAAACCTTACATTGTAAAAGCAAAGCGTGGCGGTAGTACCTACGCGGCAAGTCAAGGGTATAATCCAAACAACTTTGGCACGTGTGTAAGGTTCGCTCGATACAATTCGAACACGATGTTATTGTCTACTTTGTTCGGTAATATCAGCACGGTCAATAACCTCTCTGAACCGATAATCAAGAGCCCTGATTTGACTATGCGTTTGACGTATAGCATAACCGAGCAGTAATTGTTATAATCGAGGGAGAGGGGAAAGAGCTATGGTGCAGTTAACACGTGGTACGACACCAACCATTGTTATACACGTTAAGACAGAGATTGACTTACACCAAGTCACTCAAATTTGGGTGTATATCTCTCAAATGAACAAGGTCAAAGTGGACAAGCTTATCTCCGACGTCACCTTTGACTATGAGCATATGAATATCACGCTCACATTATCACAGGAAGACACGCTTGCCCTCAAGGCAGGCGACGCCCTGTTTCAGATAAGAATGTTGCTTCAGGACGACACAGCACTTGCTACGCTTGCAAGTAAGATTACCGTCAACGAAGTATACAAGGGTGGCGTAATCACAGAGGGAGACGGCGACAATGGCTGAACCTGATTTGGTACAGAGACTATCCGTATCATTCAACGTAATCAACAACTTGGACGTTGATTTCAACTCTGACACGCCTGTAAATGCAGACTTTGGAGACGTGTATGTTGTCGGCGGTGATTGTCGTGTCCTGTATGCTTCCACGGCAACTTGGAACAGTCAGCCACAGCTTCTTTCTGCCAAGGGATATATCTATATCTACTCGGATTACAGGCAGGACGAGCACGGCAATAACATACCAAGTATGAAAGTCGGTGACGGTACGGCGTACCTCATTGATATGCCGTTCACAGACGAGCTGATATATGCGCATATTGAAGACCAAGTCAGACATATCACGCAGACAGAGCGTGAGTTTTGGAACAACAAGGTTAGGTGTTATATCTCTGAAGTACAAGGGTCAGAGGAAGTAATATTCACAACGAAGTAAAGGAGAAAAAAATATGGCTTCGATTTCTTGGACAAAAGTACCTGTATTAGCAAAGATGACGCTTCCGAGCGGTAATTCATATTACTTCAAAGACGCGGACGTCAGAGATTGGGTTGGTGACGGTACAACAAGCGGTGCAGAAAAGCGACTGACCGACGTTGAGACAGCTATCGAATCGCTTGCAAACGCTACGCATTGGTTAGGTGTTACGAGCACGACACTTTCCGACGGTGCAACGACAAACCCTATCACTATTGGCAGTTCGTCAGTAACGGCTGTTAACGGTGACATTGTACAGGACGCTAACCACGTTGAGTATATCTTTAATGGTAACCTTGCAACGCCTGCTTGGCAACAGCTTGGCTCTTCCGTAGGTACACTCGGTAACTTCGCATACGCTGACGAGGGTGAGAGTACATTCACCGTGTCAGGAACGGCTAACTCAAGCTCTGTATCATTCAGCGGTGGCACGACAGACAGTGTCCTTGGTGCAGATACAACATTCACGACTGCTGACTCTGCTGTCACACTCGGCACACCGACGACGGCAAGTGTCACACCGTTCGGTTCGGCAGGTTCAGCACCGTCTTGGACAGGCACGGTTGCAAACGAAGAGCTTACTATCGGTTGGGACGCAGGTACAGTGCCGACAGCGGGCACGGCAGTCGAGGTTGTAACGGCTCTTCCTTCCACAGGAAACACAGCAAGTGCACAGACAATCACAGTAGGAAGCAATGACCCTGTAACGGCAGTCACAGGCGTAGGAACGGCAACGGCTTCAGGACAGTCGTTCACTTCCAACAGCACGACTATCACAGTCACACCGAAGTCTAACGCTTGATAAGGAGACTTTATGGCAGATATTGACGTTTCGTCATTCAAGTTACCGAATGATAATAACAATTATTATATTAAAGACAAAACCGCAAGAACTAATCAACTTGATACATCGAATTTAGGTTCAATATATCACCTTGGTTTTTATCTTGACGAAGACGGTGGCTTGTGCCAAGTAGACAGTGTGTAAGGAGAATACGATATGCCGACAGAATTACCTGATAGTGCAAAAGTATTAAGAAATGATGTAGGTAAGCGAATGGCTACTGCTCTTGAAGCTATTGCTCAAGGCGGTGGTGGAGGTGCTTCTGTAATACAGAAAACAATGGCAGAATACACAGCCTTGCCTTCTTCTGAAAAGATGAATGGCTCGATATATAAGATAACCGATAAGGCTCTTATATATTGCCTTGACGAAGAATATCACGCAGTTAAGGAATTAGAACACGCAGAATACGAAGCCTTAACTTCCGCAGAGAAGAATAATGGGACTATCTACGTTGAAACCGATGTTGAAACGACAGCAGAGGATATTCCATATTCTCAAGGTGTTAGTGTGGCGGATAAGTTGAGTGAGATAAAAGTTGATAAATTAACTTTTAATACAGCTATCAATACCACGATGGGTGCATTTTATAGAAGTGCTTTTATTACAGTTGATATATCATCATACGGATTTACTAATCCACCAAAAATATTTATGCAACCTTTATCAGAAAACGCATATCCGATAGGTGTGTTAGTTTTAGCACAAAGTATAACGGCAACATCGTTTCAATTTGCGTTTGCGGCTGGTCAATCAAGCACGGCAACGGATGTTGAAATATTTATCTTTATGCACGGCAATTAAGGTGGTAAAAACTATGGGAAAAGCGATAATCAATGGACGACAGATATTCGGGAATGTGCATTTAGGAGAGGGCGGCGATGTGGCTAATCCAAATATTGCCGACGTATATGACCCCACGCAGACTTATAATACAGGCGATAGACGTATATACAATGATGTGCTATATGTCTGTAATGACGATAACGTTACAGGTACTTGGGATAGTACAAAGTGGGATAGTGCAACAATTGACGAGATTATCTCTGCTTTGACCGCAGATGACATCGAGTATTCAAGCGGTGTTAGTGTGGCGGATAAGTTGGACAGTTTGTCAACACCAATAGTTGATGTAGATGGTACAACCATTACAATTAGTCATATTGATAACATATATACATTAGGTATGAAAGGTTGTCCTGTTTCTTCCATATATCAAGTAATGGCTAATTACACTACAAGTAAGTTTTTACGTTTCGTTGCTTGGAATTTCACTTCTTCAAAGCCTGTTGTTATATCCATTGGTGAAAATACAGTATATGTAATTGACGCATCTACTTGGCAAGTATTACCTAATACAAATAATGACCAAATACACGGCGGTATTACATATATAAAGAATTAAGGCGGTAAACACTATGAGCCTTGATAAAGCTATACAACACGGCAAGGAATATCGTAAGCAATACAGAGGAAGTAAAGCGGTAGATTGTACTTGCCGAAATCACGGCAGTTGCGTTTGGTGTCGAGATAACAGGCTTTATAAGTTTAGGAAGGTAAAACTATGGCAGATACGAGGGGAGGCTGATAATGAGTAAAAAGAATTTAATAGGGCAATATCCGAGTTGCGATATGTTAAACAACGCAATTCGATTTATTTTTGACGGCAGGACTGATGACGCAATAAGCGAAATTGTATTTGCTATCGAAAAAGCTGACGGCTATCTTTGTGATGATATTAAAGAAAGGGCGAAGGCTATACAGCGAAGCGTGTTTATAAGGCGGTAAAAACTATGCTGAACAAGATTATCAAAGCAATTAAAAAGCGAAGAATGTGCAAACTTCACGGCTATAATTGTCCCGAATGTATTTATCACGATTTCATTTATGAAGGGTGCATTTTTAGAGGTAATCGTTGCAGATATTTACGAGGTGAGTAAGGCGGTGGAACTATCGTGGGCGACGTGAGAGGTAAGATAGAATGTCAGGCATAATAATGAAGAACGGTATACCGTACGGAAACGGTGATAACACTAATACCTGTACACAGGTAGAGTGTGACGCGTGGGAACAGGCAGTGGCACTTTTGAGATTACATTGCTATTTATCCCTGCGTCATAACCGTAGGTGTGTTATACTCAACTTAAGGGGGACGATACTATGAATAAGATTGATTGGAAGAGAAAGCTTACGAGTAGAAAGTTTTGGTTTGCTATTGCCACTTTCGTATCTATGCTTATCATTTACTTCACAGGCGACACCGAGAAAGCAGAAAAGGTATCCGCAATCATTATGGCTGGGGCAGTAGTTGTGGCATATATAGTAGGCGAGGGACTTGCTGACGGCGGACACATAGGAGAATAAGAAGTGGACGTTAACGAGTTTATCAAGACAGCCATATCCGCCGTTATGATGATAGTTGGTGTGTCTACTTTCATTATCGCTCAAGTGCGTAACAGCAAGGCAAGCGTAAAAGAATACGAGAAAGAATACGCTGAATTACAGTCAGGCGTGTTCAAGGCTAATATGAAGTTAGACCAAGTATGTGCCACGACTAACGAGACACGAGCGGACATAAAGGCTATGAACAAGACACTTGCCGAACACGGTGAAGAGATAGCGGTTATCAAGCGTGACCTCAAGACTGCGTTCAATCGTATTGACGAAGTCAGAGAGTACGTTAAGAGCAGAGAAGAGAGAGACGCAAAGCAATGAGCAAGGCGGACTTTATCGCGTTCGTATTAGCGTGTGTGACAATTGTCGTAGTGGTTGCAATCTATTTCAGGGAGATAAGTAAGAATGACTGAATTGGAAGCAAGAAACAAGCTGATAGAAACAGCTACTAAAGAGATAGGGTACACAGAGCAAGGTAAGAACATTACCAAGTACGCTCACGACTTTGATACCAAATACCCCACGTTCTACAATACCAAGAAGCAAGGCGCGGAATGGTGTGATTTATGGTATGATTGGACACACGTTACGTCATTCGGAGAAGAGACCGCAAGGCGTATGTTGTATCAGCCTGTAAAGTCAGCAGGTGCAGGTTGCAAGTTCTCGGCGGGATATTACAAGCAGAATAAGGCGTTCTATTCAAAGCCACAGACAGGCGACCAAATCTTCTTTTACGTTGGGGGCGAGATAAATCATACAGGAATGGTAGTTGCAGTATCAGGCTCACAGGTAGTAACAATAGAGGGAAACAGTAACAACGCTGTAAGGAAGAATTATTATTCCATTGCAGACGGACATATAGCAGGCTATGGAAGACCAAATTGGTCATTAGTGGCAGACAAGCCACAGCCGACACCCACACCAACACCGACAGGAGAAACGTGTATGATTGAAATGCAAGTATTAAGTTTTGGCTCGGTAGGCGAGCAGGTAAAGACAATGCAGATTATGCTCAATTCCAAGGGCTTCAAGGGCGCGAACAACAAGCAGTTGACCGTGGACGGGCAGTTCGGCAGTAACAGCGTTCACGCTCTCAAGCAGGCACAGCAGGCGTGGAATATGAACCCCGATGGCATATGCGGACAAAAATCTTGGTCACGCTTGCTCAAGGGTTGATACAGTTGGGTATAGACGCGGTTTGACATAGGTAACTATCCTCCATATAGTTAGTACTCACGATAACTCAACAGGCACATCAGTTCAGCATAAGAGCCTCGTTCCGCGTCACGGGGCTTTTATGTTGCCCACAAAAATTTCTTTCCAAGTGGTATTGACAAAGATTATGAACTGTGTTACCTTATACTCACAAGCAACGAAGCTTGACAAGTACAAAGACAAGGACAAGTCATTAAAACCCTCGACGGAGTGGAAGCAGAGCAGAAAATGGAGCGATTAGGTCGCAGTGTGACCGTGTAAGCCTCTGACGATAAAGTCCTCGACCGCACGGAGTCCTGTTGTGCGGTATAGAAATGTGAGCCAAGCCCTTAAGTGAGGCAACCCTGACTATCTCGCGTGGATAGCAAGCCGTTGGAAAGGGGACGGCAGGACACGGCAAAGATGTTAATAACTCATAGAAAGAGAGGGAAAATATGACGAATTCAGAATATGACGACCTGCTCAAGCTTATCGATGGCGTGGTCACTTTAGTCGAACACCAACAGAAGCAGATAGACGGACTGACACGCGTTGTCGGCGGTCTGTTAGGCATTGCAGAAAAGCTGACGGGGACGGAAAATGAGCAAGTACAGGACTGACTGTTATTTCTTTAACGAGGATTACGTACAAGGGTACACCGTGAAGACTTGCACATACCCAAGTTGTCCGAGTTACGGTGTATGCGACTGCGAAGCCTGTACGGGTGAAAACGGGCACTATGTTAACCGTAGAACGGCTGACACTTGGGTTAGACAGCGTATGGCGGTCAATAAGGCAATGGCGGACATTCAGGTGAATATGTCAAAAGAGATAAAGACAAGAGGGGAGAACGAATGATAGTTACAATTTCAGAGGGAAGCAATAACAGCTATGTGGTGCTTCAGTCTAAAGACCAAAGGTTTATCAACGAGTGGGGCACGCAGATAGAGTGCCGTTCGACAGGTATGTACAAGAACCTTGCGTTGATTTCAGCGTGGGCAAATAACAACTATCGAGAAGAGTGTTTGTTTGAGGTAGATTGATATGTCAGATTTTTTACTTACTAAAAATATACCTGCTTGGGAACAAGTACGTCTTAATCCGAAATTGACGATAGGTGGTTCACTTTATCGTTGCCCGAAGTGTAAGAATGAGTTGTTTGTTCCATATGGTCGTTCTATTAATGATTATAGATATTGTAATAATTGTAAAGGGTCATTAAAGACTAATGAGGTAGAGTGATATGGGTAAGAGACGGTCAGACAAGAATATCGAGAGATATAGGTTGCATTGTGCAAGCGTTATTCCGTTCGGAAACGGCGAAATATCGCTGACCGTGGCAGAGTATGAGAATTGCCCTGTCATTATGATAGAGGCTCTTAACGAGCGTTGTGGGCGGTTTGACACGGTCACTGACGAAATGATAAACAAGTCAATCGCACCTGTCATTCTCAAGTTTACTTCACGCGACGGTCTCGACGCGTTGCAAAGAGCGGTAGACTTGGCAAGGCTATCTTATGAGGAAGACGAGGAAGAGGAATGAGTAGAGTGGTGCAAAGGGCACGAGAGAGGCAAGAATAATGGATAAGGCTACGGAACAAATGATACAGAATTGGGCGAAGAGACGCTGTTGGCGGTGTGGCAGGCATAGTGTCAATCAAAGGACACTTAAAATGGTCGCACTCGGTAACGGGTATGTTTGCACAAGGTGTCATTCGGAGCTGTTTGGAGAGAACAAATGACAGCACAGTATTACACTATCTATACGCACCTGATAGAACACGGAAGCATAACCACGAGGGAAGCATTCGACTTATATGGGTGTGCAGGGGTAGGCAAGATTATCAAACAGATAGAACAGAACGGAGCAGTAATCCGACGGAGCAAAGAACGGTATACCTGCAAGAACAAAATGCAGACATACGTGACAAAGTACACCTTGGAGAGGAGTGGGGAGAATGCAGAGTGAAAAGGCAATGCCAAGACGAGATAACTACTGTAATCCGTGTCGCATATGTGGTAACACGAAGATTTCAGAGTATATAACACCAAGTGGCAGTTATATGTCGTGTGACGTGTGCAAGGTAAGCACAGACATAGGCACAACTTCAATGGAAGCGTCACTCTATTGGAATGCAGTAATGAAAAAGGAGGAAAACGGTAATGGAAGAGAAGTTTAAGAGGTACAATGAAAAGTGCAGATTTGTTCATTTCAGATTTAGGAAGGACTCTGACAAGAAGTATTTGGACTTCCTTGATAACTGTGAGAACAAGACAGCGTTCTTACGTTATGCCATAGATAAAGCTATCGAAGGCAAACTGTAAGAGAACAGGAGTGACTATGGACGAGAATAATGATAACATAACAATGAGCCGTATAGCTTTCGAGCGTATGCAGGCGAAAGACGAAAGAAACGACACTTGGCGTAATGTTACTATCCTCGTTCTGATAGTAATGCTTGTGGGCACAAACTTGGCGTGGCTTATCGCGTGGAATTCTTATGACTACGTATACGAAGACACGGTAGAGGTTGAAGCTTCACAGGACGGCAATGGAGTTAATATCGTCGGTGCAGGAGACATTGACTATGGCACAGACAGTAACAGTACGCAGGAGACGGAGAGTATCGAGAGTACGCCGTAACGGAAGTAACGGAACTCGTCGCAGACGAAGTTAATGAGACTGTATGATATTCTCAACAGCGTACTTCATATCGACTTAAGCGGTTTCACGAACACGGACATTGAGAATGTTTTCCGTGAGTATGAGACAGACGAGGTATCAAACGCAATCGACCAATGGATACACTCGGAACGCGACAGGAAGATAATGAAACGCAGACTGATAGACGGTATCTGCTATGAGCCTCTTGCAGACGAAATGCGAATGTCGGTAAGACAGATAAAAGACGTCATATCAAAATGCGAATGGATACTGTTTAAACACATTTGACGGTTTTCGGACATATTTTAATTCCTTTCTTAAACACATAGAGCCCTCACGGAGACGTGGGGGTTTTATGTTGCCTGAAAACTGCACGCATACTTCATTTTATACGCAGGCACGCTCTGACAGAATGAGACTTACAGGGGGTCTCGTATATGTCCTTTATCTACTTCAATCCTAATCCACGTAACTCTTTAGTAGGGGACTGCTCGGTAAGAGCGGTCAGCAAGGCAACAGGCAAAAGTTGGGAAGAGGCGTATCTTGGATTATGCAGTGAGGGACTGATATACGCAGATATGCCGTCAGCAAATTACGTGTGGGGAATGTACTTGAGAAAGTACGGATATGTCCAAAAGATGATTGCTTCAGTATGCCCTAAATGTACCACCGTTGCCCAATTTGCTGACGAGCACCCCGAGGGTATTTACGTTCTCACCTGTCAAAGTCACGTTGTCACCGTCGTAGACGGAGACTACTACGATACTTGGAACAGCGGAGACGAAGTCGTTTTGTATTACTTTGAGAAGGAGTTTTAATTATGGCTTATCCTAACTATTATTCACCGTTCTATCCACAAACGTCACTTTATGGCACTCAACCGACAGCACCGACGACGCCACAGCCCACACAGAGCAACGGGATAACGTGGGTACAAGGTGAGGCGAGCGCAAAGTCGTATCCTGTAATGGCAGGACAGTCTATCTTGCTTATGGACAGTGAGAACCCTGTTATGTATATCAAATCAACTGACCAAAGCGGTATGCCCTTACCGTTAAGGGTATTCGATTACACGGAGCGTAAGAGCGAGAATACAGCCCCAAATAACGCGGTACAGCCTAAAACGGATTATGTATCTCGTGACGAGTTCAACGCATTTAAAGAGGCTGTCAGGGCGGAAATAGAGCAAGCTAACAAACCGACACCCATAAGGAAGACGACAAAGGGGGAATAATGTATGGCAAGTCCAATGTATCAACAGTTCCAACAACCTAATCCTATGGTCAATATGCTTGCACAGTTCAAGCAAAACCCTATGGCGGTCTTATCACAACGGTTTAACATTCCGCAGAATATGAATGACCCTAACGAGATACTTCAGCACTTACTTAACACTAATCAGGTGTCGCAGGCTGACGTTAACAGGGTAATGCAGATGAAGAATGACCCGCAGATACAAAATCTGCTTAAGTAAAATACGCTTTAATTAAACCAAAAAAGACTGAAATTAATTAAAATTTCTGACGATTTTCTTTAATTAAACGCAAATTAACACAAAATTAACTGAAATAAAGACCCCGTAGTCATAGGCAAATAACTACGGGGAAGAAAGTGGGACATTGTCTGTCCATAAGTCGTGGCAATTACAGTGTATCACTTTCACTCTTTTATTTCCAACTGACACTTTAACTCAAGTTTAACTCGTGTACGTGAGTTAAACGAATTAGTTAACTCGATTTCTATTAGTTGCAACGATAGGAAATAAAAACACAGTAAAGGAGAAACACTATGACAGATTCAAACGTAGTAACAACAATGCCTGTCGCACCCGCATACGCAGGTTACGGTAATGGCGGTTTCGGCTTTGGCGGAGATTGGGGCTGGATTATCTTACTGCTCTTGTGCGCAGGTGGCGGTTGGGGTAACGGCTTCGGCGGTGGCTTTGGCAACGCTATGGTTGGTTACGACTTTCCTTGGCTTCTTAATGGACAGTCTGCTATCAACAACAACACCAATAACGGATTCCAAAACGCTCTTCTTAACGACAATGTTACCTCTATTCGTGACGGTGTGTCAGGGCTCTCAACTCAACTTTGCGGACTTGGTGGGAATATTTCTCAACAGCTCTGTTCAGGTTTCGCAGGTGTCACAGCAAGCGTGACAGGTGCACAGAATGCACTTGCACAGCAAATGTATGCTAATCAGCTTGCAGACCTTGAGAGAAGCTTTAACGCACAGACAGCAAGCACACAGGGTATGCAGGCTATTCAGGCACAGCTCGCACAATGTTGTTGCGACCAAAAATCAGCAGTATCCGACGTTAAGTACACTATCGCTTCCGAGGCTTGTGCTACACGTCAGAACAGCACAGCAAACACGCAGGCTATCCTTGATAAGCTTTGTCAGCTTGAGCTTGACGGCTATAAGAGGGAAAACGATAACCTCAGAACACAACTCAATATGGCAAGTCTTTCCGCTTCACAGACGGCACAGAACGCCTTTATTCAGAAAGGCTTTAGTGACGAAGTTGACGCGCTGTATAACAGACTTTCCAATTGCCCCGTGCCCAGTACGCCGGTCTTCGGACGCACCCCGATTTTTCAGTGCAATCAGAACACCTGCGGTTGCGGAATGTAATGTGAGGTGATACTTATGGCGGAATATTTAGCGAACACTAATCAGCTTGTCGCACTCAATGCACCTGTAATCTTTGCCGCTTCTATACCGTGTACTCGTGGTTGCGTATATCACGAGGACGAAACAGGTATTTTTATTCTCCGTGGTATCACTAACAATTGCTTCGCACGCTATCAGATTACGTTTAACGGAAATATCGCAATTCCTACGGGCGGTGCAGTAACACCTATTGCTATCGCACTTACCGTGAATGGCGAACAGAGACCGACGAGCAGAGCTATCTTTGTGCCGTCGGCGGTTGATACTTTCGGAAACGTAACGAGCACAGCAATCGTTACAGTGCCCAAGGGCTGTTGCTTCTCGTTGGCAGTCGAATACGTAGACGCGACGGTTGACGACCCTGCAACAACACCCACGCCCACTATCGAAGTGGAGAACGCAAACCTTGTGATTACTCGCGTGGCTTGAGAAAGGAGAGACGCAAATGAAAGTTCTATATGAAATTCAGGACATTCTTGAGGACGAGCTTAAGACCATTGCCAAGAAAGACGACATTACCTCAATGGACTTGGAGAACATTTACAAAATGGTCGACATAGTCAAAGACATTACGACTGTTGACGCAATGCATAAGGCAGAAAGCGAGGGCTACTTCCGTGATTACGCGAGAGACTATTCACGTGGCTATTCAGAGGATTATGCAAATGCTTACGGCTCTTATCGTACTTCTTATGACGGTAGACGTGGCAGGGACGGTGACAGCGACGGCAGATACAGTGAAGACAGCGCTTATCGCAGAGGTCGTGACAGTATGGGTCGTTATACAAGTCGTGACGGCGGTTATAGTCAGCACGGACGTGACGAAATGATTGAGCAGATGGAAGAGCTTATGCGAAATGCACGTACTGACGAAGAACGTGAGGCATACCGCAAGACACTTGAGCATATGAGGCGTTGATAGTATAATTATGGTGTCCATATATCCATATGGGTATCTACTTCTTAACAAGCGAGAAGCGGATAGTGTAAAAGCTATCCGCTTTTTGTTATAATCGTAAAGAGGGGGACAGACTATGCCTACTTCAAAGAAATTGATTATAGACGGCAGAGAGTTTGACGTACCGATTGTACAGCTTAAACGTAAGGGCGATATTCTCGACCTTGAGGCTACGCGTACTCAAGACGGCGTATTGCACCGTGAAGTTATCGGAACGTATTATAACTATACGCTTAATATCGGACAGTGCAGAGACGCTAAAGAGTATGAAGATTTATGGTGGGTGCTTACCGCGCCCGTGCCAAGCCATATGGTACAACTTCCTCACGACGGCGTTACTTTTGAGGGATACTTCGGAAGCGTACAAGACGAGATATTCTATGTATACGACGACAACGGAAGACGATACAGGGCAAAGGGGCTTTCCTGTAACTTGGTAGCTTCAGCACCCGCAAGAGTTGCACAGTCTAAATTCCCGCCCGAGAACAATTCATAAGTCACTCTACTCATATCATATTTTTCCTTATCTTTTAGGGGGTTGGTCACACAGCCCCCTAACCTCTGCTTGACAAATTGTACTTACTATGTTATCATAAAAGAGTAAATCAAACTCATAAAAGGAGAAAGCATATGACTATTGAGCAAATGGAAAAAGAAATCAGAGCACTCATTGCAGAGCACGCCCCGAGAGGCACAAAGTTTAAGTGGAGCAACGCGCGAAGTGCGTTCGGACACTGCGCATATAAATACAATCGAGACACAGGAAGATATGGCGGGTTCATTATCAGCATTAGTAAGCCACTCGCAATGCAAAACGATTGGGAGACGGTAAGAAAAACCGTAATTCACGAGATAGCGCACGCTAACACGCCGTCACACCACCACGACAGAGTGTGGAGACGTGAATGTATCAGACTTGGTGGCGACGGTGAGCGTTGTTACACGTCCATAAAAAGAGGTGGCGACGTAAATACAATCCCGTACAAGTACATTGGTATATGCCCTAAATGTGGTGCAAAATTCCCGCGTTTCAGACGTACCGAGGGGTATCACTGTGACAGAAATGTGAGCATTGTGTGGAAGCTTAACGACACACAGGTCGCATAAACATTATTGACAATGTTTTTAACGCAGTATATAATGTTTACATATTCGATACTATGTTGTTATCACTATATGGAACGGATATTGCAAATGTTTACCAAGTAGGAAAGGGGGTACACAATGGCAGAGGACAGACTTATAAAAGCGCCTGAATTATCAATGTTGGTTGACGCGAGCATACAGACAATCACCACGTGGTACAGGTGGCGTGACGCTAACCCTGACAATGAGTTAGCGCAGTTATTGCCTGACTTCATACTGCAAGAGGGTGGCAGGCGAACAAGGTATTGGAAGTACTCTGACGTGTGGAAGATAATTGAGTTCAAGAACCGTATCCCACACGGAAGATATGGGATTATGGGGGCAGAGACACAGAAATATGCCACTAATTCCAAGAGGTACATTTACAGAGACAGAAAGGGGGAGTAAGACGTGGCAAAAACAACAACTATCAAAGCGACTTATCGTATGTCTACCAAGATTAAGAACGACTTCTTTACCGTAGAATATACGGAAGAGAGAGCCGTAGAAAAGGACGATAATATCGAAGACGAGAGAGCAAAGCTTTGGGAGACTGTAATTACCGAGATAGAAAATCAGGTTGACGATATTATCGCGGTAAACACAAAGAACGAGGGTTGATAATCACGCGTGAGCGTGCTATCATAAAATTGCTGTGAGACAACATTACTTGTGTCAATAGCCCTCAACCGAGGCTCGCTAACGACACCGTTCGTGTAAAGTAGTCTTCAGCCGTATCGGTTATGCAGGTGTGAGGTGTATAATCGTATACCGTGTAACCGAATACGGTAAAAGCAAAACAAAAAGCTCGGTGCGGATAGTTCTCACACAACTATCTGTGTCGAGCTTTTTACTACCACAAAATATGCTTTGATTAAATAAATTAAGAGGGGTATGAGACAATGCGATACACACTAATTGGGTTTAAACAACAGGACGCAATAGAGTTAGGTTTAGACGTCACCGACCTCATATTACTTGACTATATTCAACGTGCGAACGGAACACCTGATATGAAGCACGTTATCGTTGACGACGTATCCTACGTATGGCTGTCACATAAGAAGATACACGAAGACTTGCCAATATTGGATATTTCAGAGGGAACACTTAAAAACCGATTACTTAATCTTAAGAAGAAAGGAATGATAATGTCCACGAGTGTAAAACTGCATACAGGGACTATGTCTTATTATTCTCTTACGGTAGACGCCACGTCACTCACAAATGACGTGCCAAGGCAAGAAAACGAGATTGCAGGTCATTCTGAAGTGACGTGCCCACGTCATTCTGAAGTGACGTCTAATAATACATTAGATACCTATAATAAATTAGAGAATATTAGTATAAATACTAATATTAAGAGTAACCCCATTCAGTCAAAAGATATTGACAATTTTGTTAATGACTATAACGAGATTTGCAAGTCATTACCCAAGTGTGCAAAGGTTACGAACAGCAGGAGAAAATCTATTGCCAAGATACTCAAGAAATATTCTAATGAAGACATATTGCAGGTGTTCAATAAAGCAGAGGCGTCTGACTTTTGTACAGGTAGAAATGACAGAGGTTGGAAAGCTGACATAGATTTTATCTTAAGGGAGAACAAGTTCGTATCAATTCTTGAGGGAAAGTACGATAACAATAAACCGTCAGGGACATTTAACGGCGGTAAGGATATATTCAGTGAGTATGGACACGTCCATACAGGTGGGACAAGAGGTGAGTTAGTAAATGAGCAATTCTGAATGTTGGTACAAGAATGTATGCAGTGATTATTGGGAAGTTGACGCTGACCAAGACTGCCGTATGCATTGTGCCAAGTACATTAAAATGAGCTATTTAATGGAGAACAGCGGTATTCCTATTAACAAGCGTAAGCCATTACTCTTACAGCCTGAAGTATGTGATTACGAGGCATTTAAGAGGCTTGCAGAGATTAAGGACAGTATTGATATTTTCGTTGAAGAGGGTAAGAGCCTGTATATCACAAGTGCTCAAGTGGGAAACGGTAAGACGAGCTGGTCGCTGAAGCTTTTAATGAAGTACTTCGAGAAAACTTGGGAGTTCAACACGTTCAAGCCGACGGCGAGGATTGTGCACGTTCCTACATTCTTGTTGAAGTGTAAGGACTTTAAGAATGACGACCCCGAGTTCGAAGAGATTAAGAGACAGTTGCTTGACCTTGACTTGGTCGTATGGGACGACATTGCAGGTGCGTCTATGACACAATACGATTATTCGCAGTTATTAGCCGTGTTAGACGCACGAGACTTTAACGGACTGTCTAACATATTCACAGGCAACCTTGTAAGCAGGGAAGACGTTGAGAAAGCGTTGGGGGCAAAGATAGCAAGCCGTATGTGGAACAGTAAGACAGAGGTAATCGAGTTCAAGGGCTCGGAGCGTAGATAATATAGCAACAGAGGACATAAATTATGGTGCAACTTCAGATTTTATCCAAGGTCTTGCAAACGCGAGACGATAGTATAATCACCGATAATTTACTCACGGAAGACCATTTTAGTGAGTATAGGGAAGAGTTCAAGTTCATTGAAGAGCACAAGGATAAATACGGTAATGTGCCCGACAAAGAGACATTCTTGGCACACTTTCCGACTATTGAGTTATTTGACGTTTTTGAGAGTGACAAGTATCTCATAGAGACAATCAAAGAGGAATATCTGTATTCCGTGTCCGTCCCTGTGTTGCAGGAATTCGAGCGCTTGTTAAGAGTGGACAGTAACGCCGCCAATGAGTATTTGGAGAGCCAAAAGCACGTCTTACAGCCTAACTACTATATCGGCGGTACGGACATTATCGCGCAGGCGTCAGACAGACTTACAGAGCATATCGAGCGTAAGGAAAATCAAAAGAAGTGGTATTTTGAGACAGGCTTCCCCGAGTTGGACGAGGTCATTCACGGATTACAGCGTGGTGAGGAATTCTTGGTTATCTTTGCGCGTACGGGTGTCGGTAAATCTTGGATGCTCGCAAAGATATGTGCACACGTATGGAAGACAGGATTTAACGTTGGTTATATCTCACCTGAAATGTCAGCGAATAAGGTAGGCTTCCGATTTGATACGGTGCTTCGTAATTTCAGTAACAAGGGTTTGTTATACGGTAACGGTGACTTGGACGAAGATAAGTACAGAGAGCATATCGAAGAGCTTACAAAGAACAATAAAAATCACCCGTTTATAGTCTCAACGCCTATTGACTTTGACAGGAAAGTCACGGTCAGCAGGATACGTAATTGGGTTAAGCAGAATAAGCTTGATATGATAGCGATTGACGGTATCTCATATTTGTCTGACGAGCGTGGGCGTAAGGGAGATAACAAGACAACGTCACTCACGAATATCAGCGAAGACCTTATGGAGCTTTCCGTAGAAATGGGAATACCCGTTGTCGCTGTTGTACAGGTTAACAGAACAGGTGTCATAGGTGCAGACGAAGACGGTACACCTGAATTGGACAGCATACGAGACAGTGACGGTATTGTGTATAACGCAAGTAAAGCGATAGCTTTAGGACAGAAAATGAACGGCGTCTTTGAAATGGGTGTCAAGAAGCACAGAGACGGTGAGTTCAACGTCAATCTGCATTACTCGTGCGATATTAACACGGGTGTATGGACATTCCTTGACAGTGACAGAGGAAGAACAGGCAGGAGAAAGAGTAGCGGTGATAATAATGTCAGTGTCGGTAAGCCCAAGAAGAGTAATACCGACGTATTCTGATTTTAGTGCTTGACAAGTAATTACCACTGTGATAATCTATTGACAGAAACGGGGGAAGACCCCAAGAAAACTCAAATAACTCATAGAGAGGTGGTTAACAAATGCAGAAGAGAGAAATCATTAATATCCTTATGGAGCGCGACGGGCTTACAAGGGAAGAAGCAAGAGCGGAGCTCAAGGAGACAATGGCAGAGGTACGCGCTTGCATTGCCCGTGGTGAATTCCTTGAGGCGGAGGACGTATTTGCAGAAATGCTCGGGCTTGAGCCTGACTATCTTATTTAAGGGGGTGCAAGTATGGCAAGAGTAATCGTTACAAAAGAAGACATTCAGCGTTTCAACGCTATGACTGAGGCGCTTGCAGGAACACCCAATTACAATATGTTCTACGTATTCCATCAGTATCGTAATGGAAACCATTGGTACGACTTGGGTTGGGGCAGGGTTATCGAGCACCGTTACGGAGAATACTATCTCAAGCGCGTTAAGGATAATTGGTATCTTATGTGGGAGTTTGCAGACGACGTGGAGCGTTGGTTTTTAACGACTGACGTGGTTATGGCGTACTTTGGTATCAAGGGGGAAGCGGTATGACCATTCAGGAGAAAAAGGACTTCATAGAAAATGCTCTTTGGGGCGCAATGGATAGAAATATCTTGGAAAAGCTTTCTGACGAAGAGATTGAGGAAAGATACGAAGAGATACAGGATAAGTACAGAGAGTGGGAATGGGACGCTATATCGGACATTCCTGACGAGTTAATGTAAGGAGAGCGAATATGATTGGATATGAAATGAGACCACGCATTAAGATACCGCCTGCACTTATCAGAAAGATACTTGAGGACTTTGAACTATGGTATAAGGTTAATACTCACGGGAACGACCTCAAGGTAATCAAGTATTGTGGTGTGTGGAAAAATCGAACAGAGTTTGTGTCCGCTATTGACGAGTATATGAAAGACCGAGGACTTGAGAAATGAGTGACAATTCGGTAGGAAGTTGGTTGCATATTCACGGAACTTTTTTGCCCGAAATGCGGAGCAAAGATGACGAAGGAGAAGAATGATGGATTTTAATGGGTATAACGTACATATTACGATGTCACCCTTACCAAGAAGTTGTGTGGAATGCCCTTACTACTATGGTGGAGATTGGGAAGAAGATTGTGGGTGCTTACTTACCCCATATCAAATCAGTCTTTGGGGGACTGCTTTAGAACGGTCAGGAGATTGCCCGTTAGAAACTACTGATAATCAGTATGACGCACCGACAGAAAAACAGATTGAGTATGCTAAATCTATCGCTAAGGATAAGAATAAGGAACTCAATATTGCATACACGAAGCAGGCATACTGGGAGTTCATAAATAAGAATAAAGGAGAAGAAGAATGACTAATAAAGAAGCTATTAAACTTTTAGCAGATATACAGAGTATCAGAATGGAAACTCCTGATATTTATTACGAACCTCACTCGATACAATCAAGTAAAGATACCGATACTTATAAGCTAAATAGGGCTCATTCTGAATATGATAGTTTTTATGAAGAGCTGATTTGGGCTTGGTAAAGGGGGGTGAGAAGAATGACTAATAAAGACGCTATTAAACTAATTCAAGAAATAGAAGAAGATGGAAGGAATGTTACCTTTAAACATATTGAAGCACTTAACCTTGCTATCAAGGCTCTTAATTTGGTGTCGAGGCTTTATGGGTTCAAGTATGTGACTACCGAGGTGCTTTTAAGAGAACACGAAGTTGCTCATTTTGATATTTACAAGCGAGGTTGGAATGACGCAATACAGGCGGTCATTGACGCAAGCGATATGCCTGTTACGGATATTATCAAGGCGATTAAAGAGAACGAGTTAGAGGAGGATATTAATGAGCAGACCACCGATTAAAGCAATAACGGCAATAAAGAAGTATTGCGAGAAAACACAATGCAGGCGGTGTGTGTTTGGTAGAACCGTAGATTATGACGAACACTATGTTAGTTGTATGTTAGTTGATAAGAACCCTTGCGATTGGGAAATTGATAAGGAGGTAGAGAATGAAACTAATAATTGATATTCCTGAAATAGCTTACGAGGCTTATAAGGAATGGAATAAAAATATGGTGGCAACGGTTGAGCAGAGCCTTATCGCAAATGGCACACCTTATGAGGAAAGACCGCAAGGCGAGTGGATAGAACATACAAGCGAAGAAATGTCTAAACTTGGCTTTGTAAAATGCTCGAAGTGTAAGGCAGGTTTCCACAGGTACGAAAGAGGTATCAGACATTCCGATTTGCCTTGGATAGACGGACAGCCTTATGAATTACACTTGATAGATAACTTCTGCCCTAACTGTGGTGCATATATGCGAGGTATATCAGATGGTACAAATTGATATGGAAATGCCGGATTGTTGTGATTGTTGTCCATTCATCGCAATTAAAAATTTTACCGCACAGCCCTACTGCTATTATCTATTTAAAAATATAACAAATCAATATACCACAAAATTATCAGATTGCCCTTTACAGGAGGTGACTAATGAAGCTGATAATTGATATTCCTATGGACGCTTATTCGATGATTATGGACACTACTTTTACCGAATGTGAGGAAACAATGTTCTTACAGACACCCGAAGATAGATTAAAGACAATGTTGTTATTTAAGACACTTGGTTCTATCAAGAACGGTACACCTTATGAAGATAGACCGCAAGGCGAGTGGATAGAGAATACTAATATTTTTGGAGAGGGTACATATGAATGTTCGAATTGTGGTAATCCTTGGAGTTTGATGGAAGGCACACCCGCTGATAATGATATGAATTACTGCCCCAATTGCGGAGCAAAGATGAAGAAGGAGGCAGAGAATGACATTTAAAGAATGTTTGAATAAGTTTCACGAGTCTTTCCCTTTAGCAGAGGTAGACGATTATAGACCTGTATGCCACGAGTTATTTGAAAAGGACAAAAAGTGGGGTATGACTATATGGCTAAAAAACGGTGATATGGTTGTATATTATCCCAAACAGGAGGAGGCGGAAGAGAATGAGGAAGTGCATTGAACATCAATGGATTAGAGGAAATAGACATATCCCAACAGTAATGAAGTATGGTTCTTTAGCTCGTGCTATGTGGGTATGCAAAGAATGTGGCAAAAGAAAAGTGTTTTGATAAGGAGGCAGAGAATGAGTATATTAAGTCATCGTGACGAGTTTTTGGATTTATATAAGTATTCCAAAAACAAAGAATTTGAACCAAGTAAGCCTACCAAAGAAACTGATATTTTAGGATTTACTTATACGAATAAATCTAATGAGGTGTTTCAAGCAGATAAAGAAGGAATGACTATATGGCTAAAAAACGGTGATATGGTTGTATATTATCCCAAACAGGAGGAGGCAGAGAATGAGTGACCACGTTGAAAGAATTATTACTATTATACTTGCTATCCTTATTGGTTTTTGTTTTGGGGTATCTGCAAGTAAAAAGTACTATTCCGCTAATATGTTCTGCCCTGAATGTGGTAGGCATTATCGAGATGTTGTCTATTGCGAGTATGACGGAACAGAGTTAAAGGAGATACAGAAATGACTAACAAAGAAGCCATTGAGATATTAACTCATATTAAAAACACACCACAGATAACTTGGACAAATGGAGCAGACGTTGCTTTTGACCTTGCTATCAAGGCTCTTGAAAAAGATAAATGTTCCTCTTGTAAGCATTATGATAAAGATTATGGAGAAACCTGTCTTAATCCTGAAGGAACTTGCCGTGTATTTGAATATGACGGTTATGAGGAGGCAGAGAATGAAAGAGGTTAACGGTGTAATCCACGTACGCGTGCCTGAATATCAGATAGGCGAAGAAGTTCGCTTATACTTCAAGGATACAATGAGCGCCAAGGGTATCTGCGAGGAACAGGGTGCGTGGGTGAATGCAGAGTGGGTGAAAGACCGTAAGAGATACAGGTGCTCGAATTGTGGGCATATAGCCGACAGGGTGCTAACAGTTGGCGGGCGTGTGATTGAACAGTTGAGCGCATTCTGTCCCGAGTGCGGTGCAGAAATGACCGACGAAAACACGTAAATTAGTGCTTGACAATATATACTTACAATGTTATTGTAAAGGTACATTAAAAACTCATAGAGAGGGGAAATCAAATGACATTAGAGACATTTTTAGGTTGTATCGGCGGGGAGACTGTTAAGGTCACGAATAAGCGTGGCGTGTTTCTCTACGACGGAGACAAGAACGCTATCAAGGCATATCATAATGGGATTCTTGATAAAGACATTTGTATGG